GAGCTCGGAGTGCGTCATACTCTTCTTGGGTGAGCAGGTATTGCATGGATTTACCTCATGTATTGTTTTGTAGGATAGCACAGAGGTTGGGTTGCGTCAACAGCCTTTCTGCCATGTGCTTATACCATGGCCATCCATCCACGTGATCATGATACCAGTCCGCATCAGCATCCAGGGGAGGTTCCGGAAAAGGCTCAAAGCCACGGTATTCATCATCAGCTCGAGCCAAGGCCAGTGCTATATGCCGAGTTTTGAGATCCTGGTTCATTCTTTTCCCTTCTTTGAGAACGTTTGAACAATCACCAACTTCTCCTCTTCCTTGACGTCTAGTTCGTAGGCCTCGCTCATCCAAGGAATGGATTCGGGTTCACCATGCTTGCCGCCACCATACCAGTAGGTCCAGCCTACCCAGGAACCATCTGCCATCTGGGCAGCCACGCTCTGGCTTTCGTAGTGCCGGGAATATTCGCAGGGAATACCAGTTTCAACTTCGCCTTGGCGAAAGTCACACTCAATGTCCCAGGCATCTTGCTCCTCGTAAAGCTCGTCCACATTGTCTGATGTGATAGCAGCAGGGTCAATGCTGAGTGAACCCTGGTTAACAAGATCGAGAAGGATTCGCTGTTTGATTTTCTGTGCCGGGGTCATCGTTTGTTGTCCTTATTCACTTTGAGGATACCTTGTGTAATTCTGGGGCGGCTCTACCAAATGTGCCCATGTCAACAGGAACATAGCATGATCTTCCCTGCGTGTCAACCACCAACTGCAACGCCACGCAGTGATGCCACCTGCTCTAAAAAAAAGTTGTAGGTAGTGGCCATCCGCTGTCCCATACTGTCCCGCACTCACCTGGCCACAACTGTTGGCACCATAGATTCACAGCTTCGAGTTCTCCCTTTGTGTGGGCACTCAATGTTATCTTGAACTTGTCATTCACAACTTTCTGCCTCTTGGCTAGAGTCAACCAAATGACCCCAAGTCAGTAAAAACATGATGAGATCATCCTTGTGTTGAAAAGCCCAATCGCAAACATATACTCCACGCAAAAGATCTGAATTAGCCCAACCCATACACCAAGTCTGATACAAGCTTGTATCGCCCCACATGCGGCAGCACCAGTTGTAAACTGGGATAAATTCTTCAAGTGAGTAAGCCATCACTGTCACAACATATGCATCACTCATGGCTGTCCACCAAATGACTCCAGGTCAGCAGGAACATGGTGAGATCTTCTCGAAACTGAAAACTCCAGGTGCATTTGAATTCAAACCTTGCAAATACTTGCATTGTCATATTATCTTGATACCATGTGGCTCGATGAGTACAAGGCCACATTTGTAGGCACCATTCCTGAACTTGGTCAAGCTCCCGGAGTTTGGGTGCTACCAATGTGGCTGTGTAGGGCAGTATAGCCATCACTATCGCCTGTTTATCTAGATTCAACCAGGTGCGCCCATGTGAGCAGGAACATGGTGAGATCATCTTGGTGCCAGAAACTGCAAGTGATTTGCCACCCCTTGCCTCTAGTTGTTAATCCAGCCCAGTGTATATGCCAGCGCCGCTCCTTACACGGCCATTGTTGCATGCACCAATCACACACTTGATCAAAATCATCGCACATAGGCGCTACCAAAGTTACAAGGTAAGAGTCACTCATCAGCCTTGACTTGCCGAACAAGGATCCTTGTGGTCTCAATCCTATCCACTGCGGCCCAGGCCACACCATAGGTGTCCACCAGAGTTTTGATCTCTTGCTCAGCCTCTTCCAGCGTGGAGACTGTGCGCCAAGTGCCGTTGGGACTGCTCACTCGAAACTTCACCGTGTCACCTTTGTAGGCCATCATTCGTCTCCCACACTTTGCTGGCTCCACCGCGGCGCACGGAACAGTGAGCGTGCCTCGTCCACCCGGGTCTGCGTGCCAGTGCATTTGCGGATCACATCGCACACCAGCTCACGCCAGTCCACGTGGCCCTCACGGGCCCAGACCTTGAACACAGCACTACGCAGGTTGGGCTCAAGACCCGGTGCTGCCTCCAGTGCAAACCGCTTTCTATCGTCACCAAACTGCCGCCGGAGCTTGACATACTGGTCCTTCCATATGTAGGCAGTTTGCCCCACACCCGTCCAGAAGGCGTTCTCGTAGGCGTCGATGCGAGCCAGGTCCTCCACAGGCAGAAAGCTCTTGACGTCGTCCAGCTTTTCCGCCAGCATGAGGTCGATGAGGTTCTTCTCCTGCGTGAGAGCATCCTTGGCACGGTGGATACGCACATACCAGGCCGATTTCAACTTGGCCATATGTCCATCATCCCACCGGATGATCCACCCCTCCTCGCCTTCCAGCTCATGCGTCTCCCGAACGAGCTGCTCCATGCTAGCCACAGTACCAGGATAGGCCTTGACTAGATCCAGCTCATACTCGGCCGCCAGTTCCTGCATCTGAGAGTAGGTGAGATACTCACCCGAGTTGATGTGACGCACAGCAGTCAGCACCAGTCGATCAACTGGATAATCACACACAATCTTTTGTTGACGAGTACACCACTCGAAACAGGCAGTGTATCCCTGCTCCAGTGTGTCTCGGATAAATCGGTCATAGTTGTCTCGAGTTGCCACGAACGGCTCAACCTGTGCTGCTACAGCAGTGGGCCCCATCTTGGTTGCAAGACAGTAGCCCTTACCTAGAGGTAGAGCACGAATCATACTTCCATCCAACTTCTCAAGGATGATGTGTGGCTGAGTGAGATCGATGTTTTCAATCAAAGTCTCGCGCCGTTCGCCCACGTTCCAAAACTTCTGAAATGCGCGGCTCACCAACTTTCCATCAAGGCTGAACAGCAGCCCCCTACACTCCCGGCGGATAGCCTTGAGTCGAGTCTGCCGCTCGCGCATGCTGGCGCTGCCTCCAGCAGTATGGACCTCGGGGAACATGTCCGGGCCCATCTGAATGTAGTTGACCACAGTGCCCCAGGGCCGCTGGGCTACAATGAAGCCTTCCACACCCTGGACAGCTTCCAGCACTTGATCCAGGTGCGTGATCTCGGGAAACGTGTAGTGCATGTTCAGCGCCTTTCCAGCTACTGTGGGCAGTATAGCACGATTTTCAGGGCTGTCAACCCGTTTTTTGGCTAGATGTGGCAGTCAACAATGGTGATCAGTGTGTCCTCGGGCAGTCCGTTGATCATCTCATTCATCCGAGCATACCACTCACTCTTGGGCATGTCGTCTGTGCTCATGCCCCACCAGCCCATGCTGCCGCGCTCCATCCACGCACCGTCCTTGACAAATGCAAAGGTCATGCCAGCACTGTCTCGAGCAGTTTGCACATACTCTTCACGGCCGACCAGCACCGAGTCCTCACACCAAAACAAGTCTTTGGCTTGGTGCAGGGCCTGCCTGCCCGTTTGGTTATGATAGAAATTTCGAGCACCGTCAGTGTCCCTGGGGAAGCGTGAAATCACACTGTCCCAGCTTTCCCAAACATTTGGAGCAAGTGCCCGCACCCGATCCCAATAGACTCCGGCCTTCTCGCCTGCCTCGTCACGCATGCCTGCCCAGTCGATGTCTCCCATCCTCGCCTGGTCAGCATACCCTTGTTTTGCTCCTTGGGTTCCCAGTCCAGGGCGGCCTTGCACACCCTTTGCACCAGGCTTGAGCTTGAGCGTGCCAGTCCATCGCCCACCAACCTCGTACCAGTCCCACTGCTTGTTGGGGTTGGTGCGCTTCACAGCCCGGACGAGCTCACCGTCCCGGACCACCACAAATCCAAACTTGTGCTCACCCTCTCGATCAACTTCGCTCTCATCTTCAACTACCTGGTCTTCAAAACCGTAATATTCCAGCGCATAGTCAAGGGCAGATTGGTCTTCCTCTGCATGTTCCTCCGCATCTTTCATATCGGCAAGGAACTTGTCAGTGACGTCCACATCCACCACATACTGGTCTGCCACACCAGTGCATTCAAACTCGTGGTAGGGAGCAAGCTGGGCTTCATGGTCAGGCCCAATAACCATAACGGTGAAGTGACTCATTGCTGTATCCTCTGTTGCGTTGCGTGAGTTATAGCAGGTTTTGCAAGGTTGTCAACTGGTTTGTTTTCGGATGATTGATGTGCTGGCTGCAGGCACACTTTACCTACAAAAACGTTCCACAACGGCACGACCATAAACATCATATCCCACTAGCCTATCAGTGCAAATGGGCTCTGGTGCAGGAGCATAGATGTTTGGTGCAATGATAGCGCCCAACACTGCACCGCCAACAATGCCCCCTACAAGAGGGGCTACCCAGTTTCCGCCACCGTGGTTATGGTGATGGTGGCGGTAGTGAGGCGCAGGAGTATAGCCATAGGGGCGGTAGTGGTATCCTTGCGCCCAACAGGGACTGGAGGACAGCAACATGAATGCAACAAGGAACCTTTTCATAACCTTATTTAAGCGGCTGCTTGCAGTGTGTCAACACTCTGCTTGTTACGCATACGCTCGTAGATGCGCCAGGGCCGACTGTCCACTTCAAAAGGGTTGCTGACCTTTTGTGAGAGGGCTTGCAGTGCCAGTTGACGGTCAACTTCGCGACGCATCCTCTTGGCTCGTTGGAAACCAGCCAGCTGCAATCCTGGCAGCATGTCTGAGTATTGGGCTTCCAGTGACTTGCACTGTTCGCGTCGCGTTTGAGTAGCAGTGGCTTGCACCTCGTGGTTGCGCACCAAATGAGTCAACTGCTTGATGCGCTTGTTCTGCTCAGCAGCCTCTCGGCGCATCTTACGTTCAAAAGCCAGTGAGCGAAAGCTGCCAGTCTCAGGCGCGGGCCGACTCATTTCCATAGCCTGCAGGAAATCTTCCCAGGGCGTGTTGCCTCGACGGTTGTTGCATCGGCCACACGCCACAGCCAAGTTGGTGATGTGGTCAGTGCCACCACAACTGCGAGGAGTGATGTGCTCAATGGTGGCACTGTTCTTGAAGCCTTGTTCGCCACGCATCTCGCAGTGACACCAGCAGCAGCGCCAACGCTGCACCTCAGCTAGCCGTGTGCGATCATACGCCTTGCGAGCCAGTGCTCGAGCCCGGCGAGCTTGATCCTGATTGGGATATACCTCCAGCCAATAGGGCAAGGTTCTCATCTGGGGATCATTTACGATGCTGGGCACATCAATTCGCATATCCGTCTCCTTTGCAACACCCACAACATACAGAGTCTGCACATCCGTGTCAACCACTATGTCCTGTGTTGTTTTGCCAAACCAGCTGAAAATGCGTCACCAGTTCCCTAGTGGGGAAAGCGATATACTGGTATCCAAAAAGCTGTGTATATGCCCAAACGCACTCACCTTGTGGTGGATCACCAATTCCAGTGTCACCAGGTCCTTGTTGGCGTAGCCAATCCAAGATTTCGTATTGTTGGCGGTAGTATTCCTCGCCAAGTGTAACAGAGCAGCAGAAAAGATCTTTGGGAAACAAAAGCAGCGCATTGTGGAAGACTCTGTCTTCTGTCACTTGGCTATCACAGTGAAATTCCATCCATGGTATTGGATTTCCATGTGTTCACTTTCCAACCAAACTAGGAACTCTTGCCATAACTTGTGGTCTCGATGGCACACAAAACGTGGAGGGTGTTCAGGATTTTGAGGGTCAGTCCAGTTATTTCCAGGAGTAAACATGAGCATGGGCCGATTTTCCAAAACACAACTGATGATCTGGCTTTTAAAGCGTTCCAGATCATAGTGCTGGTCATGCACACGTTCTCGCTCACGTTGCACTGCCAACAACGTGGTTCTCAACAGCTCTTGATCCAACAGCATTTGGCGTTGGTGTAGGTGTTGTCCCAATTTCACCGACGCGCCCTGCGATACTCGCGTTCAGCCCATGTACTCAGCTTGTCAGCTTCATCAGCATAGCGTGCCCGGCTGATCTCCCCTCGCATATAACGCTCGTCCAGGCGATCTGTTGCACGTTCCACGGTACGCTCAATCTGATCTTCGGTCATGTGTGGATAGCTCACTTGGTTTATCAACATCTGTAATTTAGCGGGTTTGACACTTTTGTCAAGGAGAAAGGTGAGCTTTCACCCACCTTTCTGTTTGATTACTTCACATGCACAAAGGGCAGTGCTGCACCTGGGACCATAGTGGTAGGGAGCTTACCGTCCCATCGCTCTGCAGCCGTAAGTGTGACTAGCTCTGCGTTCGCGCGAAGTGCATCGCCTCGGGCCCGGATGGCCTTGGCTTCAGCTTCGCCGCGCAGTTGGATAGCTTCAGCTTCAGCTCCAGCTCGTGCCTTGACTGCATCAGCTTCGGCCTGCGCTTTGGTTACAACAATTTCAGCCTGCACCTTCTCTCGGATCGCATCCTGTCGATCTCTTTCAACAGCCACCTCCGCGAGCATTCGCTGTTCGATGGATTTTTCGTAAGCGTCACTGAAATCAATGTTTTCAATAGCCAGATTCTCGATCACAAACGGCCCTTTGATGTTGGCCACAATGGCCGCCTTGACATCTGTGCCCAGTCGGGTGCGATCCTGAATCGCTGTGACTGCGTTGTAGCGACCCATTACGTTCTTGAGCTCGTCACGCACACCCGGCAGGATCACACGGTCTTGAACTCCTCGGAGCCCGCCAAACTCCTTGTAGACATCGTCCACATTGTCTTCGCTCACACGCCAGCTCACCGAGAAGGTGATAGTTGCAGGTTGCTGGTCTCGGCTGTAGACCGCTTCCTTGTCCAGTCGCAGCAGGACGGTCTCGGTGCTCATGAGCACCACATTGTCGATGAAGGGGATTTTGAATCCCAGCCCTGGCTGCACCACGCTCACCAGCTTGCCGTTGCGGAGCAGCACACCGCGCTGACGCTCATCAACTGTGTACCAGCTGCCGAGGATCACTGTGAGTGCCAGCAGAGCAGCCATTGCGCCACCTACCATGGTAGCGATGAATCGAGCGTTCACTCGGGGAGTCTCCTGTAGAGGGTTGATTCGAGGATTGGAGTCACGCGGAGGTTGATTCCACATATCAGTTGGGGTCCTTGCGGTCGGGAGGGGTTCGGTTGCGATCGTAGAAACTTTCGATCAGTTTGCTGGCACCATAGGCACATACGCCAATGAGCACCAGAGCACCGATGAGTTCAATCAGCAATAGCACAGGCAGTGTCCTTTGTTGTTAGGGATAGAGTTTGAGATGGCCTAGAATGTCTGAAACTTCGGGCTTGTTGCGATCCACAAGGCACCAAATGCAAGTGGTCTCTTGGCGAGTCATCAGCACACGCCCATCATCCATGGTTTTGATGACAGCTGCCTTGCCATTAGCTGCAACAAGATCAGCTACCTCTTGATTTTCCACAAAAAATGGGTAGCTGGGGTCGACGACTGACCCCTTGACAGTGAGGTGGTATTCCCAACCATAAGTGCATCTCAGACCATGAAGCTGGTCCATTGTGGCACCCAGCACAATTGTGGTGTTGAAGTAGTAGGCACCTTGTGAGACACCGTCGGCAACATACTGTTGAACTAGTGGATGATCTGCAAATAGGCTCATCATCTGGGTTCCAGCATGATGTACTTGTGCAGCCAGCTTTCCTGGGTTCATACTGGGCAGATCAGTTCGGGCCAGCACGTAGACAGCTAGATCAGGCGTGGCTTCCATTTGTTGTTCTCCTTGTGTAGCTTCAATATACAGCACAGACAGACTGTGTCAACCTTTTTATCTCCGTCCATAGAGAGGGTGTTGGTACATTGTATCACACGCAACAGACTCACAGATGCCGTCAACTCCATGTGAGCAAACATTGCAGATAAGTTTCTTGGTTGGGAAACTCCATGCAGGACTTCCAGCGTCATGCGCCCAGGTTCTTGGCGACCGTGGTCGCGGCAGGCTGGCTCATGGCGTGGCGGTCCTCGCTGCGGCGGCTGGGCGGATGAGGACATAAGTAGGTGAAAAATGCACTTCTGAGAACACGCACAGGCCGATGCGCCGGGATGCGGTAACTCATCCGCCGTAGCCGCGCGGATGGGCTTCGCGCCAGGCCAGGGCGGTGGCGACGATGTCATCCAGTGCTGCGAGGCGCGGCTGCCAGCCGGTTTCGCGCATGATCCGCGCCGGGCTGGCAACAAGGCGGGCGGGGTCGCCAGGGCGGCGTGGGGCGAAGCGGTGCGGCACCGGGCGGCGGCTGACGCGCTCCACGCTCTGGATCACCTCCAGCACCGAATGCCCGGCGGCGGTGCCGAGGTTGTAGGTGACGCTGGCGTGGTCCAGCCGCTCCAGCGCCGCGAGGTGGGCGGCGGCGAGGTCGGTGACATGGATGTAGTCGCGGATGCAGGTGCCGTCCGGCGTGTCGTAATCGGTGCCAAACACGGCGAGTTCGGCGCGACGGCCGAGCATGGCGTCGATGGCCAACGGGATCAGATGGGTTTCCGGCGTGTGGTCCTCGCCCAGGCGGCCCTGCGGGTCGGCGCCGGCGGCGTTGAAGTAGCGCAGGCAGGCGGAGCGCATGCCGTGGATGCGTTCGGCCCAGCCCAGCGCGCGCTCCATCATCCATTTGCTTTCGCCGTAGGGTGAGCCGGGGTCGATCGCGGTTTCCTCGTCGATCGGCATGCGGTCTGGCGTGCCGAACAGGGCGGCGGTGGAGGAGAACACGAAGCGGGGCACGCCGTGCTTCACGCAGGCCTCCAACAGGCGCAGGCCGTTGCCGACATTGGCCGAGAGATAGCCGATCGGGTCGCGCATGGAATCGCCCACCAGCGACAGCGCGGCGAAGTGGAACACCGCATGCCACGGCCCCTGCGCCAGCACGGACGCGATCGCATCGGGGTCCTCCAGCGCGCCGGTGACCAGCGTGGCGCCGGGGAGCACGGCTTCGCGATGGCCGGTGCGCAGGTTGTCGAACACCACCACCTCCGCGCCTTGGTCCAGCAGGGCGGCGACGAGATGGCTGCCGACGAAGCCGGCACCTCCGGTAACGAGAAAGCGGCGTGACATGGCGGCATCCTGAAATGGCCAGCCGGCTAGCCAGCGGGGTCGCGTCCGAGAATGACCGGCTCCTGGGTTGCGATCCAGTGCAGCAGCCCTGTGGGGTCGTATGGGTTGGGGAAGGCACGGCGCGGGCACGCCAGAGCAGGCAGCAGTTCGCATATGATTTGTTTTTGTTCGGGAGTGTCCTGTTGGTGCATGGCGCTGGCACCCAACTCCATGTACTGTTTAATCAAACCTTGCGCCACAGGGTTGTCAGCTACCCGATAGCCCTTGAGTGTGCCCCATTTCAAGAGAATATAGTTTTCGGTCATCGTGGCCCCGACTCAGTTGAACTCTGTTGTTTCACCGTTCTTCACCCGTCGGAGAAGATATGACGGAGAGAGGAACTTGCAGATTTTCCTGCTATGCAGTCGATACTCACTTGGCCCGCGTGGTAGCTTTCGTGTGAGCCCGCACTTGCTTGGTGTACGCGCTCAGGTCACGGATGAAGCAATGCCAGGGGTCAACATCAGCCATCCACATCTGATACACATCCAGGTTTTGTTCCAGCCAACCAGGCATTTTGACCAGCGCGCGGAGCACAGTATCAGCACGATCACGACTGAGATTGCTAGTGTCTAGACCCAACGCGGCAGCAGCCACATACGCGCGGCCAACGTTAGCAAACATAGGCTTGGGGAGATCGCTCATTTGTTAGTCCTTTATGTATTATACGTCATATTAGCACAGTTCCGGACATTGTCAACCAGAAAGTTTCTGTTTCTGGGATCAATATGTCTAGGGACTTGGGCATAGGCAGCAGTAGACCTCCAGTAGATCGTAGCGCATCAGTTGAACTCCGTTGCCTCGCCGTTCTTCACTCGGCGGAGCAGATACGCCGGAGAGATGAATTTGCAGATTTTCCTACCGTGCAGGGGATGCTCGGTGGGAACCAGGCTGCGCACCACCACACCTTCCCGCACATTGGTGCCACCCACCGTTGTGACACCGTCTCTCACAGCCTCAATGGCAGTTTGGTCAAAGGGGCCAGTGTAGAGGGTAGGTACACAGGGCAGGTCCTTTGCCCAGTAGGCCACGGCATCGGGACTTAGCCACTCCCGCCCGATCCGCATGTCGAACACCCGGAACGTGGGCTTAGTGGTGCCGTAGTCGAGGTCCTGCACGCCCTTGCCGAAAACTTCTCCCAGGATAGCCACCGGATGAGCACCGCCGTCCACCTTGCTCATCCTGTGGAGGAGCCCGGCGAGGTCATGGTCGGCTAGCAGTGTGCCAAGTGCCCGCACATAGAGGTTGTTGGCGTTGGCTTCGTTGTTCTTGAACACCAAACCCTGACCGCCTAGTCCCTTGCTGCTGACAGTGATGCTGCGGTAGCCTGCATGGTCGGGGAACATCTCGGGATGGTCCATGCCTGGGAAGTACTGGATGATGGTACAAGATCCATGAATTTTTTCTTGGGCCACCACCACCTCACCAGGTTCGAAGATGTCAGGCACGCTCTCCCAACGCTGAAAATCGTAGGTAAGAGCAGCCTCAGCAACACTGGCAACTTCACCAGACATCGCAGCGGGAATGGGCGGCTCCCACCTGGTGATGCCCAAGATTGCAGCAGCATCCTCGCCTAGCTTGACTGGATATTCAAGACTGTCTTTGCCTACTACATGTACATCCGTCGCCGACCCAAAATCAGCAGAAAGGCAATCGTCATCACCATATGCAATGAGCCCATACAGCACACCTTCGCTGAAAATACCACGCAGCTTGAGTGGCTTCACACGGTTGCCATCACTGCCTGCCAGCACACCCTTACCAGCGTCTTCGTTCCAAAATCCCATGTCCTTGAGCAGCCATTCAGGCAGCACCGAGGCTGAGGGAATGTATACGACCCAGTCACCGGGCTTGTAGCGCGGGCTACCATCCTCTAGTTTGTTTGCGATGCAGAGATAACCGAGGCCTTCAAGGCGCACAAGAGAAAGGCGATCCGCATTCGGATGTTCTTCGACTGCGGCCACACGCACCACAGGGCAACTGAACTTGCTCATCTCGTCCTCACAAAAACTGTCTTATCAACGCACATTAGACTAGGTGTAGCTATGTGTCAACCAAAAACTTTATGCCATTTCCTCAACCACCCACTCATCCACCACCACAGCCCTCACACAGTAATGTGTTCCAGGAGCCATGTCTGTCACAGAATTGAACAAGTGAGTGTAGTATCTTTGGCCAATTTGCTTGATGGTAGGCAGTTTGAGATAGGTCTTACCAGTTTTGCTGAGATTGCTCTTTACTGCAATCGTGCCGCTGCCATAATAGCTGGGTAGGTCTGCGAGCTTGACTCGCACTTCCCTGCTGGGGCAAAAATACATGCTAGTAGGCACATGCAGGATCCGATAAACAGCAGCCATCAAACCAGGCCCATTTCCTGTCGGATGAAGCGGAGCAGGCCAGCCATGCTGTCCACATTGCCGTTAGCACCAATCACTGCCCGCAGTGCCCGGCTCCGAACGTCTCGAGAGATGTTCATCTGCAGGCTTGTGTTGATCCAGTCAATCTTCTCGTTCACCTTGGCCATTGTCATCCGGTTGGGGTTGAACTTGGCGTTCCAGTTGCTGCCCATGCCATCACTGCTGGGATCGCGCTTGCTGTTCACATTGCGCACACCAACGTTTGTAAGACCCTCCTGGATCAGCTGATCCGCCACCTGTTCCTTGTGTTCAGCAGCACGGATCATGTTGGGAAACTCGCCCTCCACGTCCTGTGTTTCCCAACCCTCATATTGGGTGTTGACAAAAGCCAGCATCAGCCCACCAGTGAGAACGCGATCGTTCTTGTAGTTGCCTACCAAGCCCTGTTCATATGCATAACGGCTCTTGCCTGCAATACCCTGCCAAGTGGTGTTAGCAGCCTTGCTGTCAACATTGTGAATGCTCACATGAAACAACCGCTTGGCGGCGTGCTTGTGAACAACGATCTTCTGAGGCTTGTTGGTCATGTCATGTACTCCATTTACCAGCGCAACATAGCAGGATATTGAGTGTTGTCAACCAAAGATGTGCCTAAAAGGGCGTAATTGTGCTGGCAAAAGCCTCCACAACGTCCTTGGCCTCTTTCAGGCCCAGAGCCGTTTCAGTTCGCAGCTCTTTGATGGCATTGATCTTCATGCCAGCACGAACATAGTCTTCCACAGACTTGCTGATGGTGACCCCATACATGGTGGGACGTTCAGTATTTGTGAGGCGTCGCATAGCTTCCCGACTGGTTTCGTCCAGGATCAAGATGTCGCGTGCATCTCGTGACAGTGCGTAGATGTCGTGTGCCCGAGCTTGCCCTTCTCGAGCACCTTCGTGGCTTAGGTGGATGATCTCGTTCACCAGGTGCACTAGGCGCTTGAAGTCATTGTCAGAAAGGTTTCCGAGATCATCGGTCATAACCGGTTTTCCTATTTCTCAAACACGTGAAGACGAGTGCTGCCAAACGAGGTCTTTACCTTGCGCACACGGTAGCCATGCCGCGCAAGGATCATGCTGGCCTCGCTGTAGAGGCGTTCATCCCACCCCCATACCTTGATGCTGCGACCATTTTGAATGCGGTCGCTGAACAGGATTCGAGGTGTACCCAGCAGGGTGATGAGGCTGCGCACAAGACGGGCGGGAGTGGGTTTGGGTTTGTTGTTCATGTGCCTAAAGTAGCAGGGGGTTACGGGGTTGTCAACAGTGGTTTTAGCGTTTCCAGCCCAGTTCTTCACCCTTGCGATATGCGCCCATGATCCAACCCAGTGCCTCAGGATATTCCTGCACATCGTCAAGGATAATGTCAGTAATGGCATCATCCAGTTCAGGATCCGGATCCTGCTGGACCCCCATAAGTCGTTCAAGAGCCTCTTCGCGCTGAGCAGCAATGATGCTAGCCTCCAAGAGTGCTTGCATGATCCGAGCCATTTCTGGGTCATCTTTCCATTCCGGTGGAAAATTCCCACCAATAATGGTCCACTTACCAAATGGGTTTGGTTGGTCTTTGGGTTCCACAGCGTTGTTCCTCTATATGCCCAACAGTTGTAACAGGGCGTTTCACTAATGCAAGATTTTTTAGAGAGTTTTCAGGATAAGATGGTTGCTGTTTAGTTTGCCAGAGAGTGCCCACTTTTTGCCCTTGAGGCTGGTCATCAACACTTCTGCACGTCGAACTGTGGTAATGCTGGTAAATCGTGGCAGCCAACTGTCGGGCTCACGCAAAGCTCGCCCTTGACTCAAGGCAGGGTCAAAATTGGTGATGCGAGCCCCTTGCACACTGAGCTTTTGCTCTCCACTGGCTCGATACACTTCCACGTGATGAGTTTTGGTGTTGTAGACTACGGCCAGTTCAGCACCAACCACATTAGTGGGATCCACTGACGTGATACCCAAATCAGTGTCTGTTGACTTCACTTTGATACGAGTGGCAGCAGCTTCTCCTTGGCGATCTCTAGTGTCAACAGTGCTGCTCATCAACCTAGCCCGTGCAGTTCGCTTGCCTTGTTTGATGCTGCCACGATTGCTGTTAAGTAGTGTGAGGGTTTCAACCACTGTTCGTAACACAGGCACCCAATTGCTGACAGTGGGGTCACTTTGGGCTTCATGCAAACAGTCTTTGTAATGAGTCAATAACTGACGATGAACTCCGCTGTTGCTGGGTGCATACGCTGATACAATGTCTCGCACACCTGCTGCCACCTCACGTATTGTTCGAGTGCCTTGTAACGTTTGTGTTTTGAGGTTGTCAATTCGACTGTAACAGTTAACATACTGATCCCGCTGCCGTGTTTGGCTAGTAATGGGCAAATTTTGCCATGTGGGAGTAGCTCGCTCAGTTTGCTCTGCCAGGCGGTCCAGCAGCAACACCACTCGGGTGAGACTGCTTGCGTTCAACTCAGCACCATGGTTCAAACAAAATGCAATCTTGCCTTCGAGGCCAACAACACTGCTGCTCAAATCCAGCACACTGTTTTCTTTGCCTAAGGAAGCTGCATAAGTGGCCAGCTGCTTCTTCAACTCGCGTTGGTCCAGTTCAACGTTGATTTGATTCAATAAATCAGCGTATTTTGCTTCAAAATCTGCATCAGTGCAACGCAAATTGGCCGCCAGTAGTTTGAGAGTTTCCATTGTCATACTCCAATTTATGCAGGCCAATTTGGTTTGTGTCAACTGACGGTCAGCAGCCAAAACAGGTAGCTATCGCTGCTGTCAAATTTTGTTCATGTCCAAATCAACGCAAACTCAGCAGCTTGCTCCTCTGAAGGAAACAACCAGCGACCTTGCCCAATATACATCCATTTGATGGGTTGGTCACCAAAGTTGTTGTTGCACCAGATGCTGATCTTCAACAGATTGTGAACTGAGTTGATGGGCAAGGTAACTTCATAAGGCAAGTGGCTCCACGGTGTAGGGCCCATTTATAGCCAACTTAATGCGAACACAGCCTCATCTTCTTGGGAGATAAAAAACAAGTTCAACCTCAACACCCAAATAGACTTTATCAACGTTATAGGTTGTACATACCCACTGTTTGAAGCTCGCCCAATTATAATCATCTATGTGAGATTTTGTTTGGTAATAGGCTATAATTTTGTCCCACGTTGGTTCACTTATCTTCATTGGCAGCGACATCCCAAACCAAGGTGAAAAGAACAACATCCGCTTGATACCAAAAACTCCATTTGAGATAGCATTCTTCCTCACATTGCCCAAACTGGGGGTGAACCATCCACCCAGTGTAGCCAAAACTTTGGTTGCACCAGCGTGACATTTCCTGACGTCTGGGCTCATCCAACGTGGTTGCTGCCCAATACTTCATGTCCAAATCAAACTGAATCGCATAGCATCTTCTTTGTGCGAAAAATACACAACATTGGCTGCTGCAAAGAACCAAGCAGTGCAGTCCACGTTCCGCTCAAGCCAACCACGCATGCCAGCTTGATCACTGCCCCCCAGAGTTTCAACTCTGTGGGGCCAAAGTTCTGCACCCAGGTTCTGCATGCTTGTTACCCTGTGGTCCTTGCTAATTCTTCAAAATTATTCACTTGATATTGAATAAGTTTGGGAATTACCATTGTGTTACGATTATACGTGAAAAAGATCCGTCCCATACCAGTTGTGGGATGCCGATTGATATTTTGTGTCCAAAACTCTTTGGGTAAGTAAAAATACAAGATATTGTTTTCGCAAGGGTTATAAACTACACACCGTAATGCTCCCTGCTTGACAACACCAGCACTGGTTTGTACACCTGAGATTTCACCTTTATGAGATGCTGTACCAGCTTTAACCGGTTCTGATCGAATACTTGCAGTTTTACAATCACTTCCATCACTGAAATCTTGATGATCCCCTCTGACCAAGTTGTAAGGACCCCATGCCGCCAGACATTCTTCAATCAGCATTTCCACCTTGAAAATCTCTGGCCGCAACATGCCGATCTCACGAAGTTGAGTGCTGTCAGCGAATTGCGGGTGATAATTTACAATTACCTCCTGCATTAACACAGTTTCTTTGTTCATGCAGCTTGTTCCAGTGTTGTAGCTGCATAAGGATATGCTGTATTCACCAGATCAAAACGGATGTAATGCGTCCGTTCAAACATCATGTCGCAAGCCAGCTGCCTCATTGTACGCAGTTGCACTTTGATCACCGGATCATATGGCCGGCCGCGAGTTTGGCTTTTGAGTTCACGAATAGCCTTCACCACAACCACATATTGTTGACGCCATTTATCCCTACGAGCAATAGCTCGAGAATTTTCCCGACGCTGAGACTCAGAAACGCGAGTGTTCATTTTTCCTACTCCATACACGAGTGTTTCAACAATCTGAAACTTAACACACCCTGTTGTTCAGTCAACTTTCCCAAACAAGGCCAAACCAAATTAAATCATCCTTATTTGTAAACCACCATTCATAACGACTTCTGTCGTGGCATCGCACAGTCCACTTGATATCCCGGTCACCAAAATTATCAGCACACCAACAGATACGACTGTTGGCTTCTTGAATACTCATCCTGATTAGCCGTGTGTTGTAACAATGAGAAAGTGTCATGCCAGTGTAATCACACTACCAAATAGCTGCTTACGATGTCAAGGAAAAAGCCCGGAATACACCGGGCTTTTTGCACTATCTTAGATGTGGGCTAGCACTCAGCCAGCAAAGTTGCCCTTGCCTGTGCACATGAAGTAGTCATATGCTTCTGGAGCATTTTCCTTGTACTCTGCGCGGAAATAATTGGCTAGTTCAGTGTTGCTGGACCAACGCAGGTTCATGTTGCTGTTGTGGGTTGAAACGTCGCCAAAAATAGCGCGGATAAGTGTAGTAAACATTGCTTTCTCTCTTTCTCTATGTTGCACTGCAATATTTACACTAGATTTATGCGATCAACAAGTTGCATAGCTACCAGACAGGCATGCTCAAAACACATACCTCAATCTCAATTTGTGGAGCGTTCAGTATTTTTGATGAGTTGAGACATGTCTATTCCATTAACAGACAGCAGACTATCAAACCTCAGACTGCGCCAATTTCCCTTATCTAGATCCCAGAGGACCACTAGATTCAAGTTTTGCCCCTTTGACTTTCTATTGGTTGATACTTGCGTCGTGGATACTTGCGGCACAAGTTGTTCAGATAATGTGGCCTTCATTTTTCGGTGAGAGCCATCTCGTTTCTCAAACACTAGGTTGACTTCACCAGACAACAGTTTTTCAACAAATTGATCTCGTGTCATTAAATTTCCTTCTCTACTTTTTTCAATACTTTTTGCATATCTGGATTGACTAAGTTTGCAGCTTCTTGCCAGGTGACTACTTTAAATTGATCCAATTCTTTGACATCACGACCTTTGGAGTCTTTAAACGTGCTCTTGCAGACTAGGGAAGTGGGGTCTGGCATTTGTTCGACCTTCCAAAGATACAGCACTAGATCCTTTTTTGGCTTATATAGGAACACGCCCAGAGGCGTAAGGGCTGAGGTGTCTTCCACTACCAAACCAGTTTCTTCATTTAGTTCCCTCAGTGCAGCTTCAAGAAAGCTTTCTCCAGGGTTCATGCCTCCTTTAGGTAGGTCCCACCATTTACCACGTGTTACATGCCCAACAACCAACTTGTTCCCGTCAGTTATCACCACACCACAACTTGTTGATTTACCCATTGTAAGATTCTCCATATCCTTCCAGTGTAGGACAGACGACATCTTTGTCAACAAGTTATTTGTGATTTTCCACAACGTCAACTACTATGGATTATGATTCCCACGATCTATTGCCTAACTTTTCGCAATCTCAGCAAAGCAGAACGCATGCGACACCGGTTTGAGCAAGTGGGGCTAGACATCTCTCTTGTGGAGAGTGTTGCTGCATCGCACCCCACACTGGCACCAGATAACTGGCAAAAAGAAAGGATCAAAAAAGAAAACAAATGGAGCGAGCTGGCTTGGAGTTGCATGGCTGGTCACATGAAGATTCTCAAAAAGTTTATCTATTCAGGTGACGAAATTTGTATAGTAGTGGAGGATGATGTTATGATCCGCCGAGACTTTGCTGAAGAATTGCCTTGTGTGGTAGCCAATTTCCAGAAGCTTGATTTGGATATATTGATGCTGGGATACCTAAGGCCTGAAACCATCTCTAGAGTAGAGGCCACTATGCCAATTATCAGTCAGCCCTACACGTATCACAGCTTTGAATTCAATGTTTATGGTACTCAAATGTATATGATACGCCGACGTCATGCTCAATGGGCTGTAGACACATTTGAGGACCCAGTTCACCAATGGAAAACTTTGATTGATCCTCATTATAGCATTTCAAACAATGCTGACTGGACTATCACCAAAAGCGGCCGCAGGGCCCTTATCTACCCAATGTTAGCTGTAGAAGAGAAGGGTGGTGGCAAAGCTTATAGAGATGACACTCAAACTCAGTGGCATGATCTCTGTCACAATGCCAACTACAACCCTGATGTTCACATCTGAAACAGCGGCTCCACCAAGAGACTGTCACATTTGATACCGCTTATAACGCTCGTGGAGAGATACTCAGCACAGGCGTTGGCTTCCTCTTTTGTGAGGAATCTCATGGCTTCCACCTGGTGATTACTCCAAAAACCCTGTGCTGTATCAGCAGGATACAAACCTGATGGATGCTGCAAGATCCAATAGCCCATAGTATTCCGCTGATACAGCACTTTTCGTTCAGAACTCATCGTGAACCATTTCATCAGCTTCCAGTTGAGAAGCCTCAGCATCTGCGTCAGGCTCAGTTGAGCTTTTCAATGTAATGCGGCTGCCCTGGCTGGTAACAGCAAAGTAGCACCGAGTGGCAGGGTCCCAGTCTAGATACAAAACTCGCATGTGCAGTTTTCCTATTCTTTCATCAAAGCTTGATGAACAGCTTCGCTCTTGGCTAGTTCTTGGAGTGCCACCCATTGGTCCTGAGAGATCAGTTCCAACCCCACAGCTCGCATTGCTGCATGACGGAAACTCACATCAAAATGCTTGCTCAGCTCACTCAGCACCATTGTGATATGGTTGAGGGTGTTTTCATCGCAGCCCGCTTGCAGAGAGTGGCTCATGCAGCCACCACTTTACGGGGTCGACCACGCTTGCGAGGCGCCACACTGTCTTGGGACAGTGTTGGCTTGGCAGCCTTGGGCTCCTTCTTGCTCATAACCCGGGTCATGCGAGCACGACGCGTGCGTCGAGGAATACTCTCGCGAGGCACCAGCATATCAGGCATTTCAAGCTTGCCCATCATCACAGCCGCAGCAGACTTCACCACCAGTTGGTCCTCTACAGGAAACTCGCGCAGTTGCGGCGCAAAAATTCTGTCCAGCTCAGTAAGTGCTTGTCCTACTCGTGCCCACTTGTTGAAGGTCACATCGCACTTAAAATTACTAGCACTCTGCATCATAAACTGACCCAGCTTAACTAGTGCTCGCTTGTTGCTCATCAACTTGTCCTCTTTCCTTGTGTGGTGAGTATAGCAGATTTAGGCAGGGTGTCAACCCTTGTTTGACAGCAAACAAGGCTTTATGCACGATGGAAACAGCTGATCACTATCACGTCTTTGAATGGCAACAGGGAGCAAAAGCGTGCCATGCTCTGACACTTTGCCGGCTTGCATCCCTCAACACCATGTGAGCTTGAACAAGAGCATGTCTTCTTCCCTCTCAAACCAAATGTTACCAGCTCGTGTCCAATAATACCGTTCCCCAGGTGCTGCGTCAAGCCAACTAAACATCTTGTCTCCGTTAACGGCGGAGAAATTCACTTGGCAGAGATGCCATTGGTCCAGCATGCTGTAGTCACGTCTCTGGTTGTGACCTTTGGCGAGATAGTCGTTGTCGATATCGTGCACGGGCTATGACCACGTGAGCGTGAACAAGATCATGTCTTCTTCTCTCTCAAACCATACTCGAGTTCCGCCCTCCCAAAAGCGGCCACCATCTGTTGTTTTGAGCCACTGGAGGATGGTATGTCGATCAGGCCCAACAAATTGGCGAATAGAACAGCTATGCCATTCCTGGATTTTAGTGTGGTTAGTGTGGTAGTCGCTGGGGTATTGTTGATCAATATCGATCATTTATTCTTCCTACCAATCAACACCATGTGAGCTGGAACAGGATCATGTCTTCTTCTCGTTCAAAATAAATGGAGATGACACCAACCCAATAGCGTCCGCCATCTGTAGTGTTGAGCCAGTTGTAAACGGATTTTTGATCAGGCAACGGACTGCTCAGTCGACAACTGTGCCAGCCTTTGAGGATATCAAACCCAAGGTTGATTAGTTCTCTTTCAACGTCTGTCATGTTGCCCTAGCACCAAGTGAGAGAGAACAGCACCATGTCATCTTCATGCCGGAACCAAATCCACATCTCCTGCTCTCCAGCAGTGCTTGTTTCAATCTGACATGCCCACAATGCGTCTTTGTGGAGTCTACTTGGTGAGCCCCAACGCTGTTTAGTCCAGCTGCAAATTTCCGTGTAGTGCGAAAAATTACTCACGTTGACGACTCGCACAAAGTAGGGAAATTGCCGGCGGTTCACCGCAGTATCTGGAGTGAGCTTCCTCACCGGTTATCCCCGAAGGACGTTCGCCAAACGCTGCCAAAATCCAGGCTTTTTGGGGATGGTTTCACCAGCTACATCTGGACCTGTAGGCCTCGTGTTGTTCTTGTTCTTGCTGTTCATCTCCGCTAAATAATCGTCCACTCGACCATTCCACCATGCCAAACCACTTGCACTACCGTGCACCTTCACGCGCATGTCCAAGCCGCTGTTCAAGGTTTTGTCTCGGCATCGCAGGTGCAAGATCTCAATCTTCAAGCCACCACTCTGGGCGTCCTTCCAGATGGTTTCCATGAAGCTGTGCTGCCAACGAGCAGAGATCTTGAGACTGACTTCCATGCTGTGGCTGTAGTTGGGTTCCCGATACACCACACGTTCACGCACCACCTCCCGCACCTGTGGCTGCGAGGCAGCACCCAACAGCTTGTCCAAGCTGCTGGCCCCAACCATGCGACGTGCTGCACGGAAAGCCGAGTCCCACTCGCCCTCCATGGTGCTGGGATGCAGCGCTCGTTCCAGTATCTTGCGAAACTTGTCATCCATGGCTCAACTCAACATGACTAGAGTGAATAGACAAAACAGGCCCGCTGCCAACGGCAACCACTCAACCACTGCCCAAAAGGCCAAGAAGCTGAAAAACCCACATAGCAGAGCCAAGCTTGCTGACGCTTTGAACCCCTGCCTCATGGTCCACAGAAGGTAGCCTGTGTACCAAAAGCCAGCTGCAATCACCAGCATGGCAACGTCAAGGATCATGGCACGTCGTAAGTGATGCTGAACTGACCGGTGAGGCTCGTCAGCATCACGTTGGCACGATTGACTCCAAAATCAATCTCCAGTTGGCGATACAGTCGGCTCGCTGCCACACATGTGCTGGTGATGATGGCTGTGATGAACTCCTCATCAAGTAGTGCAGCATCACTTACATTGATCTGCATGCTAGCGGAGATTTCGGCGGCTAGATCGCCTGGGAAATGGTGCTGGCTCACCAGCTGGTGATACACTCGTTTCATCACCTGGTAATTAGCTACTGTGCTGAAGTCCACAGTGCGCAAAAGTTCGGTTTGCTCCATCATACGCTTACGGAGGTAACTCATGTGTGGCTCCTTTTTTGTGTAGGGAATATAGCACGGTTGACGATCTTGTCAACCTAGACCTTATCGATATCTATCCAGCACAGTTTGCAGCTCATTTACCAGTTGATCAACACCAGTTTCTCGCTTGACACCGGTGGTGAGAGGGCCATAGTGCATTGACAAACAGTCAAGAAGTAGATGTTTGATCCTCTTCTCATCTGGCTTATCTCGCAACGTGCTGTTGGCATGTAGTGTCTCTAGAGATTTTTCCTTGACATCAAACCAACTGTCCAGCTGCTCTAGTGTCCACTCACCTCGCCGAATGCTCTTGAGCACCTCGCTGTTGCGCTCAATGTCAAGGTCATGCTCTACCAGGATCTGCTCGCATTGCAGCATGAGCCTCACTACATGCACTCCAAACTTCAGATCCCATCCGTGTTCAGCAATAGTGGCAGCTCTTTTGGGATTGCTGCTGTTGGTTTTGTTGCGAATTTTTGAAATTTGTGAAAATGCGTATCCCCGAAGTTTTCCCATAGCTCCTTTGTGGAGGAACTCTTTCCTATGCTCTCTCACATGCTCTGCGATTTTGGTGCTGTGGAGAATGCAGCGGCGGGGAAGAAAGAGAACGTCCAAAACATTTGGATTATTTTCCATCGCCAGTTGCATAAAATCAACGATATTATAAATAGAAAAGTCCAACTCTTTCCGTTGATCCGGCAGCTGAATGTGATGCTCGCTCCACACTCGAAACCGCTGTTCCTGTGTGCCAAAGCCATACACCCTGCCGCCGTCGGTGAAGGGGAACACAATCTCACGGGGCGGGATGCAGAAGCCAAAGCAGTCCATGTCACTCGTGTCGTTGCTGACACCATAGGCAGCACTACCAGCATAGCCCAGAAATTGAGTGTTGTCGGGCAACCACTTGGGCGGGTGTATGAGTTTTCGGTCAACTAATGTGTGCAGCAGCATCCCAGTCTCCTGTCAAACAGTTTGCATGGTTTTGATGGCAGCTTCCAACTGAATCAACAGAGTTTGATGATCCTCATGGCAAGGGCATCGTCCTAGTGTCCTGTGAAGGCATACACATTCTCCATGCCAATCCTCTGAATCAATTCTCGCTCGTGCTGCCTCGAGTGCAGCTAAAACTTGTTGCTTATGGTCAAACATGTGAAATGTTCCTGTTACTGTTACTGTTACTACAGTAACAAAGTTTACACTAGAGTCAACCTAAAATTTGATGTTTGGGTCTCGGGCTCGAAGGATGCTTTTGATTTTCTGAGCTGTTGATTTGGCCCACATTCCGCGCCTTACCTGTAAATCAATCACTCTCGGATCAGCTAAAAGTAGCTCGCGCGGAGCGTATGCATGAATGTCTATTATTTTGAAACATTTGGGGTTGAGTGCAATATAGCTTTTGCTGCGTGGACTTTCAATTCGGTTGTAGTACCAAAGATAGTCAATGCCTAGGCTTTTGAACATATCAGGAAGCTTTTCTGCCAGCTCATGATAAGGAGCATCTTTTGATATGTTGGTTTGTATTTCCGTTGGCATGCGATCCCAGTTGTAGGCAATGTGATCCCAGGGATCACCATAATCAGGATCGTCCTTGATTCTAATGCCTCGCTCACAGGCATCTATGTTGACTTGATACATGTAGGTTTTTGGGCCCAGATCGGCCATGAGCATGTCGGTATAAAAATCTTTTTGCAACGCACGTTCAACAGCAGCAGCCCAGGTTCCAAGATGTGTTAAAAACCTAAACTCTTGAATATCAGGAACATGGCTGCTGTGCCAAACTATGCGTTGTGTGATCTCATTTATCTTCATGAGATATTTAAGCTATTCCTCAGTCAATGCTCGATAGGTTTTGGCACTCCTGCTACCTTTGAGCACAACGCTGTTTTTGTTGATTTTGAACTTGCTTTTTGTGACGTCTACAATCACCATCCAGATTACGGCCGGCCATACGAACAAGCATACCATCATTGCCCCAACGAGATCAAAGAGATCGCATAGCAGTACATCATCGCCTTGCCGCCATTTTTCCCAAATTGAAACAGCTCCACCTATCACTCCAACTAAGAAACCTGTTCCAAAATACATTACTATCCAAAAAATAACTGCGTCCATGTTCAAGAATCCTCACTTGAGCTAAGCAATGCTCGCATTGTTTTGGCACTCCGGCTGCCTGGCAGCATAAGGGTTTGAGAGCCAACTGGCTCGTAAATGCTGTTGGGTTGATATTGGCCCAACAATTCCACACTGTCTGGTGGAAATTTCCACAAGATAAGCGCCAACAATACCAACCCAAGTCCGGTGGCGCCCATTGCAGAGAACAAAATCAACAGTTTGAAAAACTGTTCATATGTGAGATCGTTGCCCTTGCGCCACTCATACCAAATTATCAGGGGAAGCATGAGGCCCACACAAATGGCCATTATAGCCACTTGTGACCAAAAGAACACTGACAAAAATAAGGCCACTATATTCAATTGGAGTCCTTTCTCATTGACTCAACAATATAACACTCTCCTACCAAGTCAACAGAAAAGTTGGTGATTTTGATAGCATGAATGCGCCTTGGAGCTTAACATATGAGCAACAGCAGTATTGATATGGCGGTAAATGGCATCCGCTGGCGGAAGGGACAGGTGACCTGTCAGGAACGCAAACAAGTCGGTGGAACTCTGCCCACCGGACCGGGAAGCACCGCTGTCTGTTATGCAAAGAAACTCTCCAGCGCGAACCCGGAATAACAAGCCCAGTCACAGAATAGGCTCAAATCATCTTCGCAGTGTGAGGCACTGTGTTCAAATGGATCGCTCTGTCTGTGCATTGACAACGATCAGGAAAACTGGAGGTTGATTGGGTCTCCTCCAGTTTTTTGCCGCTACTGAACAATTTTTGTTCGAGATAGGATGTGGATCCCCAAGGATCAAGAAGTACCGAGTAACCACTTCTGTAGACATACAGCATCAAAACCCAGTCTCTGCGTACTGCCGGGAAAGCTTTTATCTCCCTGACTTGCTCAGGGAGAGTATGTTCTCTGAGCCAACCAGGAAATACCCAATTGTATAATCAGGTGTTTATAGTATATCTACAAACTCTATTCGATTCCTGAATGCACTGTTGAAATAGAGTGCATCATCAAAATAGATTGCCAATATAAAACTCACATTGGGATAGATCCCTCTGTAATACAAACTCAAGTGTTCCTCATTACTGTTCAACATCAGCCAGGTGTAGAGATCAGGCCAATGTGTCTGGAAAAACCGCATTCTCTCAGTTTCATCTTTAGTAACTTGTGTTGTTTCATTCTCATCAAGATCATCAGAGAGAGTATAGAAAAAACCATTGGCAAAACGCCGAGTGGCACGAATGGGATCAAGCTGCCTCATCATCTTCTCCCCAAGCAGCTTGAAATCTCTCAAAGGCCCTTTCTCCCAACAGCAGCTCAAATTGCCAATTGGTGCTTGTGTCCCAGGCAGTCACTAAGTCCCACTCTTCACCATCTAAATTCAAGATACACCAGGTATAGAGATCAGGGAAATTTTCTTGAAACAACAGAAGTCTTGAGTGTGCGTTCCTTGTAGCCAGGACTTTTTCATGTTTGGTGAGATTGTTAGCCAATGGATACACAAACACACCATCTCCTCGACTATAAGGGGGGTTGTAGTCAAACGGTGTCAAGGATCTGATCCTCCCAGGCAGCTTCAAACAGAGGTCTCACATTATAGACCAGCAACAAATCAAGGGTTTCAAAAGGTATCTTGTAGCCTATATCCCACTCATAATGCGGCACATTCAACTCTAGCCAACACCAAAGTTCAGGAAAATAGTGTTGTAGCCACCCTTTGCGACCACCATACTGGTGGAAAATGTTCTCCAAATGATGGTTGAGGAAATTGTCGGCTAATGGGTAGCGCCAGTGCCCACCAGCATCAATGCACTGCCATCGGTCAAGCTTTCTCATCATCACTTCCCATCAAATCCTTCAGCATGAGTTTGAAGGTCTCAGCCTGCTCGAGCGAATCTGCAAGAGCGTTGTGAGTGTGCGGCAACTTGCTAAACCAATGTCGTGGCCAATTCCTTTTCACACTCTCACGGTAAGGCAGCCGCAGCATGCACATGGCCATGGTCTTCATGTCTAACACACTGAAACTGAACACACTTTTCCCTGTGAAACGCATGAGATAGTAATACACCCAAGTGAAGTCAAATCCACTGGGCATGCACACTGCCACTGGACTACCAGGAAAACTTGCCACCCACTGACTGAAATGGGGCATAGCCTCCTCTGGGCTTTGACACCACACTCGCGTCTCATCATAATATTTTTGATGTTGTGCCCAGAAATCCATTGTTTTGGGGTCTGGTTTGGCCTCAGGCAACAGATTCAAGTTCACATAGTAGGTGTCAAGATTGTTGCCCTGTTCATCAAAAGCCACACAACCCAAGCTCAACATACTATTGAGTCCTGGACAGGGTCCATCGGTTTCGATGTCTATGGAAAAATAAGCTGTTGTTTTCTTGCTCATGGGGCCAAAATAACATGCCAGCCACTTGTGTCAAGGAGGAATTGGTAAATTCCCAATGTATTTGGTCACCAACTGAGTTAAACTCTATGGTGACGTCAATGTCATAAATTGTTTCCTGTTTGCGGAAACCTACATTTTCATATGTGTTTGTGATTTGAGTTTCCAGTACTGCTATTCTTAGCAGTGTCATGGAACAGTCTCGTGGAAATTTGAGACAAACAGTGAGGGGTTGGGTCACACCCCTATTTAAGCTCAATCGTTCCTGATGAACATTTGTGTGAACTGCATTGAATAATCTTCGATATTCTCTCTGAGATGATCAATGCCTTTTGGTGTGTGAAGAGCCTCTGTTCGGAAGAGAGTGTTGACAACCACTGTAGGCAGTTGGTTTTCAATCATCTCTACGATCTTTTCCCGCTTGCTGGGCTCAAGATCTTTGCTGGCCACATACAGCATTTCACTGACTCTGGTGACAATGCCCACAGCCAGTTCTTCAAGTTGGGTTGATATGTTGGTGCTCATAGCAGAGTTTGTACAATTATGTGTGTACGTGTCAAAATTGACACTAAATACAATTGCGGTCCGCGAGCCTCTAACCTCTCCGACCGCTCTAAACGCTATGAAGGAGCATTCAGCATGAAATTATTGCCTAGGGTATCTTTGCCTATCAACCATCCGTATTTAGACAACAAATACACTCAATGGTATTACAGTATAATTGAATCAGCAAGAATTCGTCAACTTGTTGGGTATACAGAACAACATCACATAGTCCCTGACTCTTTCTTTTTACATCGTAATCGGAAGGGTACAAGAGGATGGATTGAAGGAAATTCAAATGACCCTTCGAATTTAGTTCGCCTCACAGCAAGAGAACATTTGTTATGTCATCAACTATTGATTTATATAGTATCTACTGACTCAGCGAAAGCTAAAATGATTTATGCACTGAATTATATGGTAGGTTATCGAACAAATTCACATTTTGTTACTGCATCTCTATATGAGAAGTGCAGAAAGATGGTATCACAAGTCAGGACAGGCAGAAAACATTCACCAGAAACCTGCAAGAAGATAGGAGAAAGTAGCAAAGGCAGAACTCCCTCAGAGGAGTCCAATAGAAAAAGATCAGAAGCTTTGAAAGGTAAAAAACAGCCACTAGAATTAGTGGCTAAACGCGCAGCTAAATTGAAGGGTCGTATTGTATCCGAGCAAACTAGAGCCTTATTATCCCAAATCAATATGGGCAAGGTCAGTAAACTCCGTGGCATTCCGCGCAGCGAAGAAGTAAAAGAAAAATCACGTCAAAAAAACAAGCAGAATTACACCAACGGAATGGTTAACCCGTTCAAAGGAAAGAAACACAGCGATTTGTCAAAACAGAAAATGAGCGAGATTAAAAAGGGTAAAACTCAATCTGAAGAAACAAAAAGGAAAATCAGCGAAAATAACAAAGGTCGCAAGCTTTCGGATGAGACAAAAAAGAAAATCAGTGAAAGCAGACAAGGTCTCAAACATTCTGACGAGTCAAAAAGAAAAATGTCTGCAAGTGCTAAAAATAGGCGGAAATAACTTCCGCCTATTGAGGCAATTATCTAGCCTGCATCTCCTGTTTCAGCCACCCCTTCTTCTTTTGTGAACCGCACCCAGGTACCAAACGGCGGAACGATATTCTTGTTCCAAGGATTGTTGACAAGCCAAACAACGGGACAGAAATTGGGCTCGCCAAACTCACTTGATTCAAGATCTGTGAAGATGATCAATACCTTGGGCTCAACATTCATTTCCTTGAGTGATCTAATAACCACAGAAATGTCGGTTCCGCCGCCACCCATGGGCTCATACTCCAGCAGCTCTTCAATGTTTTCTGGAGTAAACTCCTGGCGATTATAGAGCCGGGTATCAAAGGTGCTGACTGCAAGCCGGAAATTATCATATTGTGAAGTTATCCCCAAAACTTCACTTAGAAAGTCGCGTGCCATGTCAGCAGAGATGCTGCCGCTTTGGTCAATGCTGACCTCCACATCCACAGTTTCCTCACGCTCCAGGCTGGCAAACACCACATCACCACCATGATGGCGACGATTGGGGCGCCGGTAGGTGTAGTCGCTTGTGAGTTGGCTTTGAATAGTCTCGCGAATGAAGTCACGCCAGTTGATCTTGGGCTCCACAAGATGGTCCACAAGACGTGCAATGCTGGCTGGAAGATTTCCAGCAGAGGCATTGGCAGCTTGCAGAACCTTGTCTTTGAGCTCAGCTCGAAGCTGTTTGAGGCTTTCCTCATCAATCTCAACAGGAATGCCTTGGTTGCTTTTTTGCCCATCTGAGTTTTGGGCATCTTTGCCCATCTCAATGTGCACGTCGAGAGTAAGCTGTTTCTTCACCTTGCGCTTTACAAGGTCGTCATAGACTTTTTCTGACGTCCAGCCCAGATACTTGCTGTCGTAGAGGCCAACACGCTGGGTGGATTTGCCATCAGCGTCTTTAACTTCTACCTTTTTTTCTGGCATTTTGCCAATCTTGTCTTGCACAAGTAGGCCGTTTATAACGTAATCATTGGCCATGTTAAACCACTGCGGATCACGATGGCTGCGTCGACCAAAGTGATCAAAGATACAATGGTAGCACTCGTGCGCAAAAACAAACAGCACTTCATCAACTGATAGGTCGTTGATGAAATTTCGGTTGTAGTAGATATATCGACCATCAACCGCAGCAGTCGGGCACCATCCAGCATCAGTTGCGTCCTTAACCGGAAGGTTCATGACCAATGTTCCGAAAAAAGGATGGGTGAACATCAACTTCAATCGAGCCTTGCGGATCTTGGTCATAGCTGAATCGTCATTGGCGATAGACATAATAAGTGGCCTCCTTGCGTAGTGGCATATTCAGCATAATATACAACCAAAAACTCTTAAGTCACGTGGAAATTTGGGAAAAAATTTTTCCCGACGGTGTCAGGACACCTTAAAAAGGTAGAGGCAAAACGGTAATCAACTACCTAGCTCCAAGACCATTCCGTAAATAGGGGTAGCCGAGTTTGATCCAGCAGGGGAGAGCGAAGATGGTTCAGCCATTTTTGTTGTAGTGCAGGAAAGAACTCTGAAAACGAAAACAAGGTGTAATCCACTATGGCGATAAAAATTTGTGGGAATATAGTGATTCCCAATAGTACAGGATGCAATACGACTGCACTTAACACAGCCGTGGGTATCAATGCACTTTGTAATCTCAACACAGGTGTTAGCAATACAGCTTTTGGTGGTGGGGCTCTTCTGGCTGTCTCAACCGGCTCTCTGAACATGGGTCTAGGTGTCTATGCTGGTGGTAGCATCACAACAGGCTGTGCCAACACAGTGATTGGGCAGTTGGCTGGTACCCCAGGCCTCGTTGACACTGTGCTGATTGGTGCTGGCACAACTGAGAGATTGCGTGTTGACGCCAATTGTCTAGTTGTCAACAATGGCACTGGTGATGTGTGTGCCCGCTGCTTCTTTGGTTGTGGTGCTGGTTTAACTGGCATTTCTGGCGGGGCAGTTTCAGCAGCAACTCCAATTCAATTGGGAACTGTGTATGGCCTCACAAGCAACAACTCCAACACTGCAATAGGATACTGTGCAGGCAGCACAACCAGCACAGGCACAGAAAATATTGCTATTGGTTGTTTGGCGCTCAGCAATAACACAACTGGCGTTCAAAACACTGCCGTGGGGGTAGACGCGCTCAAATCCAATACGATTGGGCAAGAAAATACTGCCCTTGGCAGCGACGCGTTGTTCTCAAACACAACTGGCAATTGGAACGTGGCTGTAGGGCGGTGTGCACTATATGCCAACACTGTGGGCCAAATGAATGTGGCTGTTGGGCGGAACAGTCTGTGCACTAATACCACTGGCAGCTTCAATGCCGCATTTGGTGAAGCCACCCTGTTGTGCAACACAACAGGCAGCTACAATACTGCACTGGGCACAAGCGCCTTGCGTTGCAATACCCAAGGCAACTTGAACATTGCTGTTGGCAACAACAGTTTGTTTAACAACACCAGTGGCAGTCGGAACATTGCTGTTGGTGACTGTGCCCTGTTCAATAGTGTGAGTGGATCAGACAACGTAGCTGTTGGCAGCAGTGCCCTGGGAGGACTCACTAACGGCTTATGGAACATCGCTGTGGGCTCAAATGCTTTGCGCTGCAACACCACAGGCTGCAACAATATTGCTTTGGGATTCTCCAGCATGTGCAGCAGCTCAGTTGGTTCAGACAATGCTGCATTTGGATCGTTTGCCCTCTCTGCCAACACAACAGGAACCTTGAATACAGCTATCGGCCACTACGCATCATGTGCCAACACCATTGGAGCATGCAATATTGCTCTTGGCGCATGCTCACTAGCTGCAAACACATCGGGTGGTAGCAACGTTGCTGTTGGGCCATTTGCTTTGGCCAGCAATACAGTAGGAGTTCGTAACATTGCAATGGGCAGATGTGCTTTGGCCGCTAATACTGGCAACTGCAACATTGGCATTGGTGTTCTTTCGCTACTCAACACAACTACTGGTGCATGTAATATAGCAATTGGCAACAGCAGTGGGGGTAATATCACAACCGGAACCAGCAATACTATTATAGGTAATTTATCAGGTTGTGCTGGCCTCACCGCCACTGTATTGATTGGCGCAGGGGCTACTGAACGTATCCGTGTTGACGCCAATTGTCTAGTTGTAAACAATGGCACTGGTGATGTGTGTGCTCGCTGCTTCTTTGGCTGTGGTGCTGGTTTAACTGGCATTAGCGGCGGAAGTGTGTCTGCTGCTACTCCCACAAGTTTGGGGACAGTTTATGCCAACACTCCTGTTGGGTCGAATGTGCAGTTGGGATATAATGCTGGCAATACTACTGCTACTGGAGCAGATAACATTGCAGTTGGTTGTCTAGCTTTGGTCAACAACGGTTTTGGATGTCAAAACTTGGCATTTGGCAGCAGCAGCATGTGTGCAAGCACAACTGGGCGCAGTAATATCGCAATAGGCATTGACACCATGATGTTAGGAGGCGGGCCGTGTGGTAACATTGGTGTTGGTAACGGGGCTCTTTGTTGCGTAAGTGGCACACAGGGAACAGCCAATGTGGCTCTGGGACATTTTGCCTTGAGAAGGACTACAACTGGTGGCTACAACACTGCGGTTGGTGAGCAAGTACTTCAAAACAATACAATAGGATGCCAAAACATAGGTTTTGGTGCCTTTGCATTGGGGGCTAATACCTCAGGCTTTAACAACATTGGAATTGGGGCTTATGCTGTAGACGCCAATACCACAGGAGTGGAAAATGTTGGTATAGGCACTTGCAGCCTTACAGCTAACACAATAGGTTTGTGCAATACTGCGGTTGGCGGGAATAGTCTTAAGTCAAATACTATAGGCTGTTTCAATACAGCACTTGGATTCATGGCCCTGAACTGCAACACAACTGGTAACAGCAACATTGGTATAGGCGTTTGTGCAGGTTTTTCAATAACAACTGGGTGCAGTAATACAGTAATTGGTAACTTGGCTGGCACAGCTGATTGTGTGAACACAGTGTTGATAGGCGCTGGAACAAACGAAAGACTAAGAGTTGACGCAAACTGTTTGGTTGTCAACAACGGCACAGGGGACGTGTGTGCAAGATGTTATTTTGGTTGCGGCGCTGCTTTAACAGGTGTTGCGGCTACTACTGCCAATTTGGACATCTATGCCAGCTATAAGGTTGGTAACGGCCTTACAGTCAGTACAGGAACAAACAACTTTGCTTTTGGCCAAGGTGCGCTTTGTTGTAACCGAAATGGTTGTAGCAATACAGCTATCGGTGCGAGTGCTCTACGATGCAATACAACTGGTAGCAATAACATTGCAGTTGGTTGTTTGGCACTCCAATTTAATACAAGTGGTAACAATAACATAGGCATGGGCTTTGATGCCCTTGGCACTAATTTTAATGGCAGTGACAACATTGCATTGGGGGCATGTGCTCTAAGGAACAATATTACCAATTCAAACATAGCAATTGGCGGCGCTGCCCTACAGCAGAATACCAGTGGCACATTTAACATAGCACTGGGTATTGGTGCGCTGACTGCAAACACCGCTGGAATATGTAACATAGCAATTGGCCAACTCGCTGGAAGTCTGATCACAACTGGGTTCAACAACACAATAATTGGCAATTTGTCACCAGCAGCCGGCAGTGTATGTTGTGTGCTGATTGCTGCTGGCAGTTGTCAGCGACTGGCTATAGATGTGAATGGATTTGCTATAAACGGCAGCGGTGTGGGCTGTTGCGGATATGCGTGTTTGGACTGCACTAGCAGTTATAAAATAGGCACATTCAATACCAGCAGCACTGGGACATTTAACATGGCATTTGGCCAAGGTGCGCTTTGTTGTAACCGAAATGGTTGTAGCAATACAGCTATCGGTGCGTCTGCTCTACGATGCAATACTAGCGGGTGTCACAATATTGCAGTTGGTTGTTTAGCACTCCAACTTAACCTAACTGGTAACAATAACATAGGCATGGGCTTTGATGCCCTTGGCACCCTTGGCACTACCTCTGGTGGCAGTGACAACATTGCATTGGGGGCATGTGCTCTAAGGAACAATCAGACCAATTCAAACATAGCAATTGGCGGCGCTGCCCTACAGCAGAATTGCAGTGGCACATTTAACATAGCACTGGGTATTGGTGCGCTAGGTGCAAACACCGTTGGAACATGTAACATAGCAATTGGCCAACTCGCTGGAAGTCTGATCACAACTGGGTGCAACAACACAATAATTGGCAATTTGTCTGGCACTACGGGTTTGAATAACACTGTATTGATTGGTGCTGGCAGTTGTGAACGACTGAAAGTAGACTCAAGTGGGCTTTATGTTAATGGGGCATCTATTGGTAGCTGTGGATATGCGTGTTTGGACGTCTATAGCAGTTATAAAATAGGCACATTTATGTCCAGCAGCACTGGGTTATATAACATGGCATTTGGCCTAGCTGCGCTTTGTCTTAATCTAAATGGTAGTAATAATACAGCTATCGGTGCGTCTGCTCTACGATGCAATACAACTGGTAGCAATAACATTGCAGTTGGTTGTCTGGCACTCCAATTTAATACAAGTGGTAACAATAACATAGGCATGGGCTTTGATGCCCTTGGCACCCTTGGCACTACCTCTGGTGGCAGTGACAACATTGCATTGGGGGCATGTGCTCTAAGGAACAATCAGACCAATTCAAACATAGCAATTGGCGGCGCTGCCCTACAGCAGAATTGCAGTGGCACATTTAACATAGCACTGGGTATTGGTGCGCTAGGTGCAAACACCGTTGGAACATGTAACATAGCAATTGGCCAACTCGCTGGAAGTCTGATCACAACTGGGTGCAACAACACAATAATTGGCAATTTGTCTGGCACTACGGGTTTGAATAACACTGTATTGATTGGTGCTGGCAGTTGTGAACGACTGAAAGTAGACTCAAGTGGGCTTTATGTTAATGGGGCATCTATTGGTAGCTGTGGATATGCGTCTTTGGACTGCACTAGCAGTTATAAAATAGGCACATTTATGTCCAGCAGCACTGGGTTATATAACATGGCATTTGGCCTAGGTGCGCTTTGTTGCAACCGTAATGGTAGTAGCAATACAGCTATCGGTGCGTCTGCTCTACGATGCAATACTGCTGGTAGCAATAACATTGCAGTTGGTTGTTTGGCACTCCAATTAAACCTAACTGGTAACAATAACATAGGCATGGGCTTTGATGCCCTTGGCATTAACCCTGGTGGCTGTGACAACATTGCATTGGGGGCATGTGCTCTAAGGAACAATCTTACCAATTCAAACATAGCAATTGGCGGCGCTGCCCTACAGCAGAATACCAATGGCACATTTAACATAGCACTGGGTATTGGTGCGCTGACTGCCAACACCACTGGAACATGTAACATAGCAATTGGCCAAAACGCTGGCTCCCTAATAACCACTGGGTTCAACAACACGGTAATTGGCAATTTGTCTGGCACCGGGGGTTTGGTTTGCACTGTATTGATTGGTGCTGGCGCATGTGAACGACTGCGAGTAGACGGAACTGGGCTTTATGTTAATGGAGCATCTATTGGTAGCTGTGGATATGCATGTTTGGACTGCACTTCCAGTTATAAAATAGGCACATTTATGTCCAGCAGTGCTGGGACATTTAACATGGCATTTGGCCAAGGGGCGCTTTGTTGTAATTTAACTGGTTGTAGCAATACAGCTATCGGTGCGTCTGCTCTACGATGCAACCAGAACGGGTCTCATAATATTGCAATTGGTTGTTTGGCACTTCAATTCAACACACTAGGTTGCAATAACATAGGCATGGGAGTTAATGCCCTAGGCACTAACTTGAATGGAAGTGACAACATAGCATTGGGGGCATTGGCCCTTTGCTCAAACACCACCGGTTGCAACATAGCAATTGGTTACTTTGCCCTATCGCAGAATACTACTGGGACTGGTAACATAGCACTGGGTATTGGTGCGCTGACTGCCAACACCACTGGAACATGTAACATAGCAATTGGCCAAAACGCTGGAAGTCTGATCACAACTGGGTTCAACAACACGGTAATTGGCAATGTAACACCAGCAGCAGGCAGTGTATCTTGTGTGCTGATTGCTGCTGGCAGTTGTCTGCGACTGGCTATAGATGGGAATGGATTTGCTATAAACGGCAACCCTGTGGGCTGTTGTGGATATGCGTGTTTGGACTGCACTAGCAGTTATAAAATAGGCACATCCAATACCAGCAGCACTGGGCTATTTAACATGGCATTTGGCCTAGCTGCGCTTTGTTGCAACCGTAATGGTTGTAGCAATACAGCTATCGGTGCGTCTGCTCTACGATGCAATACTAGCGGGTGTCACAACATTGCAGTTGGTTGTTTAGCACTCCAATTTAATACAAGTGGTAACAATAACATAGGCATGGGCTTTGATGCCCTTGGAATTAACCCTGGTGGCTGTGACAACATTGCATTGGGGGCATGTGCTCTAAGGAACAATACCACCAATTCAAACATAGCAATTGGCGGCGCTGCCCTACAGCAGAATACTACTGGGACTGGTAACATAGCACTGGGTATTGGTGCGCTGACTGCCAACACCACTGGAACATGTAACATAGCAATTGGCCAAAACGCTGGAAGTCTGATCACAACTGGGTTCAACAACACGGTAATTGGCAATGTAACACCAGCAGCAGGCAGTGTATCTTGTGTGCTGATTGCTGCTGGCAGTTGTCTGCGACTGGCTATAGATGGGAATGGATTTGCTATAAACGGCAACCCTGTGGGCTGTTGTGGATATGCGTGTTTGGACTGCACTAGCAGTTATAAAATAGGCACATCCAATACCAGCAGCACTGGGCTATTTAACATGGCATTTGGCCTAGCTGCGCTTTGTTGCAACCAAAATGGTAGTAATAATACAGCTATCGGTGCTTGTGCTCTACGATGCAATACAACTGGTAGCAATAACATTGCAGTTGGTTGTTGGGCACTCCAATTTAATACAAGTGGTATCAATAATATAGGCCTGGGCTTTGATGCCCTTGGCACTAACTTTTGTGGCAGTGACAACATTGCATTGGGGGCATGTGCTCTAAGGAACAATACCACCAATTCAAACATAGCAATTGGCGGCGCTGCCCTACAGCAGAATACCAATGGCACAAACAACACTGCAATAGGACGATCAGCAGGTACGAGCAACACAAATGGCAGTAACAACGTGTTTTTGGGATGCGGTGCAAGTGGAGCAACAGCAACCAGCAACAACACAATAACTTTTGGTGATTCCAGCATTACTACACTGCGAGCTCAGGTAACTACTATTACTGCTTTGTCTGATGCTAGAGACAAAACTGACATCGAAGATATTCCTTTGGGATTGCAGCTGATACGTGATCTACGTCCAGTAAAATTCACATGGAATACTAGAGATGGCAGCCGAGTAGGGGTCAAGAGCGCTGGATTTATTGCTCAAGAAGTACTGGAAGTCAGCAATCGATATAATCTACAAGACTGGCTGCATTTGGTGCTTGAGGACAACCCAGAGAAGCTTGAAGCCACAGTAGCTAACGTGTTCCCTGTGTTGATTCGAGCTGTGCAAGAGTTGGCTGAAAGCAACGATCAGCTCAATCAGCGTGTGACAGCTCTTGAACTTGCACTCACTGCCAAAGGTGTGTAGACTTTAGGCTTATGATCCCACGCGGTGGCACTGAACTCATGATGGCCAATCTCTCTCAACAACTGGGAGGTTGGCCAACATCGTTGAATCTCATAGTAAGCAATTGCAGCTTACATCAAATAGATCCCAACAAAAAGAACGTTGTTTGGCAGCATCTCGACACCGACCAAGAGGCCAGTCAAGGTGCGGCTAATCCACAGTTTCAACAGGCTGTTGCTTGCTGGATATTTGTAAGTGAATGGCAACGTATAAAATGGATAAACTATTTTGGCATAGATCCAAACAAAACAGTTGTGATCCGCAATGCCATACACTCTTTCAATTGGCAACTCAAACCCGCCTCTCAGCAAATTGAAATGATCTACACCAGCACTCCTTGGAGAGGACTTGATGTGTTGCTGGATGCTGTAGACCAACTGCAATATCAAAACTGGCGTCTCACAGTTTACAGCAGCACCATTATCTATGGCAAAGGTTTCAGTGACAGCACCATGAGAGGCTATCAGTCTTTGTTTGATCGCTGTCGCCAGCACACTCAAATCCAGTATGTTGGTTACGGGCTCAATCAAGCTGTGAGAAAGAGATTGCAAGGCAGTCACTTATGGGTATATCCCAGCACTTTCCCAGAAACCAGCTGCATCTCAGCAATAGAGGCTGCTAGTGCTGGGTGCCAGGTGGTCACCACTCGACTTGGTGCTCTTGAAGAAACCCTTGGCGAAAGTGCTTGTTTTGTAGACTATACTACCAACAAACGGGTATTGTCAGCAGCCTTTGCTAAATCTCTTGATAACCAATTGAGCAAATATGATTCAAATAACCCTCAATGGCAAAATCAAGCATTATTATTTGACAAACTCTACAGTTGGAACACTAGAATACACGAATGGCAAATTTTAATCAATCAACTCGTCGCAGAGTAATGATAGGCACCCCTAGCTATGATGGCAAGGTAGAGGTCAGCTACACTAGCAGTTTATTTTATACTACTAAAGCTGCTGAAAAAAGAAACATTGAACTTTTACCCTTATGGGTCAGCTTCGATGCATTGATTCAAAGAGCTAGAAATGACACCTTGCAATTAGCATATGAGATCGGTGTTGATGATCTCGTATGGATTGATCAAGATATTGAATGGACCCCGCAACAGTTTTTTAAACTACTGGATCATCCTGTAGATGTTGTGGGTGGCACATATCCCAAAAAAGGGGATCGTCCAGAATATGTTGTAAGACAAATGACTAAACGCCCTATTGACCCGCAAACTGGTTTGATGGAAGTTGATGGCTTGGGCACAGGATTTGCACGCATGAGTCGACAAGCTATAAACCATTTGTGGAACACCAGTCAAGCCTATATTGATCCCAAAGACATGAAGCAACGCCGAATGATCTGTGATGTGATAGTTACCAACACCGGTCTTATGAGTGAGGACATACGTATGTTTGAAAAACTTCAGGAAGGCGGATTTCCCATATATCTTGACACCACAATCACTTGCAAGCACGGCGGCTATAAGCAATATCAGGGTGACTTCCTACAATGGTACACAGGGCTGGGACAGACAAAAGGCCGGCAATTGTGACTACCTACAAGTGTTGGTCAAGTTCTCAACAGCTTTTTAGTCTATTATAGGCAGATGAATCTTAAATTTTGGCAAAAATAGTCAATTTGCCTTATAATATCTTGAAGCTTCGAGGAACTAGAATGACAAAAAAGATATTTTGGATAGACGGTGGTGCTGGTAGAGTAATCACCGCTATTCCTGCATTAATCAAATACGGTCGATTGCATCCCAACAGCGAATGGGCTGTGTTGGTTGGGGCATGGGATTTCTTATACTGGGGTATTCCCGAGCTGCAAGATCGCACCTACAATCTTGATACAAAAGGTGTTTTTGACAACGTAGTCAAGAATGCTGATCAAATAGTAACCCCGGAGCCTTATCGTATCCCAGCATATTTTAGGCAAGAGATAAGTTTGGCTGAAGCTTTTGACAGGGAAATCAACCAAACTACAGATCACAGTGATTTATTGCCACCACGCTTGGCATTCAATCAACAAGAAACTCTAGTAGCCAAGAATACCATAGCTGATCTCAAAAGTGTGAGCAAAAAGAACAAAACTATTGTATTTCAACCCTTTGGCCGTGGTGCCAAACTGGATCGTGCCACAGTGATTGACGAAGAAAGCAGAAGCTTAAGCTCAAACGACTATTTGAGCCTGAGCCGGCGTCTTAATCAAAAATACAACATGATCTTTTTTGGCGAGCCTGACTTTCAATTGAAAGACGACAACTGGAGTGCCAAATACACTGCTGATTTAAGAGTTTGGTCAGCTCTAGTTGCCAACTCTGACTATTTTGTAGGATGTGACAGTGTAGGCCAGCATATTGCTAGAGCCTCTGGAGTACCAGGCACAGTAATTATTGGGAGTACGTTTCCCAAGAACACCAGCTATCCAGATTACTTTCAAATAATTGAAAAGCCTGCTGCTAGGAAATATAGTCCTATTCGTATTGCTGGTCTGGACGTAAATCTCAGCAATAGGCTGAATGAAGGCACAATGAAATTCTCAACCAAAGAACTAGACGACATCTATCAAAAGATTGTTGCAGATATTGAAAGGAAAACACGCTGATGAAAATAATGGCCATCAATCCCGGTCACAACAGCAGTGTGGCGCTTGTTGAAGACGGTAAGTTGCTGTTTTATAGCGAGGAAGAACGATGGAGTCGCCTAAAGTATGACGGTAATCCATTTAGAGCCATGCTATGGGTACTAACTAATCATTTGGTAGACCACTTGATCATTGGTGGGACCACCACTAATTGGGTTACTCTTCCTTGGACTAACGAGAATGCCTATGCTGCATTAGCTCGCAAATTCAGTCCTAATGTGCAAGTTACCCTAATGGGCCATCTACATCACTTGGGTCATGCAGCTAATGCCTTCTATGGCAGTGGTTTTGAAACAGCATGCGCCTTGGTCGTAGATGGGGCCGGAAGCTATGTGCAAGAAAGCATGGGAGAAGGACTACCACTTACTGGGGGTTTTGAAACTGAAAGCATCTATCATTGCAGCTATCCACATGAGTTCAACGCAGTTTACAAAAGATACAGTGACGGTGCGGAAACCAGCCTCTACTACGACAACGGTATCCAAGAATTTGATAATAATGTTACTATTGTTAAGGCATACGAGAGTGTAAGTGATTATTTAGGATTTGGGGCTATTGAAGCTGGGAAGACCATGGGACTAGCTCCTTATGGCCAAGAAGACAGCAACATTCCTGCCTTTTTCATCAACAATAAAGGCAACAAGAACTTGTTGATTCCTCGATATCCCACCGGCGCACACATTGACGAGAATAGATTTCCTTACTTGCGTAGATACACACAACCAAGTGACTGGCATAATAACTTTGAATTAGTGCGAGATCAAGACAAGAATCTAGCCTACCATGTGCAGAAAGAAACTGAAGAGCAGATGGTGAAGTTGATTGAGCGTGCTATTGACATTACTGGAGAAAATCGCATTGTAATCAGTGGTGGTTATGCACTCAACTGTGTTGCCAACTACAAATATCTAGAACGTTTCCCTAATATTGAGTTTTACATTGATCCCATTGCACATGATGGTGGAACAGCCATTGGTTTAGCTCGGCATGCTTATTATGTTCTGAGCCAAGATACTACACCTCAACCACTCTCTCATCTCTACTTGAGTGTGTTGCCAGACTATAATCAGATTGAAACCACTATTGCTTCTGTTGAAGGTATCAGCATGAGAGACACATCACCTGCTGAAGTGGCACTACTGCTGGCAGAAGGCAATATTGTGGCTTTGTTTCAAGGCGCTAGTGAAGGTGGGCCTCGTGCACTAGGCAACAGAAGCATTCTTTTTGATCCTCGAGTAACCAACGGCAAGGATATTGTTAACCAAGTTAAAAATCGTGAATGGTTCCGCCCTTTTGCTGCGAGTGTGATGGCAGAACATGCAAATGACTGGTTTGACATGCGCAATCTCAATGAAAGCCCTTACATGATGTATGCTGTAAATGTGAAGGAAAGCCAAAGAGAGTTGATTCCTGCAGTTACACATGTGGATGGCACCTGCAGAGTACAAACTGTCACCAGCGAGCAAAACTTGCATTTGTATCAGCTGCTAGATGCTTTTCGGCAACAAACCGAAACACCGTTGCTGTTTAACACTAGTTTCAATCTAGCTGGGCAGCCATTGGTGGAAACACTGGTAGACGCCTTGATAACAATCTTCAACTGTGATATCCACTACCTGTATCTTCCCGATCTGGGAATGTTAGTATGCAAACAGTAAATTTAAAAGAGTTTCACTTGAGCAGTGCGTTACCTGGAGCAGGTAGCCCACTGCTCAACAGCATAATTAAACAAAATCCAAAGTTCTCTGCCACTATAAGTGATCCTTTGCATAGTTTTGTGCACATCCTTATAAGAGACATCAACAGCCCTGTTGGTGTGGTTGCACAAATAACTTGAGATCGACGCCGGCAAATACTCACAATGAGTTTGATATTGGATAGCATACAGTCCAAAAAAAGTGGTCGCTACTACCAATTCTCCAAGAGACTTGACGACTGTGTTGTAGGATCTGTAATTACCTTATGATTTTTTGGTAATGAAACAGCTTAGAATTACAAAATATCCTCTAGATTCACGCATATAGCAGATCTTTTAACAAAAGTATGCAACACTGGAAGTTTCATACACCTACAAGAAAGCAATTATAAATGGCAGGCACCTTATATGGGATGATAACTGTTGCAAGCAGCAACCAATATACACATGTAGCCCTTACAAGTTTTTTCAAACACACAAAATTATCTGCAGAAGATAGGTTTGTGTTGATTGACAACGACGGAGAATGGACTAAAAACTGGCATTTGGACTGTTTTGATCCCAACCTAGTATATGTGAATTCAAACCCTCAGAATTTTAGCACAAATATCAATCAATTGCTGAGATGGGCTGATGAACAATATGCAGATTTAGTTTTCCTCAGCAATGATGTTGTTTTTACCCCCAAGTGGGCTACCCGTCTAGTGATAAATGACAGGACAGTGAGCATTCCCAGTTGTAATCAAACTCATTTTTATGGCTTTGACCCTACCTTAAATCTACAGCAATTTGGTGGTAGATTTCTACATTTGAATGTAGCTGCTCACACACATGCTGCACGGTCACCAGCACCTTTTGAGCGCCTTCTCATGCCCACCTATGTATGTAGAATTCCACGTCTAATTTACCAAGAAGTTGGAGGCTTTGATGAAGCGTTCAACATGGGAGGTGAAGATGTGGACTATAGATTGCGCCTACTTCAAAAAGGCTTTGAAATCAAATATTGCAGCAGTTATTTGCTACACTTCAACGGTTGCAGTAGTTGGAACGGGGCGGAAACCTTAGCTGAAACTCAACTGCGTAACCGGTTGTATATGCAAACTTTTATTGAGAAATGGGGAGAAGATTTACACGACTTGTGTATGAGTTCAGGACAACCAACATCTATTATTGAAAAATATCAATTACACGGGTTACTTAACGAATGCCGTTTCAACGACATAATAAAATCCTTGCTAACTGCACTAGAGTTCAATAAAGTTATATAAATATGTTATATCCAAGGAGAAAAAAACATGAGTGAGACAGTGGGATCAATTATTGATCCACAAACAATAACTACTGAAATTGTTTTAAGTGAAAGAGTAGTAACAAATGAGTTTGTTATTGCTGAAATTTATGAAAGCATTGTGAACCGTTCTGTGCGGGCTGAGATTGAGCTTGGGCCATTTGTTACTGACACAAGACCAGATGGCAGCACGCAAACAAGAGGAAGCAGTCGTCGAGGGATTACAGTGTGGGACAATGATGCGTATGATGCTATAAGGGACACTTGGCGCAACGAAGATCTCATTACACGTATCAAGACCATTTTGAACGGATAATTTAAGTTATGCAAAAACATGAAAACGGAGGGCATATTGTCCTCCGTTTTCACCTATGGTGCTATAGACGTGCACGCGGGGAAGACTGATTCACAAACAACCTTACACGTAGAAAGTTGATTTGGCTTGAGGTATCATAAATCCTTTTGAGGATCGCAACCTTGCTAGTGCATATGAAAGGAACGCAGTAGCTAAAAAGAACAAAGGTGCAGTGCTCCACAACGCTGCACCCTTGTTCTTGGTAACTCTAGTAGCTGAGTTTAGTTTGCGTTCATGCTCGGAATAAGTGACGAATATTGTTTCACAAAAACTTTCCATGAACTCAGTTGATTTGGCTTGATGGGGTGGTCACGTGTAGTTGCCATAAACGACCGAGCACCCATTACAACCATCTCCGGTTCAAAGTTGTCCATCATGAACTGGAAGAAGCGATCGGCGCTCTTATACATGTCATCGTGCGAATTCTTCACACCATTCTGCTTATTACTCTCAGCTTTCTTGACATCATCTGTGAGCTCATACACCAGTGCAGTGGTCAGTGCATAGCAAATGTCCATCTGCTTCACGTTCAGCTTGGTGACTGTGCCATCAAGGATGTCGCGTGCACGGGGTAGGTTAGCTGCTTGTCGACGATAGCTGAGGAACTTCAGGGCAGGACCCTCACCTACAGTGCCCTTGATGAGATCGCCAAGCACATCTGCTGGCAGATCCGTCTCGCGGTAGCTGCCATCCAGTTGGGGCTCATACAGCAGTTCGCTGACAAAGCTCCAGCTACGTGGGGTAGCAAACGCATAGCTTTCGCGACGGGGATCAAAGTCAAAGAGATCATTGGGCTGATAGCTGAGGTAACCCACCACATGCTCGTGGATGCGATTCATCATAGCCCATTCCTGCCAGTCATCAAAGTCCACAGCCAGCGTTGCATGGATGAAGCGATTTGCCAGCGGAGTTGGCATGTTGTAGGCCACACCCTTGTCACGCACTCGGTTACCAGCAGCAACCATCACTGCATCATCAGGCAGCTGGTAACTGCCAATGCGCCGGTTCAGGATCAGCTGATATGTGGCAGCCTGCACAGAGGGTGGTGCTGCGCTCATCTCATCAAAAAACACCATTGCGCGGCTGTTGGGATCAGTGGGCAGATCGGTAGGGTTGCTCCACTTGAAAATCTTCTCTGTCAGTGGAACGTTGTGCTCATTCTTTACCACGTTGCCTTCTGCATCGCGGATAGTCACTTCTGCGAGGTGCGGAATGCCTCGAATGTCAGTGGCCTCAAGTAGGGGAAGTCGAATGTCAATCAGTGGGCGCTTCTGAGCACGAGCAACCTCTGCAACAATGTCACTCTTGCCAATGCCAGGAGGGCCGGCGATGAAGAGAGGTCGCTTCCTACGCGTCACGTGATCGATCATCACCTTCAGCTTGCTGGGACTGACAGTAGTGATTGTCTGGATTTTCTCTTGAGCTGCCTTAGCCATGTCTGCGTGTGTCCTTGCTGTTGTGTATTACCAGCTGAATATATGGCAGGTATTTTTTACGTCAACACAAAAATCATCCGAACATTTCAGCCCACGTCAGTATATTGCCACCCGCCATCTCCAGTTCCATAGCACGCTCAGAATGAAAAACTACAAACCGTTTTTGATCATAGTGATAAGGGCTTTTCACACTCCTATACAGATGGATGTGAACCTTTGGAATATTAAATGTGTTGAAAGGCTGTTTGCTGATATCAAATTCCCAAAATTGGTACATCCTACAAAGGATCAGAAGCCCTGTTGATGTTAACCGAAAACTAGGGCGTGTGCTGCTCCAATTTACAAACAGAATTTTACAAAAACCTTCAAAACCACCTTCCACAAGGTTTTCTGGAAAAGCTTGCTCAGTTGCATCTGGGTTGATCTGCTCGCAAAAATCTTCCCAGATTGCCCGCTGTAATTGGGTCACTTACACCTTGGGAGGTCTAGATATCTTAACACCTTGGGAAAACTCAAACACTTCAAATTTAGTTGTTTTGAACATTTTGTTAAGTTTATCAGCAAGATTGAAGGCATGCCCAGGACTTTCTGGAAAAGTGACCCTACGATATTTTGGATTTGAATCGTCATGCAGTGTATTGACACTCTTGAGGTTGATGGGGGTTCCATCATAAAATACAGCATAAATTGCCTTGGCCGCAATAATCTGTTCGCTCTGAAATGTCTTGGGATCAGTGTAGCTCAACAACACTTTGGGCTTGGGACGACTCATGACTATTGCCTTGTTTCTGGTGTGCAATATTTATGAGTCGTGAGTTTTCTCAGTCAGTCCACCTCGTAAACCACTCGCTTGAAAGTGGCAAAACGCTCCTCATGGGTCATGTTCTTGAGTTTTTTGCTGAGAATACTGAAGAGAAAGCTGAGAAAACGCTCAGGCACAAACTGAGTGTCTTTGCACACATGAGCATAGACATTGGGATTTAACAGTCGCATATCACGGATCAGCTCATGTTCACCATCTTTGCAGATGTTTGCTTGATACCATTTGCCACCCATGCATAGCCACATCCAAAATGTGGTGAAACTGCGAGATGTGAACAAAAGGCTGCCAGCAGCAATTACGCAAGTGGTGCCCTCTGAGGTTGGCAACCGGTCTACCAGGACACTTTCACCCAAATCGCTGGCGATTCGGAGGCATTCCAAATCTGAATGCTGGAAGTCTAGTAATCGTTGTCCCATGTTACTCCTCCCTTTGTAAGTTGCTCTACCGCAGTCAATAGCAATTCTTTGCTGGCTTCAAAACCATGCAAATGATATTTCAAGGTTCTCAAGGGCAAGTTGCGGGTGTTGTCAGAGTCTTTCAAGAGCAGCTCTCCAGAAAGGCTGCCCCAAGCAGCAGATTCTGAAGCCAGCAGTGTTTTCCCATCTGTGGCAAACTCACAATTGTGGAAGTCAAAGCTGTCCCAAACCTTCTCTACACTTTCTCCAAAGCGGCGTTTGATCATTTGCACTGTTATTCCTGTGAGCGGGGAATCACCTGGCATCCGATAAGTGATGGCATTATCACTTTGGTGTGCAACGTAAAACTTGTTTTTGGGTTTGGTCTGTAGGCATTTGAAGTTGTTGAAAAGCTCTACTGTGAAGGTGTTGTCTTCTTGTTCCATGCATTCAGTTTCTTTTTCAAACTCCTCCTGCACATTCACCATAAGAGAGGTTTCAAAGATTTTTTTCCAAGTGGCCAGCTGTTCCCCGCTGGTGAAAAACACATCTAAGTCACCAGTAGTCCAGGGATTGTTTTCCCAAAGTTTGCGTGCCGCGCCGCCAGCAATCCAAGGCCCTTCAGTAATACTCAAAGGAGGCATTCGAGCAATCAAAGTTTGGAATAAGGGATCAACCACAGGCTTCATCAACATCAGAACGTGCCTCCATTGAGATCTAGATTGCGTGGGGTTGATTGCAGTTGCCCCACAAGTTTTTCTTGTAGTTCCATCACTTTTTGTGCAAGATTTACATCGCGAGCCAACAATGCAGTTAAGCTCAAGGCCAAACTTTCCGCGTCTTCTCTTGACATGCGAATCTCTTTTGAGTTGTAGTCGCGAGCAGTGTTCACCAGTTTCACAAACTGATTGATGGGATCACTGGAAAAGTTGCTGCTCATGGCTGTTTTTGTCCCTCTTTTTGTTTTTTGTTGAGCACTGTATTGAGTTCCAACTTGCTGGAAAATGGCCCCACAGTAGGGGCGTTTTCTACAGTTTCCATCTTGGGACAAAAACTGGGACTCCAGCCATGACTATAGTGAATGCCCCAATATCCAGCTGCAAATCTACTTTTGCTGTGTGCTGTTTTTGAATAGGTAACAAAAGGAGAGTCTTGGACATTTTGTGGATTCGTATGCTTGATTGGCCAAACGCCAATTTTGTCCAAAGGTTCTTCCTTTGCTTCCAGTTGCTCAAAAGTGATGTGCCACCCCAGCGACTTTTCCAACGCCTCTTGACTAGAGAATGTTTCAGTTGTTTGGCTGCTTAGGAGCGTGTAAGATCCATCCTGGGCACTGAGCACTCCAACTCTATTCCCCCATTCAGTCAACATCCAACTTTGTGCACTGATGGGTTTGGCTGAGATTTTCTTCATTGTCAACTACCTTGAACTTTGCCCTACGGGCCTTCGCTTGTGTTTCTGTCTGCCAGTTACACATCAAGTCTGCAACAGCAACCAGCTTTGTCAACTCATCAGGTGCTAGTGCCCCTGGATAAGATTCGTTGAATTTAAGCAATTGTTTTCTTAAGGAGTTTCCATGTTGGTTAAATGAATTTTCAAAAGGCAATATGTTGTAGTCAAAAACACCATCTGCTATTTTTAGGGTTATATCTATACCATCGCGGCACCAAATGCTAGCAGTATTTGGAATTGGGGCCTGTTGCCAATCAAAACTTTCACTAGTAATACAAACCAAACGATTGTTGTTTTTGATGATGCGACTCCAAATTTTGTATAGGTCTGGTTCACCAATAAGTGGTACACACGTCTTTAACCACCATCCGCGGCCAGGATGGCTCTTTTGTTGAAAGTGTGTGATCTCAGGAGGTTGACATGAGACTAGGATGTTCCAGATGTTTTGAAAATCCAAATCCATAGCCTTATTTACTCGGTCAAGTGTCCTTGATATTCACTACTGAAACACACACTGTAATCTGAGGCTGTTTTTTCAATCCGCATCAAACCCCACTGTGCTGCAAATTTCAGCAATGCAATGCCCACTTGTGCCTTACGGGGTTGGTTTACTGCATTTTTGATGCAAGTATCCCAAGTTTCCACAAACTCTTGAGGCTGAGCGGTGAGATCAACAAGAGTACAGTTTCTTTCATATGCGTCACGAACTCGAATCTCTTCTCCGTTGTGGTCTGTCCACGTGCTGAGCATGAGATTGTTCCAGGAATAGCCTTGGGACACTTTGTTTTCAAATGCTTCCAACATCTTTTTCTTCCGCACACCTGGGAATGCACTCATGACATTATCACTGGCATCACCCCTAATGCATTTTTCAAACAAAATCCATTCAGGATGAGGCACTGGTAGTGCCTCGCCCTTCTTGTTGTGCGCAAGATTGCCATCTTTGTCGTAAATTCCGTTTATGGTATAGAGCAACGCACTGATACCATCGTAAATTTTAACATTCGTGGCTAGCAGTTGTTGAAAGTCACTGTCAGTGCTGACAATCACATGATCATCACCCGGATGCAATTGGATCCAACGTGCAATGAGATCATCTGCTTCAGCTTGTGGCGCCTTCAACACTGTTGCATTGGTACGCGAGCTTACGAACTTAATGAAGTCATCAAGAGCTTCATAAAACACTCGATCTTCTTCCTGTTCATCCGCTGTGCGCTGTCCAGCAGCTACTCGGCGATGAGCTTTGTAAGGCTGGTAAAAATCCCGTCGCCAACTCCTGCTTTCGAGGCAGCACACTAAATGTGACCCATTGAAATCGTTCCACACCTTTTTGATGCTGGTGAAAATAATGTGCATGGCCAAGCCCACTTGTGCATTGAAATCTGGAGCTCTTACACCATATCGAACACGCATCGCCAAATTTTGCAGATCTACAATTACATAAGTGCTCAAAGTTCTATCTCCACTATATGACACAACTCTAGCAAGGCTAGGCAGTGTGTCAACTGTATTCAGTCTTCTGTTTGTTAGGTCGCCTTGCTCTCCGGTTAGTTGGTATAGCAGTGGCAACAAATGCATCATCTTGTTCGCCCAAATCTGAGGCTACGGCTCGACAAACATCTGTTAACCACTTTTCCACTACTTCTTGCTCACTGGCACCTTCATAACCGTGGTTGCGGAGAAATTCCACAAAATAACTGTTGTAATCCAATTCAAAAAAGCTTCGTGACGGATCAGTGGGGTCCCAACTGATGTTGGGCATAGCTACCCAAGGCTCTTTTTTGGCCTCAGCTGTTTGCTTCTCATGCTCATTGCGATCAATTTTGTTGTGTTTGAGTTCAACATCCAACAGGGCTATTGCACGATCAACACTGGTTTCTTCAGTAGTCAGCATGCATATTTGCTGGTCAAACTCATACTCAGTAAGTTGCCCATATTTCTTTTTGGATTTGAGAGTTTTGATCTCTTTCTGAAGAGGATCTTCCTCATTTATTTCAATCAAGCGTAACTCAAGGTCAAGACCCTGCATAGTGTATTCGGCTTCTGCAATTTGTCTTGTGCGACCTCGTAGACCCCAACTTCCTGGCCAAAGGCCAAAGGGGATTTTTAGATTCTTGCTCATGTTTTTTCCTTGAAGTTGTTTGGTAGCACATAACTGAGATCTTGTAGATCAAACATGTAGTCGGGTGCTGAAAGTGGCACTGCATACCTCACTTGGGGATGGATGTATTTTTGGTGCTCTGAAATAGGACACTCAGCCACCCTACTAGCTAGCGTGGAGAGATTGTGGGGATCCTGACCATACGAGATGGTGAAGAATCCCCGGTTGGCCACCAACAGCTCGCCACTATCTGAATACCAATCAAATCTGACAGGTATGCTCATGCTTAGGCGTAACTTCCAAATAAATGCAATTGCATATTAAAGACGAATCCGTTCTGGACACAATAACGAGCAGCGTGTTCGTGATTGGCTTGAGCAGTTTGCATATTGATAAGCCCTGGCGTCCAAAAACTCACAACTTCATCCACAATACTGCGTTCTTCAAGACTAATTTGATTTTTCTCAGCTCGAATTTGCTTGCTTTTCTGCGGTTCATGGTTGTAAATGTTCATGGGACTTACAAACACCTTCTTACCAGTTTGGTCCCGCCAGTTGTGTGCCCAGTCAGGGACATTATTGTAAGGAGTATCAGAATCTGCACTCATTACAAATTTCAAACAGTCTGCTCTTCCTAGCATTTCTGCTCGTGGTTCAAGATATTTCACCGGACGGCCATTTTTTTCACTGCACTTGGGACTTACTACTAAGGTAGTTTCCTGAGGAATGTTCTGGACGATAGTGCCGTTGCTTTCAATTTGCGTTCGGGCAAACTGGGTATTCATATGCTCTAAAAATGGAACAATGTTTTTTTGTAGCATGGGCTCACCGCCAGTAAGCACGAGAACCATGTTGCGTTTCTTTACAGGATCACTTCCTGGACCCCCATACACAACATCAGCCCAAAGAGGGGTATTACCATTGAAGCTGTCAGAGATGCTCTTTGCGATTTTGGAGTCAATCTCTTGGATTGTCATCCAATCACCATCATCAAAGAAAGTATCACAAAATGAACATTGGAGATTGCACTTGGCTAGCCTAACAAACACAGCAGGCTCGCCTCGATATGGGCCTTCTCCCTGAAATGTGGTGAAAATACTAGTTACAAAAAGTTCATCTTCTGCATTTTTGAAGTAACGTTCACCAACCAGCTCATTGCGTCCAAACATCCTAGATTCTCCTATTTGTTATAATTTTGTTGTAACCATGCAGACAAGTCAAGGAGCTTGTGTTAAAGCTGCCAAACTAGTTGATAGCCGTCATATACAAGCGGCACACAAATGTTTTGAAAGAATTCTTCCACATACTTGCCTTTGCCTATCCGAGAAGAAGAGTCACCAAAATTATCGTCCACAGCAATCATTGTGCCTGGACCCAAACAACTCCAAATTGCAGTCAATTCTTTCATATGATGAAAACTACTGGGATGAGGATTGTCTGGGTAAAAATCAAAACTGTCGAGATAGAGTAAGTTTATCTGACGGTTTTCTGCCTGCAACTTTTGACTTAAATTTCGTAACCAAACAACACTGTCTTGACAAAAAATTTGTGTGTTTGAGCACACTTGTGAGCGAGAAAAATTCACATGAGACTCATCCAAATCAACTGTCAATAGTTGCCCAGAAAAAGTTTCCACATACTTGTCAAAAATTATTGTACTGAAACCATCACCGTGGAATCCATGTTGTAGGCTGCGACTGCATCCAGTTTCAACAATCAACGGATTGGCAGTTTGTTTTAGATGATTTATCATTATTTCAAAGCTGGCTTGGCGCTTACCTGTTTGGGCCAGCATTTGTTCAAGGCTCATGTCCATTTTTATTTCTCCCTTGTTATGTTCTGTAAGTGTGTTGGGTATCAAAAGGATAGATATCACTTGTTTTGACACCTAACCCAGGTGCAACATGTTGCGAGAATTTTTGTGCATTGGATAAGACAAAATTGGGAAAATAGTTGTTCAATTCCACTGTTTCAAAAAACTGTCCTGGGGTGTGATGGCTACCTTTTGTGGCTATAAATCTGTCAATGTCAAAGTTTTCGACTATTTCAGGTATATTCTCATTTGTATGAACAAAACTGTTGATCTTTTGAATACAATGCTGATTGTTTCCCAATGAGCTCCAATGCCAACCTCCATGCGCAACAAAGGCTGTGCCATCAGGCAACCCAACCCATGGAAACGTAAATGTTCGTTCTGTTTGAGGGTCAGTAAAGTCTTGAGACTTTGAGACAATAATACTTGGACCAGCTTGCCAATCTACCCCATTTGTGGTTTTGATTCTCATGTAATTTAATTTATACAAATACTGTGGAGCAAACAAAATCCAACGAGTGTGCTGACTATCATGTTTTATGCTAGAAACTACTGATGCTCGAGGAATTTCATCGGCATCAGTTACAATGATCAAATCATCAGGGCTTTTGTCTCCTAGTCCTCGAGCAAGACATCTGCGTTGATGATTTTCTCTGAACCAAAGGTTGTCTTCACCGCCAGGCATGTCATCAACAACAATGTGACGAATTTTCTGGGCATATTTTTCAAAGCGTTGTTTGTTTAGATCAAAATACAAGGGCTTGAACATGCCAGTATGTGTAACATTTGATTCAGCTAACACAAAATAGTCAACAACGTCCCATAGCTCTTCAAGGCGTATTTCAAGTAGATCTAACTCATTGAAAAAAGTAAAACAATCATATACTTTCAATTTTTTGTCCTTTGGCAGTTACAACAGTATTTTGTTTTGCCAACTGTTGCACAAATTTATTTTTTCTGATTCACTTACACCAGGAAAATGCACAGCCCAATCGCCTGGCTGCCATGAGCCATCTGTCAACAGTTTGTCCAAGGCAGGTTTTGGTATATAAGGATATAGGTTGTAATCATAGCTGTTTAACATTCGTTGAGGCACAACTTGAATCGTTTTGTCCCAAGGATGTGGAATTTTCAAAGACTCGCCTTGCGGGTAACTTGGGTGGTGTGTGCCGGGGAACCCAAATAACTGATTCAATGCCCACTGTTCTGAGTCCCAATGTTGCAAAGCTTCTTTTTCCACTTTCAATAACTCGTGCAGTAATGACCGACACTGACTTGAGTTACGAAATAAAATGCTGCCTGTATTGAGGCCATTTACATCAGTTGAGATGAGTAAATCATGTGTGTCACTAGTTTTTTCTTGTATGGTTGTTTTGAAGTTGGTGATCAAAACATCAGTATCAGTATACCAAAGCCAACTGAGATGTGGGTGTGTGTCAAAAAGTTCCAACACCGCATGGATTCTGTCAAAGTGACTGGTCCAAGTGGTTTTTTCAAACAGATGATAATTGTGTCTCTGAGCATACAGCTTTTTGTTTTTGTCCAAGGTTATTTTTGAAAGTTCTGAGAAATTGTTGTTGTAAACAACCAGCAGTCCATACATGTGTTGCCCGATCAAAAATAATTTCCATTTATGCGGTCAAACCAACAATCGCCCCCGCCTCCTAGAGGAGTTTGTGTTTTTGTATCCCGATTGCCTTCGCACCAATAGCTTTTGCCCAAACCTATCGCTATAGCCAATGGCGCACTTTGATTGCCAATGAACATTTCACAACCTTGAATTACCTGTGCCAAATGCAACAGATCTAGGGTAGGAAAATAGTCAATAGTCTCCTTGAACTCTGTTTGCCACTCTTGATGTTCTCTAGGTGTGCCCACAAACACAGCCTGCTTGCACAGACCTTGTTTGATAAAATCCATCCATTTTTGTGTAGCACTGTTGTCTCTATGTCTAGGTGTTCGATTGATTACTATGGGTCGATTGGGGATAAGGATTGGGCTAACCTGTGTGAGCCAAGGCTCTCTCAACAACTGGTGCTGCAATTGAACGTCAGTCATATCCCATCCCAGTCCCAAGGCATAGGCTTGAGTTTGATTACCTTGCCAACCAGAAGGTAATATGAATTTCCAATTTTCAGCTGCTAAATCATAATCAATGTGCTGGTTGGTATAGATTTGCACTTCATGCAAATAACTTTGGTGTAACAACAGGCTTTCAATGTTTTGAAAATCTTTTTCACTTATTCTGCCTGTGAAGGGCTGATTGTACCAACCCAACACATTTCGGCAAAACTCATCAAGGTATCCCAATTTGAGGTAAATGTTGCCACCCCCAAGGATTTTTACTGCACAAAGACTGTATATTATATCACCAGCAGTGGCATAGGTTATGAAGTTTTTCAGCACAATCAACCCAAGAAAACTATTTCAAAACTATACCAGAGTCGTGCAAGATTGTCACTTTTTCCTAAGAATGATTTCGATAGCTGATTCACCAATGGGTGTCAGTGTTTGATCTTGATTTTGAATATGGTATCGATAACTGGCATCCAAAAGCTCAAGCTTCAAGATAGTGAGTTCGGGAAAGTTGGCTAGGAAACTTGTGCAGCTTACAGAAACAGGACTCCAGCTGAGATTTTTTTGAATTGTCCAAGTAGTTTTGTGATCCCAGTTGAAACGACTGGGAAAAACCCCTTGTTCATAAAGGTCTTCATCTGGAACCAATAGGACCATATGCCCACCTGGTTGCAAAATTCTGCTCCAGTTTCTCATAGCTTCTGTAGGGTCTCTCATGTGCTCAAGACAATGGCTGCTGAGTAACCAATCAAAACTGTTGTCAGCTACACCTGCCATCAACTGCGCATCACCATCAGGTAGGTCCCAATTTCTCACCTGCTGCATTCCTGGAAAAAAATCTTTGTAATTGCTGACTGGGTCATCCCCAGCACCAATGTCAATGCCATTGCCTACGAAATATCGAGTAATAAATCTGCTGTCAGAGAGCCTTCTCATAACAGCTTTACTGGTTTCATGTGTCATTTTGATTCTCCAAACTGTTGTTTAACGCCTGCCAAGTGAGTTTCCCTTCTCTATGCTCAACTTCTGTTTCCAATGGCCTAATCAGGTCCTCATGGGAAACTTGTTTAGCTATCCTCAAACACTTTTTAACCCCTTGTAGATAACTTCTTGCTATAGCTACTTCCCCAGCGGCTTTTATGTCAATGCAGTTCTGCAAACTGTCTACCAACTTAGATGCTGCCTTAGTGGGATGGTTTTGATGCCAAGTGACCTCACCTTGTATGCTGATGCTTAAGATGGTTTCGCCATAGTCATTGTCAACTCGCAATGCTTGAGTAGGCCTGGCATTACTGCTACCAAATGTCAGTAACGTACCAACCGTGTAACCTGATCCAAGGTTATTCACTGTGATACCGGTTACACTGCCTTGACAGACACTGGTTACCTTAAAAATATTAGAGGCCATCAGGAACCTCTGGGCGATTGCAAAAACTCTATAAAACGAGCTTGATCTTCCACAGCCCAAAAACTGAACCGAAAACTCTCATAGCTGATTTTTTCTGTGGACCAAATATTGGTGCAATTTTCCACACACCAATTGAACAACAGTTCATAACTGGGTTCATAACGTTGGTTGGATGGCTTGTAAAGCTCTTCGAAGCTAAGGAGTAATTGATTGTGAATGAGTATTGCCCGAACACTCTCGGGCAACACATTCCACTCTCTATATCTACTGTTGATGATTTTCATATTTTGACCTAAAAATTCTCTGTTACAATAACTGTTGTATTAGAGAGAGGTCAAGTCAACCATCTTCATAAATTCAGCACGAGCACTGGGATCCTGTTTGAACGCACCACCCAGCTTGCTGGTAACTGTGCTGCTGCAATCATCTTCAACGCCACGATGACTTACGCAATAGTGCTTGCCGTGAATGACGACAGCAATGCTATCGGTTTCCAGGATATATTCCATTGCATGAAAGATCTGCTCAGTCAAACGCTCTTGAATTTGTGGTCGGCGGCTAAAGTATTCGACAATTCGATTGATCTTGCTTAGGCCCAATACCTTTTCTTTGGGAATATAAGCCACAGTTGCTACACCATCAATCACAATGAAGTGATGTTCGCAGGCACTTTTGACAGTGACATTTCGTTCACACACCATTTCATCATAGCCCATTTTGTTGGCAACAGTGGTGCACTTGGGGAAAGCTTCCCAATCAAGACCCCAAAAAAGTTCCTGGATAAACATGCGAGCCACTCGTGTCGGCGTTTCAGCCAAACTATCATCTGATAGATTCAAGCCCATTGTTTCCATGATGTCCTTGAACTTGCGTTCAATAATATCAATTTTGTCTGTGCGGCTTAGGGAATTTTCCACTGTTGGGGTTTCAACCCCTTTGGAAACTAGGTATTCATGTACTTTGCGACCCAGTTCAGGATCACATTTTGTGCGATTATAGCTCATATCTTTCCTTTCAAAGCATCTGTCGTTTATGCACAACGGGTGTTTCCACCAATTTGCTACCGTAATGTAGCAGACTATTTATAACACAAAAATTGTGTTATTGCTATTCAAATTCATCAAAATCCATGACAATGTTGTTATCAGCGTTCATTCCTGTGATTTTGGCTAACATAGCAGAATGTTTTTCAATCAGTTGCATGGGTTTTTCACTAGTGAAGATCTCTTCACAAAGTCCCCCAGCAAATTCAATCAAGTCTTCGCTGATGTGATGTTTCCTCTCCTCCATTGGCAGGTCTTGCATTGCACATGCATGTTGAATAGCTTCAATATGAAGCTCAACATTGTGGCTCATGCCCAGCACATAGCTGAGACCATCCATGCTGCTGGGCCATTTGACCTGATACTTTTCATGGTCCTTAAACTCTTTCTTGCCCCAATCAAACATGCCGCTGCCGTGGTCAGTGTGCTCATGCATAAGATAATGTTTGTATTCATCACTGTAGCGAAACTTCTCGCCATGAACGCCTTCCAAGCTTTGTTGATACAACAAGCTTTCAAACTCTTTTTGTGAAAAAGCTTGTTTTTTGAAATTGAGATCTTCATAACCTTTGACACAGATATCACCAATGGTGATCCGCTTGCCAATGCTGCTTTCGCGAACAGCATGTTTTTGATTGTGGCGATTGATCCAGTCTTGAAACAGTTCTTGACTGCCCTTAAGCTCTTTTTTGTCTGGCAACGAGTTGTTTTTATATGCAATGCTTTGCGGACTTACTTCCCAACTGTAGTAGATGTTGCCTTTTGCTACGTTCACAAAAGGACTTGCTGCATCGTAACTGAGAGTTGTACGCTCGTTGATGTGCTTTCTCCACACTCGTTGAAGTGTAGTAAGAGCGCAGCCTGCCTTGATTTTGCCATTGCCTAGATAATGGATCCAATCTCTGTTATCCAAATACTTGCCATCTCGCATGATAATGATCCGACGGAGATTTATAGCAAAGTTGCTGGCTTGCACATTACTGAATGCCCAGGTTTCAAAAGGAAGATCTTTCACAACGTCCCACCAAATGTCACCTTCTTCTTGATTGCGCCCCTGCAACACATTCAAAAATTGTGTACTACCTTCCCGACGATTTTTGATGAAAAAGTTGTGATTCTCCATACTGCTTTCAAGACAGTCTCTAAAGTTCTTAACCCCAGGATGTAGGTTCTCACCTGTGATGGGATCGTTACCAAACTTCAACAAGCTGCCTGTGGGGACATCTAATACCATACTGTAGTCACAAGTGTGTTCAAGCCAGCGTAGGATTTTCATCCTAATGGCGTCTTTGTCCTTCATCCAGTCTTGATCAGTTTGCTTTTCTTTTTTCTGCCAAGGCCATTTGAGAACGCCAGTAGCAATCTGATAACCACCACTGTCGCCCACAATTACTGAGGCGTTTTTGTCTCGCTTTTGCACCATAGCTTCTTGGATATCACTTTGAGCAGGATCCCAATAACTGTGACCGCTGCTGTAGAGTGCAGTGGGATAATAAAATAAGTTGGTATTGGTTTGCAGAAAGTCCAAATCCTGCAATCCACCCGGCAGCCCCTTGACTGTGCGAGCGTTGGGCTGACTTACTAGTCGCACATAGATCGCTGAGATTGAAGGAAGAAAAATAGCATAGTCCTTGTTGGTGGTCCACATGTCTCTACCCACCACAGGTTGCATGTTTTGATCAATTTTTTTCAAATGTGGGTTGGGGCTGGAAAGTTTTGTCATAGATATATCTTACTTTACTGTGGTTGATCTAGCAACTGTGTTGCTGATGTTTTCAAACATTACGCTAGCTGAAAGATATTTTTGTAAGAGCACTTTCTTTTGCTTTTCCAACTGCCTACTGAACTTTTTGGGGTGATTCAATCTGTACTGAATAAATTCAGTCAATTGTTGTTTGTGTGTTTGATAACTTTCCCAATCTTGAGTCCAGTTGCTGGGATAGAGAAAATCAGGATGATACATTTCGCTGTAGCTGCACCGATTGGGCAGCACTGGGATCACATCTGCCAGCACAGCTTCCATTACACTGATGCCCAAGTTTTCATGCAAGCTACAGGAAAAAATTACTTGGCAGTCAGCCAGCTTTTCGTAATAACTGCTTTTGTTGAGATTCATTTTTTGTGTAATACACCAAGGCTGTTTCATGCTGTTGGAGAGATCTTCAGCAATTTCAGGCTGCTTATCTGGATTGTAACGGTGTGGCCAAATAACGCCCTGTTTCCTCTCTCGGCTGTCCTGCATAATATCTTGCATTTGTTTGACAATAGCAGAGTGTGGTTGCCCACTAGTTTTGGCTTTGTGATGATATTCATTGCTGATGCCCAGATTGCTCAAAAACATTTTTTTATGAAAATCTGTTGCATACCAATTCTCATCGCAGGCATGAAACAGTGCCTGCTCAGCTAGCCAGGGCCACGGTTTGCTCATTTTATATCCAAGGATATCAGTGGGATCGTATGCTCCAGCATGCCAGTAACCTTGTATGTTCCAATTATATCCCATGAGATCATTCATATACTTGACTTGCAGAATCACTGGATTCCAAGCGTCAGTGAACAAATGCACATCATTTGGAGTTGTTTCTCCAGCATCATGTTTGTTGAGAAACTCAACCAGTTGAGTGCTTTTCCATCTGTTGGTGTCGCTGAAATTCAAAAATGCACCAGATGTGGTGCTTGTAGTGTTTTGGACCCCATCAAGTTGGATTACTTTTGCTGCATTTCCAACTATTTCTTGGAGCCGCAACGGAATCTCGTGATACCATTGTTGGGTGTAGCGATTATCCAATGGCTCGATAGGCCATACAAATACATTGGGCATTTTTGATCCTTCAAATATTCTCTAATAGAGATAGTATATAAACCACAGGAGTTTTTGACAATTATAGCATTGAAAATTATAAGGTTATCGCCAATACAAAGTATTTGAGCCAGCACAATCCTATCTCGATCTCCTGGCGCTCAAATACTTTGTATAGCAATCCTTGGTGGTTATGCAGCGTCCCAGGCTAGCACAGCCCCATTCTCACCATCTTCACTAACGTCAATGCTCACTGCACGACCTGGATAGCGAGCAGAGATTTGGGCGTAGAGGTCTTCGGCGATCATCTCGCAGCTTTTGAAATCCAGTTGGATCACACCATCACCATAGAGACTTTCCAGCCAACGCTTGAAAATGATAAATTCAATGTCTCGGTCTAGGTGATTGACGCCAATTCCAACCTTGAAATGAAACATGTGCCTATGCGGATATTGAAGAAAATTTACATCTGCAAGGGAGGGGTCAGTTCCAGCTGCTGGATACTTGTGAATCCCTTCACGTTGAAAAGTCACGTAGATTTTTCTTGTAGTTGGTTCTGTCATTATTTCTCTCTTTGTTATGTGTTCAGATTATATGCTGTAGTCAGCTAAATCAACCGCTACACCAATTGATTTACTGTGCAATATTTGAGGCCACATTGTGCACTACAAAACTCAATACGGGTGGTCCCCATGTCACGGAAATATTCTGGCCAAATGTCACTTTGAGTATGGACTACTGCCCCATCATTGTCACAAACGTATTTCCTGTAAGGCTCACAGCTTGTGCCGCATGCAACACATTTGAGAGTGGGAAAATTTGATGGAATGGTTTTTTTATGTTTCATTTGGGTACCAGCGTATCAACAAAGATATCAGTTGTTTTTTCCCAACTCCATCGCTTGCTGCCTTCAAAAACAGTTTTTCGACTCAATGTCAAACATTGCGAGATAGCTGTCTGAATATCCTCATTTAGCACACCAGTCACCCCATCATCTACAACATCTATTGGACCCTGCACAGGAAATGCTGCAACAGGAGTACCAACACTCATGCTTTCAATCATAACCAACCCAAACGTGTCACTTTTGCTGGTGAAAACAAAGCAGTCAGCATTTTGGAACTGCTGTACCAGTTGCTTACCGCTCAATTGCCCAGTAAATGTCACCCAGGGGTATTTGTTCTGTAACCGCTTGAGATCAGGGCCATCACCAACACACACTAGATTGTATTTTTCTGCTGATAGGCTACAAAACACCTCTAAATTTTTCTCAGCACTGATTCGACCAACACTCAACAATGTGGGCTTGGTGTCACACTTGCGGTCATTAAATTGAAACAGTTGGGTGTTGACTCCCCGTGACCATGTGATGGCTTGAGACAGGCCAAGCGACACCATCTCTCTTTGCATAGTAGGAGTGTTGACCAAAGTTGCTGCACTATTTTGATGAAACCATTTGAGATACCTCATGGTTTTGAGGGCCGGCACACCAAATTTTTCCTTGAGATAGTGATCCCATCTTGTGTGAAAGCTAGTTGTGTAGCGCCAATTTTTGTTTTGAAAAAATTGCCTAGCAGTTAAGCCCAGCACACCTTCTGTACAAATGTGCAAGTGTGTGGGTTCATACGCCTCTATTCTTTTTTTCAAATTCCAAAAATTCAATGGTATGCGAGCACCTGGATATACCAATGCAGGCATAGACATCATTTGATCAGGAGTGATGTGAATGAGATTCTGTATGCCTCGAGAAAACATTTGTTTTTTCACTGCATTCATTGTAGTTACAACACCATTCACTTGGTCTTGGCAGTTGTCATCAACAATCACAAGTCTCATTCAAGGCTCCATGTGTTTTTCGTCATCATACTTTTTGTTTCAGTGTCGTAAACCAGTAGCTCTATTGAGCCATCAAAGTTTTCAACCAAAGCTGACACAGTTTCACAAAAATCACCACAATTCATATACACAAACCCATCCTCAAACGTTTTCAACGATGGAGAATGAATATGGCCACAAATTACTCCATGAAATGCTTCGTCCCGAGCATATTGTACTACATGTTGCTCGTATTTGGTGATAAATGCAACAGCTTGTTTCGTGTTTGTTTTAAGGTATGAACTTAGACTCCAATAATCTTTTCCAAAAAACCGGCGCATATGATTCAAATGTGTGTTCAACCACAGTAAAAAACTGTGTGCTTTGTCGCCCATCAAGCTAAGCCATTTGTGATATCGAATTACACCGTCAAACAAATCACCGTGTGTTACCAAAAATCTCTGCCCATGAACAGAGTGATGTTCAAAGGCATTGCCCAGCTCAATGTTGCCAAAAGTGTGTATGTCTGGAATCCATGCTCGAAGGTACTCATCATGATTACCTAAAACATATCTCACCTGTGTGCCTCTCTTGGCCGCAGTGAGAATTCTTCGAACCACATTGCTATGTGTTTGTGGCCAGAATTTGCTGCTTTTCAATTTCCACAAATCAAATATGTCACCAACGAGGTATAGATTTTGGCAGGAGTTGTGTTTCAAAAACTCCACAAGTAGCTCAGCTTGGCATGCACGACTACCAAGATGCGTATCGCTTATGAAGATGCTACGATATTTGCTGTTTGGCATTATAGACCTTTCAGGTTCATCAAAACTTTTTTATAGTTACTAAGATTCTTGTTCTGAAACCTCTTGTCGTTTGCGTCAATCCAGCGCCAAAAATTCTCCTGTAAGAGAGGATGAACCTCAGGAAGGTCTAACTCAAATTCTGGCATTTCCACTTCTGCCATGCTCAAATAAATGTCGCCGCTTTTGGGATTTTTGAAAAAATCCACGTCCCAACAGTTCAACCCTTCTTGAAACTTGCAGCGAGTTTTGTGGATTACGGGTTTAGCTATCAAGAAAAGTTTGTGATAGTCGTGGATTGAAATTTCTGTTTCGATCTCCACTGTATTTCCAGTAACCTTGGTTTTGAAAGTGAACCAATGCGTTTCTGCATCACCATTGTGTGGTACCACATGTCGAATTCTTGCACTTTTGTTGATATAACCCTGTGTTATTTCAAAGGTTTGCACAAGGGGTTGGCGTTTCAAATGTCGTAGTAGCTCCTGCGGGCTTTCAGGTCGCAGGAGCATTTTGCGTTCGTGTTCAACTGGCACAAGCAGTCTCCAAAAAATGGGCACTGTGGGGTGCCCACTGTGTCCTATTAGCGCAGCTTTGCTGGCAGCACATACTTGTATGTGGTAATGCCAGTATTGAGCTTGAGCTGAATAGCACCCTTGACGGAGAAGCTCATTTCAGCATCAGCACCATCAACCAGCTTCAAAAGTGCAGATACAAGAGCAATAGGCCATTTGTGTGAGCTTTCAAACTCGCCCGTAACCCCTGTAGCAAACACTACACCGCCGCGTTGAGTAGCTGCACCTTCATCTCCAATGAAAAACTTGAGGTTACCATCAACTGTCTTGGGAATGAAGTATTGCTCGTAGCTGCTGAGACTGCCAGCAGCCCAATTGAACTGTTGAATGTTGCTTTTGCTGGGTTTGATTTTCACGTCCCACTGTGGTTCCATGTACTTGGGTTGATCTGGGACCATGTTTTTTGCTAGGAAGCGATAATTGATGAAACTATTGCTCTTGTTTGTGTAGTGCATCTCAGTGGGAACGTCTACACCTTCACGCTCAGTAAGCACTAGTTCAAGCTTGCTGTCTTTGTGGGCAAACTCGGAATCATTCACAATGCTGTTGAGCAAGCCTAGATTGGCAAGGCCAAATTCTCCAGCCCAGCCGTCCACAGGATGCAAAGTTTCAGCCTTGAGAATCACTTGTTTGTCTTTGTCAATAGCCTCAATGGTGCTGGTTTTGGCGCCACCAGACACCTTGATTTTTTCGTAAAAGCCAGTACTGATCACGTTCTTTGCAAGATCAGAAATTGCATCCTTAATAGCTGTTGCTGTCATTTTCAATAACTCCCTTTGTTACCCATTTTGCGTTGTGTTGTCTCTTCGTCAACCAGGATGGCATTTTGTTTCAAATCATCATCAGTCCAACCCATCATGTTCTTGAGTATGAACCTTCGACTTAGCCAAGGTGGTGCACTGTTCAATGCTTCAAATAAAGTTTTGAGTTCAGTAGGCTCATATATTCGAGTTTTTTGGGATTTCATAATTTTTCCACAATTGAGTCAGTTGTCAAACACAACCTTTGTAATATAGTGAGCGATGCTCACGGGTATGTCAACTCTTAAGGGACACCACAGTCGCATTTGATCTTCTTTTTTGAACAGGAGTGCAACGCTGTCTAAATCACTTGAACCTTTGTATGCCACATAGGCAGTGTGCTCGGGTACCCGATCACTAACAAATATTTGACTGCCTTGTTTGTCAAATTTGCGCAACACGCCTGCTGAGTACCAACAGCCCACTTGTTTACAGGAATTGCTGTCATCAATATACAGTTGATTGTCTGGTATTTGGGCACGTATCTCCGGAGTTGTGAAAATGAGATTACCACAGCCTCGACGATTTTGATGCCCTAATAAGGTTGACTGTCTACGGAGTGCAAATGGCAATCCATCGTATTTTTCCACCACAGTGTTTGCTTGTGAAAACAGCAAATCTTCAGCTTCAATTATGCTGTCGACTTCATGAAAGTCGTCCACTACTGAATCTAGACACACATGGCCAGTAACGAACACTAAGGTGCTAGTGGGGGTGCTTGTTGGTGAGTTCCAAGAAGCCGGTGAAGTTGGAGGGTAGGACTTATACCGTAAGAGTTGAGCCCTCTCTTCAAGAGAGGTTCCAAAGAGAGGGCTCACTAGAATTGGCTAATTAGTTTTCTTTTTGGCTGGTGCCTTGCGTTGACTAGGCGCCTTGGGTTCCTTAAGGGCTGTTGTAGCTTTTGGCTTTTTCCCTGTTTTAGCTGGGGGAGGTTCCTGTGATGGCTCTTGTTTGGCAGTAATTACAGGGGCAGGTTGCTGCAACACTGGTGGATCTGTTGGACTAGACGTGATTGGTTGGTATGCACCTTTTTCAATTACAAGGGCTGCCTTCTCTGAGCTGGGTGGCACAGGATTTCCAGCGGGTGTCACAACTATTGGCTGGATTGGTTCTGTCCTGGGTGCAAGAGTAGTTGAAACTGGTGTTTGATCAGGCCCAAACATCCGTCGTATGCGTTCGTATAAGGCAGAAAAAATATTCATGAATTATTCCTTAAGGTTGACTTTTGTCAAATCTACTTGACATATAGCTCCGTTGTCAACCTTTCAAAAACTAAACATGCTGTCAAAAGTTTCGTTGTTTTTGGCATCTTCAAGATTCCAGTGCAATACACCCAACAAGTTTTCCAGTTTCTTGTCCAAAATTGTGGCCTCCATAAGAGCGTTGTCAAAAGGCATAGACTTGAACCAATCAGGAAGATACAGTTGATCTACAGGGTATGCAACAGATGTCATACCCAAAGGGTTTGATCTCAGCTTACAGACAATCACCTTTTGCCCGTCTTGAATTCGCATTGATCCATAATCGTTGTAGATCTCACACAATAGGTTCCAGTTTAGGCTCGCAAGGACATGGCCCGGAATAGTTTTTCTTTTCCCAGTGTCTTTGTTGAGGTCAACGCTTTCCTGAGCTTTCTTAATCATGCCATATTGAGTAAGGTTATTCACCCTTTTGGGGCTGCCTTTTGCCCAGCTGGGCCATTGGCTGAACTCTGTGCGGAACTCCTTGATGCGCGTGAAAATGCTGTCTTTGTCAACCTCAGTCAAAACCAAAGTTAAAATCTCACTCAAGAAGTCCTGGACTGGTTTTGGTGTATCACTTCTCTTGAGATCAAGCCCCATAACTTTGATCTCACCTGGCTTGCCATCTACATCCTTTCGCTTGCCTTCTTTGTCGTAGATCATCACAGCATACCGTTTTTTGGTAATGAACAATCCATGGCTTGCTACTAGTTCACGGCCAGCTTTGATCACACTCCTGGATTCAGGTACATTGAATGCCTGTTTCATAAATCCAGGAAAGCTTTGGTTAGTGATGTCTGCAACTTGATCATACAGTTGCACCACTGCTTCACGACTCCAATCAAAGCTTTTGAAGTCTTCAAGCTGGCTCATTACTGGATATGCGCTAAAATAAATGCTGTCGGTGTCGCCATATATGACAGCATCACCTTTGTAGTGATATTTCCCTGATATTACCTCATTGATCTTACTACCCATGTGTTTGACGATACATCTACCTGTTAAAGTAGTACTTTGTGCAATACGGTTGTCAAACCACGATGAGCTAGAATTTCCGATAGCTCCATAAAGTGAATTTAGCAAAATTTTCTTAATCAACTGCCTTCTGTCATAAAAATCAGCTTTTTCTTGATACTCACTCTTCTTAGAGGGATTAGGTTCTTCATCAGCTTTTTTGAAACATGCTTTGGCTTCTGCCTGCAACTCCTTTCTCTCACCATACCAGCGGGCCAGCAAGCCTGGTACCACACCTTCCTTGTTGAGATCAAAAATAGTGCCATTGGCACTGAGCGTCATTTGCTTTTTGGGATTTTCAAAAATCCATTGATACAGTTCGTCAGCACTGAGTTCCACAGTGGTGCCGTCTTCAAAGTCCACAGTCAGCATAACCATTTCCCTATTCATCACTTGGTTATACTCAATAATGCCAAACATCTCGTTCCAACTGTCAGCAAAAGTGCGTTTTTCCTTTTGCATCCTGTGTTGAATCAAACGATCATTACCCACAGGGCGGATTTGCCCCACTACTGTTTCCTTGCTCATGTTCAAACTTCGAATAGCACTGGGATATAGACTGTTGATGTCTACACCGCCAATCCATTTGTGCATGCCTTCAACTGGGTCAGCCACATATGCACCAGCAATACCATTGGGCTCAATGTCTTCACCCTGATCGTCTTTCATGATTTCAGGATTGTCTCTACGTCGAGTAGGAACACATAAGCCAAGATCATGTGCTTCGTTAGTAATGGCATTGTCAATAAGCTGTACTGACCCCATTGTTGTTTGGATCAACACTCCGTTTGTGTGTGCTAGATCATTGCTTAGATCAATGAATTTCAGCTTGCGATCAATTTTCACCAACAGCATAACGTCTTGCCTGTTATAGGCAATGAACTTTTCAAAGTCTTCGTTATAGAGCTTGTCCAAGCTGCCTTCGTAAGCTATCTTCTTGTCGCCCACTTCATACTCGCCCACAAAGTCCAGTCGATAACTGTGCATCTCGTGATAGGTATGCTTGCGGTACAGTTGCAGATAGTCAAGATGGACTCTGCCCACTAGATCAAAAGTAATAGTGGGCTTGCCATAGCTTTCATACTCCCTTTTCTTGGGAAATTTGTTCCAGAGACACAGCCTTTTAGTGTGCTCCTTACTCAAAATTTGAATGATACGATTGTGCAAATAGGGAATATCATAACCCTCTGAATTCCAACCTGTGAGAACATCTGCATCCTCAATGAGGGTGAGAAACACATCCAATAGCTCAGTTTCATTGCTACACAGCACAGTGTCTTCAAATTTGTCCACAACTGCTGATGCTTGCTCTACTGTGAGTGTTTTGGGTTTGAGGACAAGAGTAAAGTTTTTGCCCAGCCAACTCAAATATACAGATACTGCTGTAATGGGATTGAACGCCTCGTCAGTTGACGAGAAGCCCCGATCAGGATCAAAATCAGTTTCCAAGTCAAAAAACGCCACATGCAACTGTGGACTTGCTGTATTTTTGTAATGTTCATAAAAACAACGGAAAATGGGATTGCTATCACTTTCATATTGTTGTGTTTTTGGAACCAAGCGACACTCTCTTTGAAACTCTTCCCAACGATTGGTTTCAAATTTATCCAGCCGTTCACCATAAATGCTAGTGTATTTTCCACGCTCACTGGGAAAATACATTACGTATTTGCTGGGATATGTGTTGTAGACTCGTTTGTGGTTTACACGCTCCACAACTTGAATACAGTGTTTGTCTTTCTCCAAAATAGCATCAACATACGTCATCCAAAACTCCATAATCCATATAAATTCAACCCTGTATAAAACAACATCATTACAGCGAGTAATAGATTCTTACGCAAAATACTGCTGATGGTCAAGGCTACACTGCCAAACAACCAAAACAAATACAATGTGCTCAAAGGTAATATTTGAAAGGCTTAAACGGCGACAGCCAGCAGTATGCTGGCTGTACCTAAAATCTCCAAAAAAAACATTACAATCCATTTAGATCTTTGAGTCAAAGATCTATAAAAATGTATCCTTGCTTTGAGTGCAGCCTTAGGAAACACCTGCTGCTTTTAGCACTTCTTCAACACTGTCCAGCTGTGTTTGAAGATCGTTCAAAGTGTCTTGATTCTGCTGGCTCATCTTGTAGGCGGTTCGGATAGCCATGTTTAGGATCTTTTTGTCAATATCCAGTTCCTCACTTACTGATCCCACTTGGTCTTTTAGTCCCTCTTTGAGGGTAGCAATCTCGCGCAACACATCAATACCTGAATTCACAAGGGCCATAATCTTTGAGCGATCATTTGGTCCTAGAGTGCCGATACCCATCTACTTTTGCTCCACGTTTGTTGTATGCCATGATTGTGTGGCAGACAGCACATGTGTCAAACAACAATAAGGCTGCTGGCTTGGACTCCATTGTTATATCCAATGAGGGAGAATTCTTGTGTGCTCTGGGCTTGCCAAGGAGTTTTGAATCCAGTGTACTGGTTCAACATGCCTCCAACAGAAAAGTTAAATGACTCTTGGCTTGTTAAGGGGTTTTGGAAATTAGCTACGTCCTGGAATCTATAGCCCTCTTGTGTAGTGCTCCGCCAATTCAAAGCTGTGTCGTTGAACCAAACTGTAGATCCTGACAGTGCAACAATAGCTTCTTTGCCCAGTGTGGATCGGTATAATAACCGCGTAAATGGTTTGGATTTGCCTTGATCTTTTAAATTATCAAACAATGTCCATTCTGTGCTTGTGGTTTGAAAATCGTTGGTATAGGCTATCCAGCCTTTGCCGCCCAGCCAAACTTTTACACTACTTCCTACGTGGGCTTCAATACTGTAAATACCGCCAGGGATAATATCTGGAAGTAGTATTCTTGTCCAAGAGTCAGTGTTGTCTTCACTATAGATTACCACAGGCTGTCGCAGATGATTTGTGCAGCCCACAGCAATCCATTTTCCTAGGCCCAAGTGTTTGATATCAAACAAAGTCATGGGTTCTTGATAACTGACAAATTTTCTGACCCAAGTTGCTGGACCACCATTTCCAGACACTGCGACAAATCCAGTTTCTGCAAGGTTACTGAAGTTTTTTTCATGTCCCACAACTGTGAACAATCCTTGTCCCCATGTGATTTTGTTAACAAGCCAACTTTTGTTTTCAGGAGTGTAGGAATACCAATTTACACCATCACCACTTACTGTGAAGTCTCCAAAATTTGTAGCACCAACCCACGTATTGTTTCCATACGCCATGGATTGTATGCTGCCCAGTCCATTGACTGGACTATTGCCTGTAGTCCAGCCTAATTCATTGGTAGAGAAGGCATATAATGCCCTGCTGTACCACCGTGTGGGATCCATACCAAAACTATACAAAGTTGCCATTTCAGCTTATTTAACCGAGGGAAATTTGCCATTGCTTTGAGTTTGAGGAGGAACTCCTCCTGCTGTGACTTTGTTGAGAAATTTCCGGGCTTGTTTTTGAACAGCATCAGGTCCCACATCGGTGGTAGTGTTCACACCTTTAACTATCTTGCCCACACCAGCTGTTTCGCCAAGACTGGGTTTGAGAATCAAGTAGCCATCTGTTCCTGGCGAGAGAGAGTAGGGAAAACTCTCTTGCTTGGTTACCCAAGTCCAACCCAGATGTCTTGCTAATTTTGGTGCCATACTCTTATAACGCTTTTTCCTGCTCGGGGCCCAAGCCTGGAACCAAAGTCCATTTACAGGTAAGGTTTTTTGATGATCAATAGCATACTTGAGAAGTTGAAACACAGCACTGAAGACTTTAAAGGCTGAACCTGTGCCACTTATGTCCATGCCATACTCTGTGTGCCTAAATTCCACCTCGTAAATACCCCTCTTCTGAGGCTCTTGCAATCGAGACATTCGAAGCTCGTATTCGTTGCCATCAATTTCAAACAAAAAATCAATATAGCTGTCGCCTTCTGTTTTTATCTTCCATTTATCCCGGGGAAGTTGGTAATCAAAAGCCTCTTGCAATTTTGGTTGAACTATTGCACTGGGCTTATATACAACAAAGTCACTTGTGTCAAAATCAAAATATACTTTGGCACCAGCTCTCTGCGCCAACATTTGACCCAATGCGCTATAGAGCTTGTTCCTGCTGCCGCGTCCACCAATAAAAGTCAAGTAGTCCCATTCATGAGATCCAAGCCAACCAAAGAGGCGTCGCACCAATTCTTTCCACAAGGGTATGGCCTTAAGGCCCATTGTGCCAGTTTGTTCTATTTCCCCATCCACTGTCCATAACCAAACATAGCCCTTGGCTTGTGGATTGGGCTCTAAATCACTGGCAGCCAATGCATCCTGTAAGTCTTTTTGATTTTTATCTTGAGTAAGTCTTTGTTCGACTAAATGGTCATCATACTCAAAGCTTGTAATATATCTTGAAACTGAGCCCACATTGTCTTGTTGCCATTTGGTTGTCAATGGCTGATAAGCTTCTAGCAACTTCTTTAAGGGCACTAAATGGTAAATTCTCATACTTTTATAAGGTTTCCTTTGAGATCTGTGATAGTAATCCTATCAATACTTACAGGTGTTACCTGACAATTGGGCAGCAAATTATCTCTATCTGAAGGCTGCATGGTATCTACTGGCATATATGCTCGTGCAGTTTTATCCTCAGGTGTTATTTCCCAACTTAAGATGTATTTGCCAAACCAATCATGCTCACCAACATCAAAAAATATAGCAATAACTGGAGTGAAAGGATATTCCACAGTGCTATATCGGCCAAATTCTCTAGCACCAGTCTCATCATATTTTGGTTTCAGTCCGCCTGACTTTATTATACTTGTAAGCTTATTGGTCATATGGTATACTCGCTGGCCCACAATACTTTTGCCTGGATATAAATTATATTGGGAATATTGCATGCCAGGCTCATACCAAATATTTGCTCCAGGACGCAAACCTTTGTAACTTAAACTTTCGTCCAAGTTAGTGAATGATGCAAGCTTGTCCTGCTTGACAATTGCAAAGCTTTTGTTAGTGTGCAACACTGTGCTATCAGCAGGTGCCAACTGTTTTGCCAGCCGGAGATAGAGCTTGTTGCGGCTGCGCTCATCCCCACTGAAGTTGATGTAGTCCCAGCTGTGGGTCTGGAAAAACCATTTGAGTTTTCGTATAATCAAATCAAATAATTGGGCACTTTTTTGGTCAAACATACCTGTTACAGAGATGCTGTGATCTACAGAGAAGGACACTTCATATCCAACCCAGTTTTCTGGCACTTGCTTTTGCAAGATAGTTTGAAGCTCATAAGAAGCGTCTTTTACGACTGCTATTTGCACTTCACTGCCAGCAAATTCAAATTCAGTGTAGTGGGTTGAACCGCCCTTTATTGATTGCCAATCTCCAGGAAGTGGCTTGCCTTTAAAAACTTCATCCAGCTCTTGAGATTTTGCTGCCAACAAATGGTTTTTGATCAGCAGGAACCAATCTCCAAATTGCATTGGCTCTGAATCAAGTCCTGGAGATATCTGACTCAATATTTTAGTATATACTCTTTGTCTACTGTCCCCAGCACCTGCGAAGACCAAATAGTCCCATTCTATATTTTGTAGTAGTCCTATGATTTTTCCTACAACAATTGAAATTACATTCGCTGCACCTGTGCCTAGTAAGCCTGTTGGATCAGTTTCGCCATCTACCCTGAATATTATTTCTCTGCCAACCAGGTTTGCTCCAGCCTCTATGTTTTTCTTCATCAACACATAGGCACCAGATTGGGCCCAATCCCGACTCACACTTATTGTGATCTTATATCCTTGAAGATCAAACTCTGTTTCAAACATTTCTGCGTCGCCGCTTCCATATTTTTTCCAATCGCCTGGAATATGCTCACCACTTATGATTTCATCAACTCTAGTTGCTCCGCCGCAATGTTTGTTTTGAAACCAGTTGGCTTGGCGTTTGTCTAGAGTTGTAGCACCCTGGCGTGTTTTGAGTTTTTGTGTTTTGTCACATGTGACACCTCCGCCATACAGTCTGGTGATTTTGGATTTGAGAGTGCCAGGCGCACCTTTGCGCTCTGTTAACAATGTATCAACAGGCATTTTCTCCCAATGCAGCCATGCTGATGGTGCAACTTGGTTGTGCACACCAGGATCGTATTCTACAACCTTTCCTCGGTATATCTCCCTTATTTGATTCGCTGGTATAGAGCCTTTGACTCCCACTTCATGTGATCCTGTGCCTTGCACATGCACAATTTTTGATTCATCAGGTTTGGGCACTGCAATTACCCATGCTGGATTGTCCCAGTTGGCTTTTTGATTCCATGGTGCAAAACTATGAGCATAAGTTTCAGCTGACCTGGGTTCAGTTGAAAAATAGGTTAAGCCCTGTTGCCCAGCCAAGTTATACTCGCCTTTGCTTTGTATCACTCCTGTTTTTTTGATATTTTGAAATTCATGATTACTCATGCCCCTATACACTAGGTTGGGATTTGGAGTTATGTTTAAATTGGCACGCAAATGAGATTTGGGAACAAGCTGATCTTTTACGGCGATGACTTTGCCATCATCGTCTTCAAGTGGGTCACTTTTGATGTCAAAATAATTGGGATCATATTCGCCCAATCTACCTCTCCAGGTTACACGGTATGTGTCTCTTTTGTTTTCATTTTCTTCTGAGAGACTTTTTTGAGTCTTTAACAGCAGTTCAAAAAACGGGCCAGATACACTAGTGTTTGCTCTCTGTGGTACAAGACGCAGGTTGAGTGCTTCAATCCATTCAGGTTTGATGTGCCTAGCACGCAATCCACCGACAAAAAACAAATGAGTTTCAACAGGTGCATCGCCTTCAGTTTCTAGGACCGCATACATTCTGTTGCGGCCTTCGTGCCCAATTACTCTTGCGGATTTATTATAACGACCTTTTTCCCATTCTATTGGTATGTCTAAGACCAGCCAAGGACTGGCCATTCCCTGCCCTTGATCTAGTTGCTGTTTGATATAATCCACACTCCCAGCATGTTCTCTTGACAAAGGGCTAGCCAATTTCAAAAATACACTGGGCTTCATCGCGACTCTCAAGCCAAGATAATCCACATTCTTATTGTCAGGCACTTCCCCAATGCCACTCACATTGTCGATTTTTACTTCATTTAGCAGGGCAAACAGCTCTATCAGAAGAGCTTCTTGAGCAGGCTTTTTCTCAAGTTTGCTCAATTTCTTGTAATAGTTAAGATCCTCACCCAAGTGATCCAAGGCTATTTCTCGCGCCACACTCCGCAACCGGGTGTGTTCCATCTCCACTTTGATGCCCTGTGCCAGCTGTTTCTCCACAGAGTCTGTTGACACTTTGTATTTTTTAGCCAGCTCAGCTACGCTACTGGTAGGCTTGTTCAATAGGTCATTCAGTTTCATTAGGATCTTCTTCAAGGTTGCGGATTTTTTTCACCGTTGTAGTAGGCTTTCCCCAAGGTTCCGGCCAGCGTTGCGTAAATTTCAGCCTCACATTGGCTGCAGGAATTGGCTTGTAGATGACCCATGCATCGTAATCGTGCTGAATATCCAATGCTGGATCAGGAGTTAGATCATTGGGATCTTGAACCTTGATTTCCCATATATCCATACTCTCGCCCTCATCTTGACTCCAATAGTAAGCCCAATCTTCAGCTTGTTCAAAAGTTTCAAACAGAAACACACCTGGTTGTCGCAATATATGATCATGTTCCTTTGTTTTGGGAACAAGTCCTCTCTGGCGTATGCTCAAACGGTTTCTTGTTCTTGTGACATGATAGAGTTTAGTGGGCAGTGGCTCATCTCCCTGCCCGAGCCACGGGGCAGCTTCTGAGACCTGGTCTTTGTTTAAATCTAGTAACATCACAGGATACCCAGTTGAACTGCGAGCTATTTCTTTGAAGTCATAAGACTTATACCATTTCTCAAGTTGTGATTGTCTTTTGGGATCATCTGAGACAGCAGTGAGAATGACAGCATGAGCCTGGTTGTCTATTGCATCCCCAATACCAGCCTCTAAAATCCAGCTACCTACTCCAGACCCTTGATGATCTTCCTCGACCCATATGTTTTTGAACACAGCTATTGTTTTGTATCTGCGTTGCAATTTTTCTGCAAGGTCGGCGGGTGCATTTTCACTTGCAAGATAATTGACCAATTGTGGGGTAGATGTATCAGTTATGTAGGCTTCGAGACCTCCATGTTCCTCTTGTTGATCAATGCTTATGCTTTCATTTGTCTTGCTCTTGCCCCAGTTTTTTGCACCCTTTTTCCTGCACTGCACTAATGCACCGCTGGCATAGGCACTGGGCCAAACTTTGTAGCGACTCTTGACTTTGTAGTAGCAGGCATCTTGTTTTTCACTGAGCATAGAGTAGTTAACCATTTGGCCTCCGCAATGTGGACAACTGGAGTTTTCTTTCAGCTCATGCTCTGTCAAAGCCAGTTGTATGTTTTTCACATCTTCTGTGCGTATGTGCACAAGATTGCTCATGCCCATGCTTCGACTGTTCCAATAGCCTTGGTTGTGGAGATGCATCATCATATAGTAGAGATATTCTGGCATCAGCTGTTCAGTAGCTGTGACTTTGATTCCAATATGATAGGGACTGAATTCTTTGGCTGGTGTGCCCACATTTGTTCTATCACTGCGTCGCACAAGCCAAAAGTCAGCATCAGGAAAATTAGTTTTGATAGTGCAGAGATCTCCCAATTTTGTAGAGCCAACACTTTCTTTTGTGGCTACGTTCCGGGCCTTGCCTTCACGTTCAGGATTGGGATCTTCTCTACGCTTGCGCCTAGCAGCAGTTGCACGTTTTTTCTTGCCCAGTGCCCAAGCCTTCCGCTGTGGCAGGCATTTGGGCTTGCCTTCGCCTTCACTGCCTCTAGCACAGTCGCCTCTGATCTTGCCATCTGTCCCAAATCGCACCCATTTTTGTTTGAACCAATCACGCAAGCTTTCATCCAAATATTGCGCTTCCCAATCCATGAAGTTTTCAGCAAATTTTTGGCACCGTTCTCGTATGTTTGTATCAGCAGTAACCATAATATTGAAAGTGCGTTGACTTTGGGATTGAGTTGTATCAGAGTAGCCGCAATAGACTTTTTTGACAGGACTCTTGTTGATTAGGTCAGTACAACTTTCACCATATCTTGGCATCTGCTCGCTGCATGGACTGCATGTGGTTACAATTATACAGCCATCAGGTATGCTTCCGTATTTTTTACGATAAGCCCTCATAGCCAATCGTTCAGCATGATACCATTTGTCATTGGCAAATGTGCTGAAACCTATTACAAGACGGTTGCGGGGATCCAACAACCCTGCGGCTACCCATCCGTATTTGTCAGGGTTTTTCTTTCGTCTGGTGTCAACTAGGTTACACAATGCAACTAAGATGCGATCCAGCTTTTTATAGTTGTGTATTTCTACGTTATTGTTTTCATTCAAGGGCTTGCTAGTTGTCTTTCCGCCCTTTTGTCGTTTGCGTCTAGCAGCACAGTGAGCACGTTGGCTGAACCCTTGAGGATTAGAGCAGTTGATACTCTTCTTATACTTTTTGGTCCATTTTTCCTCAACAACAGAGGGATTGCCATTCTCTATACCACTAGATTCCCACTTGCGGAAAAGAGGATGGTCAACACTTTTGGGACTGTAGACTTCCATGCTGCGATAGGCATAGTCGTTGCCACCCAAGTATTGCACATACCCTCTCAAAGCCCAAGCGCCCATGGCAGGTGCAGCACTGTGGTGAGTATAATGTTCGCTATCCGCAGCCACAACACTGCCATCTTTGTAGATCACAAATCTGGCACTGTGATACTTGTTGTTGCGTGCCAACCTTTTCAAATCTTGAATTGTGGGATTTTTGTGAACCATACGCTGGTCTTCATCAGTCCAAGCTTCTTCCAACTTCTTTCCCATTTGGACTAAACTGGTGCCTGTAAATGGGTTGTTTGATCCTCTGTTCTCCACATCGTAACCCAGCTTGTGATAAAAGCCTTCGCTTTCCCATTTGGCCTCTACGACGCTCTTGGTGGCCCCTTTGTTCTTTGCGATAGTCAAGGCTTGTAACATCAACGCTTTGCCAGCACCAGGTTTGTTGTCATAACTGCCCAACCATTTCACATGCGCCACTTGATTTTCAATCACCACATGTATTGCAGTTACACTGAACACGCCTAGATCTGGGGTATAGTTATAGAGGAAAATGCTATTTTTTCCCAAGTTGGGATTGTCAAGTGCTCGTAAGTTATTTTTAACCACATAAGCAACAGCCTCTAAGGCTTTGAAATCCTTGTCAAGTTTTTCATACTTTGGTCCCGCAGCATCATAGCTGGCGTCGTTAATCTCTTCTTGCTCATATGTGATTGCACCCAATAAGTCTTCTAGATCTGCGCGATCCAGTTGATTAGCTGATTCCTCAAGAGGTAAGTTCCAATAACCAGTTCCTTGATCTTGAAATCCCATCTTCTCATAAAATTTGTGGCTGTTCCAGATGGGTTTCACAACAGCGAGTAAGGCACCTTGTTTCTGGCTTTGTGCTAACCCCTGCTCCAAAAGTTGCCTACCAGTGCCATTCAAACTACCTAACCAAGTGATTTTTGCTGTCTTGTTGTCGAGCAGTATGTGCAATGCACTTTGGCAACCTTCAGTGTAGAGCCAAATGCTGTTGTTACCTAGTTGTGGATCGTTTTCAAAAAGCTTCTGTGATTCCAAAACGTGACTGATGGCACGCAAGGCTCGATAGGCTTTGCTTTGCGTTCCCAGTTGACTGCTTGCCGTCGTTAGCTGGCGAGAAATTTGTTCGTTGTAGGTTTGCATCAGTGTCCCACAAGAAGTGAGAACAGCTATAGTTGGTGATGTATGGGGTGTTGTAGAGCGAGAATCAAACACTATATCCTTGGCTGGATCTTTGTAGATAGAGGTTGTTATATATCCTGATTGCAGGATATTAGGCGCATTGTCTAGTATAGTGCTATGATAGAGTTCACTGGGATTATTTTTTGACTCTTCCGGCTTGTCATTCTTTGGGTCAGTGTCTTCCCACTGGCTGAACACACTGGGTTTTTGATTCTGTTGGTCCTCCTTGTTTTCCAAAATATCAACCAGCTTCATTTACAGGCTCCACATGTGTCATATAGCTGTCATCTGTATAAAAGTCCACAGCGTTCTCCACACTGTAGACTGTCATGTCTATTTGATACCCAGGATTACTGGTTATAGGATTTTTCACCCAAGCATTGTCATGCCAAATGATTCTATTGTTGGGATAAAGATAATAGTTTCCTTCATCCATTTTGAACAAATGCGCGCATTTGTGTTCAGGCGTTTCACTGAAATTGGTGTCAGTAAAAGCAGAGTTTTCCCAACCCCAGTCTAAAGTCATACAGTATTGTCCTTGACGACGTTCCCCAGTGTAAACCAACAACGTAGCCCTTAACCCCGCCATGCGTTGCCGGACCTGCACATCAATATAATGACTGAAACAGTCCCAATAAACATGTTCTGCAAGTGGTCTTACTGGTGCATCATTACGCCAACAAAAAGCAGTTATGGGTCGACGTGTCCAGTTCACTCCATTTTCCAAAAATGCTTCAAATAAAGGCGTGCGTTTCTCCATACTTGCGACACTGTGTACATCACAGGGAGTGAACTCGCCGTGGCCTTTGGTGTGATTGTAAAGGTATTGGTTACGTATTAGGCATGTTAAAACGGGGATATTATGATTCAAATATGGCATAGTATATTTATTGTCTGGACAGTGAGCACAATACAAAGGCAGTAAACATGAGAATTGGATTGCAACCCTCCAGAAATTTGTTGCATAATCAAAATTATGACCCAATTATTGATTTTTAGCGGCGCTGGTTTGAGTGCTGAAAGCGGCATCCCCACATTTAGAGAAGATAGCGAAGGTTTATGGAGCCGTTATGATCCATTGGTTTACAGTAATTACGCCACTTGGCGACAAAACTTTCAAATTGTAAATGAATTTCACAGCGACTTACGGGAAATGCTTCTGAAGTTTCAGCCAAACGCCGCCCACAAACAGGTGGCAGAATGGCAGAGAAAATACAGTGCAACAGTGATAACTCAAAATGCAGACCTCTTGCTAGAGGAGGCTGGTTGCATCCCTGTTGTGCATGTTCACGGACAGCTGGATGAAATGCAATGCGAAAACTGTGGCCATGTTTGGAATATTGGCTACACTCGATACAACATCTCCCTAGGTTGTCCCAATTGCCAAAGCCTGACTGATGTCAAGCCTGCGGTAGTGTTGTTTGGTGAACCAGCACCCAAATACCAATATCTCTACAACACACTGGACAGCCTTACAGACAAAAGCCTGTTCCTGTGTATTGGAACATCAGGCTCAGTTGTTCCTGTTGATAACTTCGCAAAAGTGTTGGATTGTCCTAGTGTAATCAACGTGTTAAATTTAAATCGGGACATTGACGGCTACTTGCCTCCGATAGTTCCTTCTCACTGGACTCACTGCCTATTAGGGCCTGTAACTCAACAACTGCACAAAATAGACAAGATCTTACAAGAGCATTTTGGTTTCTAAATAACACAAACGTTTCAAGATCTGGGAAACCAAATGAAAATTCAAGACCTTACGCAACCTTTGAATGAAAGTGTAAATCAAGCCATTCAATGGCACCAGGATAACAAAGTTCCGCTAGTTGATAACATATTCCGTATTCACAGCCCAGCTTGGTTTGAGTTTTTTTGTGAGATGCGACGTCGTGTTTCTTGTGGAGATATACTCTTGGAACACGCTCTTGACCAGGACATGATTGAGAGTGATTTAGGCACGTTTGGTGTGTATGAAGGCAGAATGGTTCCGTTGGATTGTATTTTTGAAACTCCAGAAAGTCTTGATGAGGCTGAGTATCAAGGAAAAGCTGTTGAGCTTAACAAGCCCAAGAGAGGCGGTCCTAAAAAGTATTACGTCTACGTCAAGAATCCCAAAACAGGCAGGGTCAAAAAAATTGCCTTTGGTGATGTGTCAGGTTTGAGTGTTAAAATCCGCGATCCCAAACGACGCAAAGCGTTTGCTTCTCGTCACAACTGTGAACAAAAAACAGACAAAATGAAGGCTGGATACTGGGCGTGTAGAGTTCCCCGCTATACTAAATCCTTGGGATTGAGTCCAATTAGTGCCAAATGGTGGTAATGAATCCCTACAGTGACAAGAAACAAATTCAAGGTTTGGAAAGAACATTCTTTCAATCTGTAGATTCTCATGAGCTAGTGTGGCATCGAGATCACTGTCACAGACTTATTACAGTGGTTGAGGGTAATGGTTGGCAACTTCAAATGGACAACTGCATGCCCTGCAATCTCAAGCCCGGCGATGTCGTGAGAATCCCCCGAGACACCTTCCATAGACTATTGAAGGGCTCAGGGGATTTGAAATTGTTGATAGTTGAAGATTAGGTACCAGTGGCCATTATACTTACTTACCTTGAACCAGTGGGCTGATAACAGAGTTTGGTGCCAACACTCGATAAACGCTTGACCTATTGATCTTAAGCCGCCTTGCGATCTCACTTGCACCAACCCCTTGGGATTTTAGTGACTGAATCTCAGCCAGCTGCCTGCGTGCTGTTGGCGCCCTGCCCTTGTAGCGCCGCTCTGCCTTTGCCTTGGCGATGCCCTCTCGCTGCCGCTCAAGCATCATTTGACGCTCAAACTCTGCTACTGCGCCTAAAACAGTCAGCATCAACTTGGATATTGCATTTCGTGTGTCTAATTCCATGCCGTTCATGCTCTGCACTATTAGGCCAATTTCTCGCTTTTCCAAATCTTCTACAATTTTGAGAAGATCTGATGTACTTCGAGCCAACCGGTCTACTCGTGTAACCATAAACACATCTTTTTCACGAATATATGACATCGCTGCGGTGAGCTGCGGTCTACTTCCAACAGCACTGGTTTGTTCTGCGAAGATTTTTTCACACCCAGCCTGTTGCAATGCTGCAATTTGAGATTCTAGACTTGCGGATTGTTCATGTGTGCTAGTCCTTGCATAACCTATAAGCATTACTTTTTCCTTATAATATAATTCAGCTATTGAGGTCAGGAGCTTCGCGTTCAAACTCCTTGATATTCCAAGCTTTCACCCCAAAATATTCCTGCAACAGCTTGAGCACAATATTGGAATCAAAGTCCTTACAAGAAAACACGTCTAGGTGAAGTGTCCAAGTGTGAGGTACAAAATGACATACAATAGCCGATGTAGTAATAAGTTGCACAGCACTGATACCAGCTTTAGTAACATCGTGGTCTGCGAACCAATGAATCTCTGGTCGACCAAATGCAATCATATCAATATCGTTAACCAGTTGGTCAACCCATTTGGTTACAGTCTCTTTGTCGTTGATGGCTTCATTGCACCCTGCTGCATCGACGACCAAATGTTTGCCCCAGCTTGGTAGGTTTTTCATCTCATATGTGCTCCTTGGTATAAAAGATGGTTTAAGTGGTTATTTATAGTGTTTGAGAATAGTCATATAATTCTCTAGCAGCTAAATTCTTTTCCTTGGCTTCGCACATGAGATCCATCCTATCCCAAAACTCAAGACAGTAGCTGTTCAACGCCTTGTTCCAAGGTCGCTTGCTGTGGGCACGCAGCTTGCTTCGTTTGATACCACTTGACTCGAGCAACGCAATGTCTGGCCTGGTTGTGTTGCTGTGGGAGGGAAGTACATCTTCGTGCGGCCAAGCCACATGAATTTCTGGACGTGCACCACGCCAACTTTCAATCACCTGGGTCAGCCTTGGGTCATCTGGACTGAGATACGTTCCTTGATGAATCCAGTAGTGGTTGATGTCGAGACAGATCTTCACCTTGTCTTTCAAGGGCAAGAGATGATCGAGACCGTAACTGTACTCATCATTCTCCACACTCAGCCATTGCTTTGTGTCACTGCTCAGCCGAGCAAAGCTGTGTTGAAAGTAATCAAGGAAATCGTCTCGACGGGCACCACCATGGATGTTGATCTCCTGTCGCTGATCACTTCCATCAAAGCCCATGAGCCGGAAAATCTCCGAGTGGTACTCGAGGTCTTCAATAGCACGCTCCACCACCTCGGGCTCATGACTCACAAGCATAGTGAACTGTCCAGGATGCGTGCTGAGTCGAATGTCGAAGTCACGTGCTAGTTTGCCTACCTCCCCAAATCCGCGCAGTGCTTCAATCATCACAGATTCTTGATAGGCAGAGCTCCAATTGGCGTGTGTGCGAGCAGGGAGAATCTCACTGCCAATTCGCATCATTCGGAGTTCTTGTGGCCAACTGCCTACAAGCTGAAACTGCCTCATAAGTACCTCAGTGTTGTAGCGCACAATGCCACACAGCTTGTCAATGGCTTGTGTACGTGTGAGCTTTTCCAGTGAGGTTACAGTTGTGCCTTTTGTGTTGTAGAGGCTGTGCCACTCTGCTGCGCTCTTCTTGTCTTTGAACTCTGTTTCAGATACAAATTTACAGCAAAAACCAATTCGCTTGTCAGTCACCAGAGTCTCCTGTGTTACACACTTTTTTAACATAGTTTGCTGTTGCGTCAAAACTTATTGCCAGGTCAACCGAAACTCAGTTACTGCCTCTTGGCTATAAAATAGAACATAGAGTGGGAAGCGTTTCAGTAGGTCCGGATAGCTTCCCGCGTCCTCTTTGATGTCTTCAATTACCTTGCTGTTCATGTGTATCAAGCTGAAGCCACTGTCTCGCCAACTGTTGGTCCAACCACCGGGCTCACCAGCTGAGAACACTACCCTGAACCACGTGTAGGCATTGGCGGGCACTTCTTTGCCCCAGCTTTCTAGGCACCACCTGTAGATGGGCAGCACTTTTTCAAACTCATGCACCTTCTCCACAAAGATGTCTTGCCAGCGAATCTCGTTTATAGCCATGTGAGTTGAAACCTAGTCATGTCGCTTTTGTTGGCGAACCAAAACACCCAGTCGCCATTGTCGTGGAGATCATCGTAAATGAAACACCAATCTCCTTCAAAGTAGTCCAACCAGCCCCACATTGCCTCCTGGATGATGTTGCCTGCTCTTTCTTCACAGAGCTCTTTTTCACACCAGGCCTGCATTTCTTGCAATTTGGCGCTGTTGAGGATATCCTGTTCAATACTCACACAGTAAGCAAACACATATTGCAAGAGGTCTTTGCGCTCGTAGCCATCAATACTTCTTTGGATTTTCATGCTACCCCCATACCAATGAGAATTTCACAGCATCATCTTCCGTGAGAAACCAAAACACATCACCGGTCCAAGTGTATCTGTCAGCGCCAATCACAGTGTTGCACCATTGATGTATCTCCTGCCACTTGCCAAAATGTTCTTTTGACGTGTAGACAAAAGGATACTCGGCGTCCTGAAGATCTTTGCCGTACACAATTCTGTCTTTAGGAAGCCGAGTCCATTTTGTTATATCAAACATGGGCGTCTCTGCTGAAAGATAGGGCCATATGGTAACTCGAATATCAATGTCAACTAGGAAAACCAATGTTTTTTTCCATGTTAGCCCCACACAAGTGAGAATTTTACTGCATCATCTTCTGTGAGGAACCAAAACACATCACCAGTCCAGGTGTAGTTGTCTTGTCCCAAAACATTTTGGCACCATGCGTGAATCTCACTCCATTTATTACTCTGTGAATTTTGAACCAGAACATACGGATAACCAGCAGCCAATAGATTATTGCTAGAGACTCTTTGGTTCGGAGGCAGTTTCCGCCACTTGCTGATGTCTGTCCCAATTGGTGCAAACCAGTCCCTCACAGAAACCAATGTGGCACCACGCGGCTGGTGTCCTGCACAATCTCTCGGGCACTGTCTCGAATGATGAGCCCAGCTGGCTTGTCTCCCACCACCCAACTGCCAATCACAGCATGATGGCCATCTTGCTGGAACAGTCGCGCCCGCTGTTGGTAGATCCGGTGCCCGTGATACTTGCCCGCAGTGCTCGCTACCTCGCGTCCATTGCTCACAATACTGATGTTGGCACCCTCACGGCTGAGCATGGGCTTAGCCACGTAGTCGCTGCCACCAGCTTCTGTTGAGGTCCAGTAGGCAGGCAGAATGTTGGGGTGATCCGGGAACATCTCGTGGAGCACAGGCAGAATGCCTTTGTTGCTCAGTATGCACTTCCAGATGGGTTCAATGATGCCGCTGACATCATTCCTTGTGTGCTGGCCAAACTCATCCGAGAACATCCACTCCCACGGATACAGCTTGAACCAATACTTGATGGGGCGATCTTCCAGGTCCACAAACTGATTGTTGAGCCAGCCAATGTCGCCTAGGTTGATGAAGCGTGCATCAAGGCCAGCCTGTGTGGCCAGGTCCTGAAGATACACACAAGTCTGCCGCTCTTCCTCATTGTCCCCAAAGCCAGCAAAGTAAAAGGGCTCACCCGGTGGCATGAGCACGCGAATCTCAGTAAATCGCTCCACGAGGCGCTCATGTAGGCTGTTGAACTGATCTGCGCCACGGCGCTCGTCCTGTAGCCAAAACCACTGCATCATAGCCGACTCAATCACCATAGTGGGCGTGTCAGCGTTGTATTCCAGCATCTTGGGCGGACCCTTGCCGTCATAGGCGAAGTCAAATCGCCCATAGAGTGATGGGTCGTTCCGTGCCCAACTCCACTGGATGTAGTCGTGATAGTCAGCTGGGATGCCCATGCGCGTCATCAGCTCACGGTCATTGAACACTCGGTCCACAGCATCGAGGCAGCGAGCATGCACCTCTTCGGTAGCAGCTTCCAGCTCATCAATCTCGGCACTGGTGAACTCGTAGGCCACAGTCTCGTCCCAGTAGGTGCCATCTCCACCAGTGCTGGGGTTGCCACTTGTGTGAAACGTGAAGCCCACTTCCTCGGCACGCTCGCGCCAGTTGGGACGGGCCTGCATTGTGTGACGTCGCATATGATGTCTCCTTCTGAGCCTTACTGTAGCAGAATTTTTGGGTTTGTCAACCGCCGCCCGAGCTGCCCATACCAGCACCACTACCACCAAATCCACCGCGGCTAGCACTGCTGGTGCTCACAGCACTTGAGCCACTAGAGGGGACACTCGCGCGGCTTACAGAGGTGGGCATAGTCCGGGCCACTGTGCCTGCACTGCTTGCAGCCGGAGCACCTGGAGAGGCGGGCTTTACATTCCATCCAGCGCGGGCTGCGCCCTGGTTCATGCCACTGCCCAAGCGCCCGCTGTCATAACTCGAGCCGCCTCCGTAGTAGTTTCCTACCATAACTGGTGTAGTGGCCCCACCGCCGCCGTGGTAACCACCAGCCATCACTCGACGATCTTCGCGCTCTCGGGCATTTGTAGGGCTGTTGTAGCCTTGAAAGTAAACCGGCCGAGTATCTGCTGTCATGCGTCCTGCCATGAAGCCAACCATGGCTGGTAGCCAAATGTTGCCCGAATTTCCCGGTCCAGTTACCGACGTGCAACGCTCGTGTCCACGAGCAATACAGCTTTGCTCGTCATTGTATTTCGGCGCTGTAGACACATGATCGCTCATGGCCTTGTACCAGCGATCATCACAATTTGTGCCTCCCATGCTCTTGCATTGGTCAGCACTCTCGTAGATGGGATCACCATCCTTGGGCTTGTCATCACAAGCTGTGAGGCTGATGGCGCTTACTGAGCCCAACAGCACTAGAGCAATTTTTTGACTGTGTCGCATGTGTGTCTCCTGCGAGGACTATAGCAGGTTTAAGGAAAGTGTCAAGCTTAGTAGGTGAAGCAGGCTGCCTGTAGGATACCAACAGCCAGGCTGCTGGTACCCAACATGATTGCATCAGCCATGCAGCGGTCAACTGCAATACTGCGCTGTAGGTTGCCAAACACCCAGTTCATGATCTCCCACATTAGGAGTTGCATAGCCAGTGCCACAGCACACCAAATGACCTTGTCAAGCCAACCAGTGCTGTAGATGATCACAGAGGCCATAGCTACTGTCATGCCCAGCAGGGTGCCAGCAAAACTCAGTGCTGCGGCTGTGTTCCCTTCTCGGATGAGTTGGATCTCATCATAGGGCGTGATCCGGATGTAGATGTAGAGGCTGATGACAATCATCACAAGGCTGCTGCCAAAATACAGCAGGAAGTTGGGCAGGGTAGCTAGTAGCATCTCTGGGTTTCCTTTTTCAGAAAAATGTCAAAATAACCTGGGCAGCCACGCCAGGGTCCACGATCACCACACTGTCTCTATTGTTGAGCCAGCCGTTGGGACTGCGAGCATGGCAGTAATACCACCGACTGCCTTGATTGTGGGGTCCATGGCTGCGTCCCAGGGTACTCTTGCATAGCACCATAATGGGCTTGAGCTCAGCACGCCTTTCCTTGGCATTTGTTGCAGTGCTGAAAAATATCCAGCCTGGGCTCTTGGGCAGTTTCTCATACTTCATTAGATCTTCTCGCCTGGGGCCCAGCCACGCCAACGCTCAAAGCGAGGAAAGCGCAGGCTATACGTGTCACCGTTCTCACTCTTGGAGATGAGATCTGCTCGTATCTCACCAATACGCCCAACTGCCTTTTTCCGGTGCTTCCAGATCACATCACGATCCTCGTCGCTCCAGCCGCTGCCTACACTAACCGAGATCACTCGTCCTTGATCCTCGCCACCAAACTCCACAGCACCCATGGTGTGTTCATACTTGGTGCCAGGTTTACCTGGAACAACAGCAGTTACCTCAAGGTCTACAAAAATAAATGGTTTTGTCTTCAACCAATTTGAGCTTCGCTTGCACTTGTAAGGAGCCCCGGGATCCTTCACCATGATTCCTTCTACGCCACTGTCAAGTGCCTCGCGGTTGAACTCGCTGAGGCGAGCCTGCCCCTCCTCTGTGTCTAGGTCAATTTCCACCTTGGGCACAACACTGACCTGGTCCTTGGTAGCAGACTTCAGGAGCGGTTCCAGCTCACACAGTGCGAGGTGACGATCACGCTGCGAGACCTTGTATTCGCCCTTGAGAAATGCACTCAAGGGCACAATGTCAAACAGTGCAAGATGTGCATCAGAAGTGTCAACGTTCTTCTTGCGCTTGAACTGCTTCATCATAGCCTGAAAGCTGGCAGACACAACCTCCCCATCCAGCACAACGCTTTCAGTTAGTTGGGGCAAGAGTGTAGCCAGCGCCTCAGTTAGTTGAGGGAAGTTATTGTTGATGTGGCCATTCCGGCTGTATTGGATTACTTCGCCAGTAGCCTTGTTCAACACAGTGAGCAACCTTGCTCCATCCAGCTTGAAGTCGCACAGCTTCTTGCCCCGCATGTCATTGGGGTGATCGTCACTGTCCTTGGCCAGCTGGCAAGTGAACACTGGCACAGTGTAAGCTTTGGCGTCTTTGCCGAGCTTGCCTAGCACCTTGTTGATGGTGGTCTCACTCAGGCCGCACTTGAAGTCCTTGAGTAGCACGCGCCTATACCAATTGTTCCACTCGTGCGTGTTGCAGCTTTCAGCAGCTTCCAACACAGCGTCACGAGCATCATGCCCGGTAAGCTTGCGATTCTTCAGTGCATCTGCGAGAGTTTTGAAGTGTGCAAACGTGTAGCTGCCCGCAGCTGGTCCCTGCTCAGTATCATCAATAAGCGGAACCTTCTTGATGCCAAAGGTCACGAGCGCATCAAACGCCAGCATTGCACCTTTAAAAAAGTCTGTGATGCCCAGCTTCCAAGCCTGCTCAACAATCGCTTCCTTGTCCAGCCGACTGTTGGTGGCTTCTAGTGCAACAATTACGTCAGCTGCGGTTTGCATACGCTCTCTTCCCTCTTTGTCAGCACACTATACAGCAGTGTGTGCGGGAGTCAACACCAAATTGTGACTCCCGCACAAAATTTAGGCTGCTAGGCGCAGGTAGCCATATTTGCGAAGCAGTGTTTCCAGCGGCTGCTCATTTACCACCAGTCGACCCTTTTCGTTCACTGTCACTGAGCCCACACCGCGGAGGTTGTTTTCATCTTCGCCATACACAACTCGATCACCAATGTTGGCCACAAAGCCCCGACGAGGTTCAGCAGAATAAATTACCATTTGAGTCTCTCCTTTGTGTGTTTGTAGTGTATCTGTATATAGCGCGTAGTTTTTGTGCTGTCAACACCCTGCCAGTCAAAAACGTTTCAAAGAGTTATCAATTTTTGTTCAGTTTCCGATCACACTCCTTATATACACGAAGTGCCTCAGCATATAGACCTGGATCAGCATCCGCCAGCACCTCTAGGAGAGCACGCTTCTCTCGAAGCCATACTACAGCGAAACCTGGGTCATTGTCAACAATACTCTCAGCATTATCAATAAGATCTGCAAGCTTGATGTTCCGAGCCTCTGTGCTAGCTAGCTTGGTGTGCTCCAGGTCTAGAGCTTTGCGTGCTCGCCGGTTCCCATCTTCAGGCCGACTAACATCAGTTAGCATCTCCACGAGGTGATACACATTGTTACCAAACAGGTCACGAATCAGTTCAAGGTCCACATTGGTGTCCTCAACTGCGTCGTGAAGCCAGGCGGCAGCACGCATCTCATCCGAGACAGGGGCCTGGCTGAACTTGTCCAAGGTAGCCACCACACGCTCGCAGTGTGTCCAGTAAGGTGCATCTGAATACTTGCGTCGCTGTCCCACAGCAGAGTGAGCAGCAATTGAGAAGATCTTTGCACTGTGAACTAGATCACTCATAGCCAAACCTTTCGTAATATCCGGCGCCTGTTTGACGCCAAAGTTGATCCACATATGCTTCAAGGGCTTCAACACTAGCGCAATGCGCGTCATTGAGCACAATGACCCGAATCAACGCTGCACAATCGCTGGTGTATAGATGCACTTCCGGCTCATAAGTGAGTTGCGCACCCGGATAGCCAGGCACATTCTTCCAGTTGTACTGGATCACATCGATGAAATAACGAATGCCCTTTTCATCTGACACACGCTTTTGATACCCGTATTGGTTGAACTCTGGATCAAGTCGGGAAGGAAGAGGATTAGGAAACCTCTTGTAGCCACTCTCAACCAAAGCTTCCTGAGTCAGCATATGTGCCTCCTGTTATGGAGCTCATAATAGCTGACTCAGGAAAAATGTCAACAGGAGATTTAGCTTGTGGCTCGCTGCACCACTGAAGCGATGTAGTCGCACATACCCTCTGTGATTGTGGGACTGCAACCCAGGAAAAACACGCGGTCGAGCACCAAGTTGGCATTGGAATAATCTCGATAGTCACCGAGATGGCGATACCCAGGATGCACTAGGATATTGCCAGCAAAATAATTTCTGGTTTGAATCCTATTTCCCTCTAGGAAGCTCACAAGGTGCTCTTTCTGTTCTTTGCTTTCACAAATCACAGGCACACCGAACCAACTGGTCTCGGCTTCTCTTCGCTCATTCACCACACGCACCCCCGGCACAGTTTCTAAAATATCTTGGATGCGAGTTTTGTTGATACGGCGAAGAGCGTGTATCTTTTCCCATTTTTTCAGCTGAACTAAGCCAACTCCACCTTGCATGTCTAGTGGCTTGAGATTATAGCCCATGTTGCTGAACAAATATTTGTGGTCCATGACCGTGTCATACTCTTGGATCCACTTTTTGAACCTCTCGCCACACATGCCACACTGAATGAGATTTTGTGCCCCCACACAATGGCAGTCGCGACCCCACCAGCTGATGCTCCGTGCCAGGGTGACGATCTCTTTACTCTTGCTGCTCACCATACCGCCTTCCATGGTGCAGAGATGGTGTGCTGGATAAAAGCTACAAGATGCTGCCACACTGAAGTCGGTGAGATACTGTCCTCGCCACTTGCTGCCTAGGCTGTCACAGTTGTCTGAGATGAGCTGGAGCTTGTGCCGGGCTGCAATCTCTTGAATCCTATCAAAGTCATAGGGATTGCCCAACACGGGACTGCTGAACACCGCAACCGTTTTTGATGTGATTTTTGACTCCAGTTGTGTCAAATCCCAGTTGAGATCAGAGAAGTCAATGTCCACAAAAACTGGCTTGAGATTGTTTTGTACAATGGGAGCAATAGTAGTGGGGAAGCCACACACACAAACCAAAATCTCGCTGTCGTCACTCCACCCAAAACTCTTTTTCAGTGCTGCAATCATTGCGAGATTGGCCGAGCTCCCGCTGTTTACCATCACATTATGGGGTAGATTGAACTTTTCGCCAAAACCCTTTTCAAAGCGAGCAACCTTTTCACCACTGCTCAACCATTTGCCCTTCAATATGCTGTGCATCATTTCGGCAATTTCATCTTGATCCCAGTAGGGACCAGAATAATAAACAGTGGATTTACCAGGTTCAAAATCACCTGAGTTGGCCATGTAAGGAAACAAATTGGGTTCTTCATTACCAACTTGGTTAAGAAAATCTTGTATGTGGGCGCGAATGCTCATGAAAAACTCAAGGCCTTTTTGTTAAGAGTGTGTGGAAATGCTGCGGATAAGATCAGTTAAGCCTTGTGTCAAACACACTTGAGGCGCAAACCCCAAACTTTGAAGCAGGGTCGTATCAAGCCAAAAATCTCGACTTTGTATTTTTTGATGAAATTCAGGTGTTGGTATGCCATTGATCTGAGATCTACTATTTGTTAGATGGGCAGATATGTCAATCACATCACGCAATAGCGTGGCATGCCCTGAGCCAATGTTGTAGATAGTGTTGAGCTCACCTTTTTCAAGCACCAAGCTGATGGCTCTTACTGCGTCGTCAATATAGAGTAAGTCTCTGTAAACCATACCATTCTCATACAAGTCAATGGGTTTGTTATGATACAATTGTGAGACCATGTGTTGGATAGCGTTTTTCTTTGTGCTTGCTCCAGCGTCTCCTGGCCCATAAATGTTAGACAAACGCAGGATACGATACTTGACGCCAAAGGTGTTGCACCAGCTCATCAAGAGCTGCTCTGCTGTTCTCTTGGTAATGCTGTAAAATCCCCGAGGATCACAATGCGCAGTTTCAGGAACAGGTAATTGTGTATGACTTCCATACACAAACCAAGATGACACAAAATTGAAAACAACATCTGGTTGATTGCAGTGTTGTAGGGTCTCCATCAATACATTTAAATTTGTATTGATGTCCTTGTGCAGGTCACTGAATACATTATAATTGTCAGTTGTAGAGATGAGATACAGTATGTTGTTTGTGGGAGGAGTTCGGGAATTTCGAGGAACACCTATGCATTTGTGTTGGGTTTTTTGAACAAATGCACTGCCCACAAATCCTGTGGCCCCAAAAACTGAAATTGCTGTTTCCATGCATTATATTTGTGCACAGAAACAGCAATGTCAATTTGTCATTGAGTTTTTCGTACCCAACTGGGTGGAGGCTTGCAGAAGCCAGGCTCGCTACCTGGGAAGGCGACTCGAGTCTGATAACTGTTTCTTTCCTTGAGACGGATACCCATTTTTTGAAGGTTGTCAGCACTGTCATAAAAGATGGTTTGAACAACCTGCGGTTGATTGCTGTTTCGTTCAAATCTCACATGAGTGGTATTGAAGGACGTTTCTTGACCAAATCCAGTACCAACACTGCCTATACTCATTGAACTAGCAGCTATTGACCCAGAGGCTCGCAGCACACTCTTGCCAAGTTGATGAATGTCAACGGCTCCATAAAATGGAAAGGGTTGCCCAGTGTAGCTGGGCTCTTTTTGGAGAAACCAAGCTACACCAATCACCCCAACATTGCTGGTGTCTGAACCAGATTCTGCTGCATAACTATGCTTCTTGCTGCCAAATACAAACTCAGCTGCCTGTTCCCTATTCAACATCCAGCCAGGAACGCTTGTGGTTCCCTGTGCTGGAATCAAAAACCCATTGCTTTCATAACTGGCGGGCTTGCCATCAATTACGCAGATGCCGTCAACAGACACTACAGCCATCACTGGGCTTAAGGTGTGGTTTTGAAGTTCAATAACATAGTTACTGCCCGCTCGACCCTCAATCCAGGTTTGGCCACGATGAGGGTATTCATCAGCTGGAGAGCGACCTTTGGGCCGAATAATAAAATCCAACCCATAGCCGTTACGCATTTTTGTTGCCCATTACCGTGTTGCGATCAACTGCGCTATACATAGTCTCGCTTGCATAGAGATCAGCGGTAGATACTCCAGCACTTTTGGCCATGCGAACACGAGTAGTGGTCTTGCTTAGCACATCCATGGTGTCTGCCATGCTGTTGGTTGAGTAGGTTACTGTGTTACTTTGTTGCATACCAAATGTGTGACCCATTGCAAATGCATCTACATTGGCACCAAGGAAGGTGAAAGTCCAGTCAGAGGCTTCACTCAGCTTGACCATTTCCTTGATTTGAGCTGTGTTGTAGCTGCGGCTTGAGTTTTCCTCGCCGTCAGTTACAATCACAACCAGCACACCTGGCCGTTCGGCCTGAGGCACTGAGTTAAGAACCTTGTTGATCTTTTCCAAAGTGTGCCCAATAGCATCCATTAGGTTGGTGCCACCACCAGGCTGATAGTCAGCTGATGTAAGTGCCTTAACAGACTTCACATGTTGATTTTCAAACAATGTAGTGATTTGTGGGGCGTCAAATTTAACAATAGTGAGATAGGCATCACCAGCGCCTTCGGCAGTCTTTTGTCCTTCAACAAACTCATTCAATCCAGAAATTGTAGCATCGCGCACACGGCCCATGCTTCCACTTTCATCAAGAACCACTGCAATAAGAGTTCCATTGCGACCAGCTGCGGCTGGTGTCCAATTCACTAGTGATTGTGCAGGAAAAGGATTTGCCCAGACTGGGTTATTATTTTGTTGCATTACTTGCCTTCTTTCACGTCCAGGTCTAAACTGCCTGGAGATACAAACATGCTGAACACTGTATCCAGCATGTTTATTTAACGGTGATAATTTTAAGGGTGCAAGTTTTTAGGCGGTAGTTTTTTGACTGATCTGGTAACCAAAATTGTCTAGGATACTCAATAAGTCTTTTACAGCCTCTATGTTTTGTTCTCTAGCTGTAGAGGGCAATTGTTCCCAAGGTTGTATAAGTGGGTGTGTTTTCTGGGCTGTGCTCATTTTGATACCAAATTTCCATCCCTTGTCAACTGCTTCTTTCATCCAGCGAGTGTGCTGGTGTTTTGCCCAAAGATTTAAGATTTCGTCAATAGCAGTGTCTTGTATGCGTGTAGCTCCAGGAGAGGCTGTAACAGTATTTTGGCTACTGTCAATGAGGAAGTCGCCTTTGGGGAAAGTTTTGTTCCATTCTTGAACCAGGAAGTACAATTCACTATCAGTTATGTCGCGAACCAAAGGAATTGTATAACAAAATTTGCCTGAACGGGTTTTTTTGGCATAAAAATTACTTTCTCGTGTGATATCGTGACTGTATAAAGTGGTCTTTCCAATAAGACCACTAGGTAGTTGTGTTTCAACACAGGTAAACCACTGCAATACAACAGATTTAGACAGTTTTTGTGGCACAATCAACGATATATAATTACTCATGCAGCTATTTATTCAAATTGGTTTGAGGTCACAAATAGCATGCATCCATACACAACTGAACTCCTGCAATTTTGTCACTACCCAACATCAAACTGTTGCGTAGAGTCATCACGCATATGCTTTGTTTTTCAACCATAAGTCGGTTATAGAGATCTACAAATTTACCGTGCAAATTGTTGTCACCCCCATTCCATACAAACTGGTCTTGATTCACCAACATTGTGATAGGTTCCTGGTCAATATTGAACACATAATGCCTACCTGTGGCATCAATAAGATGCAGGCACCAACAAATAACAGGCTCCACTACTGGTTCTTCAAGAGCTTCTTCCAGAGCGACGGTTGTATCCATATAATTTACTCCTTGAGGTTTTTGGTTATTTAGAGTGTGATTTTTTTGGTTTCAATCTTTTTGATTATTTTGTCCACAGACTCGTCATCCGCTGTGAGCAGCTCAAAATCATAATATTGTGGTGGCTCAAGCTCAGCTTCATCACCGCTGCGCATCCACACCAACACATCAGGATTGATGACTTGCCGTTGATCGTCAAGAGGACATGCATGATCTAAAATCACACAACTGCTTCGATCGTTACGTGCCATAGTTAGCATGCGATAGCTTTGTCTCATTCTGCCATCAATGCTAAAATCAATGTCTTTGTCACGCACTCTCACGTCCCAACTGCGCATCAAAGCACTGCTTGGCAATTTCTCATGCAGCTTTCGAGACATCTCTGCACGATTGCTGCCAGGTGCACCCATCACCAACACTCTAAACTTGCGATCAGTACACAGACGATAATACTGCACCATACCCTGATCAAGGCTGTGAAATACCCACGGCCTGAAAAACACACCTTGGCTGGGTTCCAACAAAATGTTGGTGTGCAAATTCCACTCAAACAAATTCATGTAGTTGAAGTTGTAGCCGTCAAGTGCTGTTTCTGCATCAACTTCGCCAGAGGAGTTAATATGATGATAGAGGTTGAGAGTTGTTCTCTCCAGTGCACAGACAAAGGCCCACTCATTGGGTGAGTCAAACTCTTCAAAATGAATCACGTTGTTCAAGGGACGGCGAAACACTCCGCTGCGCTTGTGATCAATAACCACACGCTCGCCCAATACCTTGCTCATTACCGGCTCAAGTCGATCCAGCACCATGTTGAAGTTTTCCAACTCCATTCCATAACTGTTGGGCGTGAATCTCAGCCCCTGCACCACTTGTGCGGCTCGTTGTGCATCCTGTGGATTTAAAAAATTGTCAGCATGGATCAATTTCACCATGCCTCTCACCATTGGTGTGCTAGTCATTCAAAAGTCTCCAAATCTCACTGGCTGTATCTAGGAACAAGGCACTCAAAATATGTGAGGGGTCAGCTACCACCAGTGGAGCGCCTTCATCTCCTTGCCATCGCAACTCAGCATTCAAGGGCAAACTGCACAAAATTTTGGTATCAAATTCTTGGCACAACGTGGCTGCACCAGAGTGACCAAAAACATGATTAGTATGTCCGCAATTCTCACAAACATGTGTGCTCATGTTTTCCACGACGCCCAACAACCGTAATCCTCTGTTTTGATACATTTGCATGCCTCGTCTTGTATCAGCAACAGCCACCCGTTGCGGGGTTGTCACAGTCACTACTCCTGCAGAGGGTAATTTGTCACAAATGCTGGTGTGAACATCTCCAGTGCCTGGAGGCATGTCCACTACTAAACAGTCTAGTTCTCCCCAATCAGTGTGGCACAACAAATTGATTACACCCATACTCATCATTGGACCTCGCCAACTAACAGCTTGACTTTCACTTATTCTCGTGGCCAACGTGGTTATTTTTACACCATATTGAACAAAAGGCAAGCTCAGCTGGGGGTCAGTGCTGACTTTTACACTGGTGTTTTCTGGTAATGCCCACATCACTGCTTGACTGGGACCAGAAATATCAGCATCCAATAGTCCTATACGCAAGCCTTGATGAGCTAAGCTGGCTGCCAAGTTTGCAGCTACAGTGCTTTTGCCTACACCGCCTTTGCCACTGCTGACCAGCAAATGGTGCTTCACACCTGTCAATCCACTTGACCCTGTCATCAGTTTTTAAACACTTCAAAATTTACAATTTGTGCGATTTCGTCAATTTGTTTGTTGCTGAACCGCATTATGCCATCATTCATCCGGTCCGCAAATTCACAATCTGTGCCAGTAAGTCTGATAGGGCTATATACTGGCTTTTGCCCATTACGGTAGATTTTGAAATGGTTGGGATAGCTGACATTGATTTCATCTGTACTGCCCATCATCACCAAACCAGGCTTCGCCATAGAGCGCGCCATGTGTTGCCCTACGCTGTCGCACCCAACAAAATAGTCACACTCTGCTATAAAACTCAAATACATTCTGAGATCTGGATTCATGGTGTCAAGATCAATACTGGTTTTGTCTCCAGGGTGCTTAAGCTCACGCAAGCCAAAATACACTACCAAAATGTCTTTGTTGAATTTTTGAACCAGGCTGAGATAGTCATCAGGATCCATGCTGCGATGGCTGCTGTCATAGGGTTTTCCATTCATCATGCCAATGCCGCTGCCGTAGGGTTGGATTACAACAAGTCGACGTTTGTTGGTTTCGGCTAGCTTTTCCTTGATAAGTCGTCTCACAGTGTCTCTTTCCAGATTGCTGATGTAGAGATGTGGATGTTCCAAATCACAGTGATCATCAGTTTTGTTGATTTCCTCATCAAAGGCCTCAGCTAAGCTCAAACGCTGATTGTAGTAGCCGTGAATATAATAAGGCTCTGGACACACCACACGATTGTTTCGGATGAACAAGTCAAACGCACCTTTTTGGCTAATACTAAAACTGCGATTTTGCAGTAATGGGTGGCTCCAGAACAGCAACTCCCAGCCATGTATCAGCACCTTGAAGTCGTCTGTTGGGTTCAATCGTGCATATTTCTCCAGTGCTGGTATGGCTGCAATCACACGGCCGGCGCCACCGTTAATGATGAATGTCGTGTTCATTGAGGATCCTTTTGTTGGGTTTGGTGAGCAATCGCCACCAGCTGTTTTTGTGAACTCTTGGTGTGGTAACGTGGGAAGGGATGAGCCCTTGTGCTTGTGTTTCAAATCCTGTTTTCTCCAAAACTGTAGTGGTGGGAACCCCATCATCATAAAAACTTGTTTGATTGGGAATGGCTTTAGTGATGTTTTCCACCACAAAAATTGTTCCCCCTGGCTGCAAAAGGTGCCACAGAAGGGGAATTTCCTGCTCTATATAAGGACTATGTTGCAAAACCCAAACACACATCACATGAGTGAAAGTTCCTGATTTCAACAAGCCAGGCGCATCACTCAATGCCACAGAAGAGAAGTTTTTGTGATTCACATAATCATTTGCCAATTCCAGCATCTCTGGTTGCAGATCCACACCCACTACACTACAGCTATGCGCTTGAATCAATGCCTGGCTTAATCGACCCACACCACACCCCCAATCCAGCACTCTACTGTTTTCATCAACAGGGGAGAATGTGGTCAACATATTGAGTGCCCATTGGGTTTCTTTTTCCCATCTGCCAGCAGTGGTGCCACCTTCAGGAGTTAAGATCAAGCTTTGTGCATGTTCAAAACTTTCGGGTTTGAAAAAATCAGGATTGTAGCTCATGGTACTTTCGCAATTCCCAGGTGGTGTCTAAGTCTTTGGCCCATTTTGCCAAGTTTTGATAGCTGCTGAGAGGCACTTGCGGCCAAACTTCTGTCGCATGCAACCTTTGTGTTTTGTCTGCCATTCTTTCAACAGTGACCAAGAGCCCGCACTCACTGGGACGCATGCTGTCGTCCAACAGCCCTTGTAGCCAAAGGCATTGAAACCGAGTGCAGAATTCAGGTTTAGTGATGTAAATGGTGCAACCTGTGGTGTGCAAAAATCTGCAGGGGGTGCCGCGAGTTTGAATGTTTCCATAGGCATTGCCATAGAGATGGCCTTCACAACAGGCAGTGCAACTCCCGCAACTTCTATTGGGCATAATTTTGCCACCACTGTTTCCAGTCTAAGAATGGATCCATTTGCGCATCAAATTGCATGTGCAGAGCCAAGCTGGGAATAGGATTGAATCTAATGGCTGGTCCGTTCCGCCAAATATTCCAGATAGTGTTGTCTTCTGTGTAGCGAAACTCATTTTCCTTGCCCTTGCGCAAATACATGCCGCTGTAGTTCAAACTCAAGGCCTCAAACAAACCCCAATTTTGTTCTATCAAGCTTGGCACAGTCAACATCACAAAAGTTGTGTAGATGCCGCTTCTCCAGTGGCGAGCTGTGCCATGCACTAGCCAACAGGGTGGGGTAGGTGGATCATAGCATTCAGGCGCGTCGAATGGATATAATACTATCTGATCATTGTTCAATTTTTGTTTGAAGAGGAAATAGCTGTCCACCATCTCTTGTAGAGAGGATGGCGCATGTAAGTAGTCATCTTCCACACAATACACTAAGTCACTACTGCTGTTTTTGGCACGCAAAAACACCTCATGTCCTGAGTTTTGATAGCCTTGCGTTTCCAATTGAACCAGTTCAAAATTTGGTAAGAGAGATCCCTTTTCCTTAAGAAATTCCACTAACGCCGGGCTGCTGCTGTCGTCCAACACAGTGAGTTTTACGTGAAACCAAGTGCAGTGTAGGATGGCAGCCACAAGGCTGTTGAAACAGCCCTTTACCAAGTCAATTTTTTCCATGTCACAATAGCGCACCCGCCAATCATTGTGTACATTGGCTCGATCACAAGTGCGCAAAATCACATGCAACTCAAGAGGATTGGTATTTTGAATACTCATGCTCAATATCTCCAAACTTCCATATTGGAGTATTGGCTTAAGATATCTGGAGGCAAAATAGTTTCTCTAGGCCGCCATTCTACTCTGCTGTGTATTTTATGTAATTGCATACCAATCTCTGCATCATACTCGTCCCAACTGGCCTCTACCGCGTCAAAATCATGAGGGTAGTAGGGTTCTCCGATGAAATTATACACTGCCTGGAGCACGCCTTGGGGATTTCGACACAACTGTTCGTATTCGATCAACATCAACATATGTTTTTCTGCACTAGTAATAGCTTGTTTCACTCCAGTATAGGCAAATTCCACTATGCCATTCTTCTCCATCAACAAGTTCATCCGATCATACACACTGTCGCCAATCCCACCAAAAATGGTGTTTTTGTCAAAAGGGTGTCGTCGATGTGCAGTTTCAAAACTGTCCAAAACCCATTTGAGGTCACGCACACAAACCAACACTCGTGAGCTGGGATAAACCTCCTGGATTTGTGGCAAGAGTCGGGTCCAGGCTCGGTTGGTGTTCCAACAAATACTTTTGTCTACATCTTGGTAGTAGCCGTCAAACAATGCTCGCACAAGATTTTTTCTGCGACTCACTGGTACTTCTGTTCGCATACCAGGACTGTCTACACTAGTTTCAATCACTCCTCGAACCATAGTGGCCAGTGGATCAGTAATGCTGGCATGCATCACTGGATTCTGCCGCAAAATGCTGCTTAGCAAGGTGCTTCCGCTCCGTGGTAGCCCGCTTATCATGTGATAGTGTTTTTCAGTTGTCATTTTGTTGTTTTTCTCGTAGAGTTGTTTTAATAATTTCACCTGCTCTCTGCAATGGTGTAGACCAACACCCTGGAGTCTGTTGCTTCAGTACACGTAAGCTTTTTGAATACCATGGCGTGCTCTCGTCAGTATGTGTGCTGGTCCAAACATAATATTCCAAAATAGGCACACACACAATCCCAGGCACTCCCATACTGGCGGCTGCATGTATTATACTAGTACAACTGCTGAGCACAATATCCATTTGACTGAGATAGTCCAGTGTGTCGTCCCAGGAGTTGATCCTGGCTCGAAGATTATGGCATCTCTCGTGCGTGTGCTGTAGATCAAAATTGTAGATTTCAACATCCGAGGGTATCACACTCAGCATCTGCTCCAAAGGAATACAGCGATAAATGTCCTGCTCAAAATAAGGGTTGCCTTGACATTTTACCCCAACACGTAGTTTTTTTGACGCAGGCAGTTTGGTATGAGGTTGGCCAGACGCTGTGAGATAAGGCCCTTTCCAAAGGTCTTGTTCGCCAACACCCAAATCAATAGGCAAGTTCATGAGATAAGTCCAGGGCTGATGAACATCAATCTCCTCCTCATTCACCAACACTTCAAATCCATGTCGGCGGAACACTTGGGCTAATCCAGGGCGGTCTAATATGCTGAAAAGTTTTGGTTGCATACCCAAGTTTTTGAGATGGTTGAAGAACCTGATGTTGATGAGCTCGTCACCAGCTCCTCCGCAGGCATTCACATAGAGAGTTTGGCCTGGCACCTTCACTCCATTCCAAATTCTCATTCCTTTGATGTCAAAAACAGTTGTGCGATCTCTGTCCGTGTGTAGGAACCACCGAATTCCTTCAGCAGTTTGTCCAGCTCGGAGCAGTGGATGAGTGTCAGTTATGCGCAGATTCTCGCACTGGTCAGCTGTGACCCAAGGCTGACACTTCAAATCATTTATTACTCTTTCGCTCTCGCCACGCTCACCATTTAACTTCAAACTGGCAGCATAACTCACTATAGCGTCAAAGTCATTTGGGCGCATTTCCAAATTTATCTTATTGTAAAATAATGCTTTTTCTGGCTGATTTGCACGATAATAGGCTTTGCCTAAGTTCACTCTTGCTACATAAGATTCTTCAGGTGTAGTGCACATACCTGCAACAGTTTCAGCACACTTGACAGCCAAGTCTGTATGACCAATCTTTAGGCTCACTGTGCCCAAAGTTTCCAGCTCTAGCAGTGTTTGCGCTCTGGGCCAATAATGGTCCAAGAGTTGAAATGCCAGTGGATGATTTTCCTGTTTGGCCAACTCCAGTGCTGTGGTTTTCACATGCTCAAATGTTGAGCTCATGGGTTACTTTACTACCACTAACTGAATGTAGACTTCGTCGATTATGTTACAGTGCTGTTCAAGATACTGCTCTACCTGTTCTTTAGGTTGCCCCACAAATTGATCTTTGTATTTTTCCATGGGTCGCAAGCTGTAGTCCACCACCTCAAAATCCACATTGTAGCGTTCGGCAAGCCTACTGGCATGTGCACCTTGCTTGCGTGCCAATTGGTTGTATTTGCAGCCAAACAAGCGCAAGCCATCTACAGTGACTGGGCGTTTGTGCGTGGGGTCGCTGAAGAAGTCATCACTGCGGTGATGAGGTACATGAATATGTACTCTTGCCCCAGGTTTGCACACTCGATAAATTTCCTGCAGACAGTGAAAATACCCCTCGCCCAAGTGCTCTAACACATGAGTGGCTCTCAACACATCTACACTGTTGGTGGGAAATGGGAAAATGTCTTTTTCAAGGTCAAAACAAAAATCAGGATTGCAGTTGGGATCGTAGTCACAGTGCACATATCCATCAATCCTGTCTTCACCTGCGCCAATATAGATTTTCATTGTGATTTCTCCAAAAGCTGTCCATTCAACATCAGTGCGGCAACGCTGTCATTGGTTTCAAAAAATCTCAAACTCTGTTCAGGAGTTTCCATAATGGGCTCTCCAGCGCCATTCAAGCTGGTGTTGCACAGCACAGGAACGCCTGTCAATTGATGGTAACAAGTGAGCAGTTGGTGCAACTGGGGATTTTGTTCAGCTGTAACAGTTTGCGGGCGTGCACTGTTGTCCACATGACACACTGCTGGAATCAGTTGCGGCTTCAGCACTTGTGCAGTGTAAAGCATGTAGGGGCTCGAGGGTATTGGCAAGGAGAACCAATCGTGGGCGTGTTCCTGCAACACCACAGGCGCAATAGGTCGAAACCATTCTCTGTTTTTCACTGCGAAATTTATTTTCTCACGCATGTGATAGCTTTGTGCATCAGCCAAAAGACTTCTGTGGCCCAGTGCTCGAGGCCCATATTCGCTTCTGCCCCAGTGCCAGGCCACTATAGCTCCTTGAGCCAGTAGCTCACAAACTCTAGTGTAGTCCACAATGGAGGTAGTGTTTTGAGAAGGTCCCAAATAACATAAATTCTGCGGTTGATAATTTTGCCTTGGTAAGTCAAACAAATGGTGCGCTACCCAAAGAGCGGCGCCCACCGCATTGCCGTCATCGCCACATGCAGGAAAGTGATGAATGCCCTCCCAAAGCTTGCTTTCAGCTATCCGGCTGTTCAAGATGCAGTTCAGCATGCTGCCACCACTGAGGCATAACTGTCGTTGCGGATAAATTTGGTGCAGTGTAGCTAGTGTTTCCAGAACACTCTTCTCCAGTAGCTCTTGAATAGTAGCAGCCAAATCACTGCTTTCCTTGTGTGTGAGCTCATGTGGGTGCTTGGCAATGAGTTTTTCCCACACATTGCTCCAGAACTTCCTGTATTCCAACTCAGCGTGTTCTTGAACACTGAACCATTGTTTTTTCAAAATCTCATCAAAAATAGGGCCAGTGAGTGATTTACCATAACTGCTGAGTCCCATGGTGGTGCCTGCCTTGCTGTAGGCTGGGGAGAAACCCAACAGCTCGGTGAAGATGGCATACCCAATACCTGAGATGAGTGTTGGGCACATTTGAGCTTGAAGCTTAGTGCCTTCACCAAAAAACACCATGTTGTTGTCGCCAAGTTCGCCAAAACTGCTGTCTAAGCTGAAACAAATGGCCTTATCAAAATTGCTAGTGTAGTAGGCACTGCTGGCATGCGCCAAATGATGTGGCAGCACATACACTGGTATTTTGTGGCTGCCGAGGAAAACACCTGTAAGCGTTCGCACGTCGTTGTTGTAGAGTGAGTAGGCAGTTCTCTCCACAGTGTTGCCATCACTGTCATATAGTGCCAAGACACCGTTGCTGTGGTTGGCCTTGTAGTCAGCCAATGCTATGCAACTGATGTCCTCAGGTTTAAGTGAAGCTTCCTGAAGTATAGCCTCAATTGTTTTGTTGGTTACACCAAAAGCCTTTTTTTCTCTAGTAACACGTTCTGTTCCCAAAGCTGCTGTTAATCTGCCATTTTTCACAACTGCCACAGCACCGTCGTGAGAAAAATTCATTCCCAATATGTTCATAACTTAGTATAATAGCCATTTGTCCTGAGAAATCAAATAATCACGTAAATGTAAATATCCCTTCATCATGGTGTGAAATTTCAATAATTGCCCTTGCATGGTGTTTTTGTTGTAGTCAATTTTTTCCAAATGTTCAAAGTAGAAGAGGCATTCTTGTTCGCTGAGATACAAAGGTGCGTTGTACCAACCATGAAATCCCAATGCTGAGGTGTAACCAGTGAGCACTTCTGCACAGAATTTTAAGCTGATATGTGCTGGAGCGAATCGAATGTTGTAGGCAGTTTCAAGGTAATTCTGGTTGAGCAGTGTAATCACAGCATCCTCACTGATGAAGGGCGTGTTGTGATTGGGGGTGTAGTTCCGGGTTTTGATCTGGGGATCTTCAGCTAGGATTTTGAGGAGGCGACGGCTTCGCAAGCTTAATCCTCCGCCACAGGTGAACCAATCTGCGTTTTTAAATTCTTGGTAGTGGCCACTGGCTTGCAGGCTGCCTTTCATTGGCGGAAATTCAGGATGCGAGAGGCTGCCCACGTAATCATATTCAAAATATTCATCAGTCCAGGCTTTGGGGTTTGTGGCTATGCCATCATAGTGTGCTATCAACACAAAATCAGTGTTGATGTAGCTGTGCATGCTCTTGAGGCAGAAATCACAGTATTCCAGCATGCCAAAGTTTTCTGGAATTGGATATTGTGTATGGGGTTGTGCAAGAGTTAATGGTTGATCTGACACCACAATTGTGGTGGTGATCGGTGTAGAGGCAAGGGTTTTTTGAAGTGAGAAACTAGTGAGTTCGTGCTGGATGTTTGTGATGGTGAATAGAGTAAGGGTCATCCAGTAAGCTTAGTTGGCGATTTGACTGTGTGCTAGTTATAGCACTGGAGAATTGCAGCCGTCATGGAACCGGCCGAAGTTTGACACCACGCGGTGCTGCTGCTTATTTCTCTCACCGGACTTGAGCGATTGGTAACAGTGTTATCTCCTAACACACCGCAATCGTTAAATCCCCAAGTCCAAAGTGTGCCATCTGTCTTTATTGCAGTGTTGTGATTACTACCAGCTGAAGTTTGACACCAAGTGGTGGAATTGGTGATTTCTCTCCCTGGACTTGATAGTAGACCTGTGTTGTTGATTCCTAACTGCCCACACTGGTTAAATCCCCAACTCCAAAGTGTGCCATCTGTTTTTATTGCACTAGTCCAGGCGCTTGCCGAAGTTTGACACCAAGTGGTGCTGCTGCTTATTTCTCTCACCGGACTTGAGCGATTGGTAACAGTGTTATCTCCCAACTGCCCACACCTATTACACCCCCAACTCCAAAGTGTGCCATCTGTCTTTACTGCACTGATGGTAATACCTTTACCAGCTGATGTTTGACGCCAAGTGGTGGAACTGGTGATTTCCCTTACAGGACTTGAGCGATTGGTAACAGTGGTGTCTCCTAACATACCGCAATAGTTATTTCCCCAACTCCAAAGTGTACCATCTGTTTTTAATGCACTGGTGTGAAAACTACCACTTGATGTTTGACACCAAGTGGTTGAACTGGTGATTTCTCTCACTGGACTTGAGCGACTTGTAACAGTGTTATCTCCCAATCTGCCACACCCGTTATATCCCCAAGTCCAAAGTGTACCATCTGTTTTTAATGCACTGTTGTGAGAATTACCAGCTGAAGTTTGACACCAAGTAGTTGAACTGGTGATTTCCCTTACAGGACTTGAGCGACTTGTAACAGTGTTGACTCCCAACTGACCCTGGACATTGTATCCCCAAGTCCACAGTGTGCTATCTGTTTTTATTGCACTAGTGAAGGCGCTGCCTGCCGAAGTTTGACACCAAGTGACAGAACTGGTGATTTCTCTCACTGGACTTGAGCGACTTGTAACAGTGTTGTCTCCTAACGGACCGCATATATTACGACCCCAAGTCCACATCTGTCTAAGAGGCCAATCTCGACGTAAAACCCTACCATCCAATCCCACCCATGAAGTACAAGTGGATATTACAGGTACACAAATACTTTTGACAAAAACTGTTTGACCAAAACCTATGCACTTTGTAGCTAGGTCAGGTAAGTCTGATACTGTGTTAACAACAAAACTAATGCCAACTCCAGCAGCACTGGTTTGGGCTGCTAACAAAGGAAAACAAACACTGTCGCAAGCAGTTATTAATGAGTCAATACTAGTTTGGATTTCAGAGGGTGTTGGCATGTTCTGTCTCCATTTACTTCAAGGCACTGGTGTGAAAACCACCAGCTGATGTTTGACGCCAAGTGGTGGAACTGGTGATTTCCCTTACAGGACTTGAGCGATTGGTAACAGTGGTGTCTCCCAACTGACCAGAGCCATTGCCGCCCCAAGTCCAAAGTGTGCCATATATTTTTAATGCACTGGTATGTATCCACCCGACAGAAGTTTGACACCAAGTGGTGGAACTGGTGATTTCCCTTACAGGACTTGAGCGATTGGTAACAGTGGTGTCTCCCAACTGACCAGAGCCATTGTATCCCCAAGTCCACAGGGAGCCATCTGTTTTTATTGCAGCGGTATGGATACCAGCTGAAGTTCGACACCAATTGGTGCTGTTGGTAATTTCTATGTTTGGATTTGAACTATTAGTGATGGTGTTGTTTCCCAGCTGGCCCGACCCGTTTTCTCCCCAAGTCCAAAGTGTGCCATTTGTTTTTATTGCAGCAGTATTCGTAGGGCCTGCTGAAGTTTGACACCAAGTGGTTGAACTGCTACTTTCTCTCACTGGACTTGACTTAGCCGTAACAGTGTTGTCTCCCAACTGACCCCAACCGTTCCAGCCCCAAGTCCAAAGTGTGCCATCTGTTTTTAATGCACTGGTATGGCTGCCGCTGTTAAACCCGCCTGACGAAGTTTGACACCAAGTAGTTGAGCTGGTGATTTCTCTCACTGGGCTTGAGCGACTAGTGACAGTGTTGTTTCCCAGCGTACCACAGGATGCATTTCCCCAACTCCAAAGTGTGCTATCTGTTTTCAATGCGCTTGTGTGGGCATTACCAGCTGAAGTTTGACACCAAGTGGTTGAGCTTGTGATTTCCCTTACAGGACTTGAGCGACTTGTAACAGTGTTATCTCCCAACTGACCAGAGACATTGTAGCCCCAAGTCCACAGTGTGCTATCTGTTTTTATTGCACTAGTCCTACCACCGTTGGCAGCGGCGGCTGAAGTTTGACACCAAGTGGTGGAACTGGTGATTTCTCTCACTGGACTTGAGCGACTAGTGACAGTGTTGTCTCCTAACCGACCACACCCGTTAAAGCCCCAACTCCAAATTTGGTTTAGGGGAGTAGTACCTATAACACCCCATCCCGTAACTGTGGCCACATACAGTGAGGTATTCAACACAACATAATACAATTCACCCACATTTGCGGCGGCTGTTGGTAAATCAGTCACTGCGTTCACCACATACACCTTGCCGCTTCTCAACTGCTGCAATACCTTGCTGTAGTAAAACAAATCCTGCTCATTAGTAGTGCTGGATATTTTTTGCTGCATTGTGAACACTAGATTAGCTACATTGATGGTAGACATCAAAGGAATCCTTTGCAGGTTAGGATTTTTAAGGCACTAATATGGGCAGATGCCGAAGTTTGAAACCAAGTAGTAAAACTGCTGATTTCTCTTACTGGACTTGAGCGACCAGTTGTTGTGTTGTCTCCCAACTGACCATACTGGTTCCGGCCCCAATTCCAAAGTGAACCATCGGTTTTCAATGCACTGACTGTCTGATTTCTGGAAGTTGAGGTTCGACACCAATTATTGCTGCTGGTGATTTCTCGCCCTGGTACTCCAGTACATGCGGTGGTGTTGTTTCCCAACACACCACAACTGCCGTACCCCCAGGTCCAAAGTGTGCCATCTGTTTTTACTGCGGTGCCGGCATTGGAACCTGAGGCAGTTTGACACCAAGAAGTACTAGAGAGGGCTTCTCTCACTGGACTTGATCTATTGGTTGAGGTTCCGTCTCCCAATGTACCGCAGAAATTGCGTCCCCAAACCCACAATGTGGAGTCTGTTTTCACTGCACTGGATACTTGACTTCCAGGGGAAGTTTGGCACCAATTGGTGGAACTGGTGATTTCTCTCACTGGACTTGACCGCGTATTGGTGGAGTTGTCTCCTAACTGACCCCAAATACCACATCCCCAAGTCCATAGTGAACCATCTGTTTTAACTGCACTAGCTATGCTCGCACCAAAGGCAATTTGGCACCAATTGCTGCTGCTGCTGATTTCTCTTACCGGACTTGAGCGACTTGTTGTTGTGTTATCGCCCAACTGCCCACAGAGATTGAGTCCCCACACCCAAAGTGTGCCATCAGTTTTTATTGCACTAGTGGGACTATTACTACCAGCCGCAGTTTGGCACCAATTACTGCTGCTGCTGATTTCTCTTACGGGACTTGAGCGACTTGTTGTTGTGTTGTCTCCTAACGAACCACCCGTGTTATAGCCCCAACTCCAAAGCGAGCCATCTGTTTTTATTGCACTGGTGTGACCACCACCAGCCGAAGTTTGACACCAATTGCCGCTGTTGCTGATTTCTCTCACCGGACTTGACCGACAAGTAACAGTGTTGTCTCCCAACTGACCAAACCCATTGGCTCCCCAAGAAAAAACGCTGGGTTCAACACGCTGCACGATGCTTCGAAAGTCTGTTGTCCAACAAATGCCATCACTGACGCGATACTGGCAAGTGTCTTGTAGATACACCATCCTTCCTTGATTCAAGGTCGCAGTGGGCAAAGCAGCGAGATTGGAAAAAGAAACCACTGCTTGAGTGTCGAGAATACATTGTGCACCCTGCAACTGACAACAGCTTAATGGAGTAAGCCCACCTGCTGCCAAACGTGAAGTAATTTGTGTTTGTAGTGTTTTTGCTGATGTGGTCATGTTATTGCGGAACAACTAATATAGTTTTAATAGCACTAGTATCCACTTTACCAGCCGAAGTTTGACACCAAGTGGTGCTGCTGGTGATTTCTCTCACTGGACTTGATCGATTGGTAATAGTGTTGTCTCCCAACTGACCACACAAATTGCCTCCCCAAGTCCAAAGTGTACCATCTGTTTTTAATGCACTGTTATTGACACAACCAGCCGAAGTTTGACACCAAGTGGTGCTGCTGGTGATTTCTCTCACTGGACTTGAGCGACCAGTTGTTGTGTTGTCTCCCAACTGACCACACCCGTTAGAGCCCCAACTCCAAAGAGCGCCATCTGTTTTTATTGCAGACGCGTGCCGATATCCAACTGATGTTTGACACCAAGTAGTGCTGCTGCTGGCTTCTCTCACTGGACTTGACCGGTTTGTTGTTGTGTTGTCTCCCAACTGCAAACCTCCTCCCCAACTCCAAAGTGTGCCGTCTTTTTTTATAGCACTAGTGCTTATACCACCAGCTGAAGTTTGACACCAAGTGGTGCTGCTGGTGATTTCTCTTACAGGACTTGACTTACTTGTAGCAGTGTTGTCTCCCAATCGACCATAGCCGCCGGAGCCCCAACTCCAAAGTGTGCCATCTGTTTTTACTGCACTGGCAGTATAATTACTGGATGCTGTTTGACACCAAGTGGTGCTGCTGGTGATTTCTCTTACTGGGCTTGAGCGATTGGTAATAGTGTTGTCTCCCAACTGACCAGAGGCATTGCTGCCCCAACTCCAAAGTGAACCATCTGTTTTTATTGCATGTGTACTTCTGTTATCAGACGTAGTTTGACACCAAGTGGTGCTGCTGGTGATTTCTCTTACAGGACTTGACTTACTTGTAGCAGTGTTGTCTCCCAATCGACCGTAGTTGCCTCTGCCCCAACTCCAAAGTGTGCCATCTGTTTTTAATGCACTGGTATGATAAAAGCCAGCTGAAGTTTGACACCAAGTGGTGCTGCTGGTGATTTCTCTTACTGGGCTTGAGCGATTGGTAATAGTGTTGTCTCCCAATCGACCGTTGTTGTTGCCGCCCCAACTCCAAAGAGCTCCTCCCACTGTAGGAGTGAAATTCCTGCCATCAAAACCAATCCAACAGCCATTGAGGCTCACTACGGGCACAAGTGCATCGCACAAAAAAACAACATGCCCATTTGGTAACCCAGTTGAACAACTGCAACCAAATAAGGTATCTATGCTGATGAAACTACTCCGATTACTGTCAACAGCGTCTTGTGATGCTGCTGCTAACACCACATCCATACTGCATGTGAGTGTGCCACTTGAGCATATTTCGCTCACCACAGAGTTGAGAAGTGTTGCACAGCAGAGGTTATTGGCCATCTTGCGCTTCCTTAACCACCACTCACTAGATTGGGCACGTTGCCTACCACTAACACTTCCAACTCCTCTATAGTGGTTGAGGCAGTGATTTCATCATCTTTGAGTTTTTCCCAGTCAAATGTGGCTTGAATATGCGCTGCACCAGCAGCGACGCATTGGCCTAATTCATCTTTTGTGAGAGTGAGCCAAGTTTCCGGAAACTTCCAATTCACTGTTTCATCAGTTGCCATAAGAGAGTATTTTTGCACAAAAATGTTCCTACCTTCTCTGCTAGTGTCAATAGTAACTTTTTTACCTTGTATCACAGTGTGTGTGCCACCCACTTCAGCAGTGTAGCGATTGGCTTGTGCCTCGTCTCGCAACTGAGCTTGTATCTCCCAAATTTGCTTGTATTTGATCTCAAATGTACCAACGGCAATTGCAGGATTAGTGAAATCCCAGAACGGACCATAATAGGTTTGTGTTCGAGAGTTATGATCGGGTATCACCAGCTGTGCTGTGGTCAAATAGGTGGCATCGTCTATCACAATAGGAACGGTTTCAGGGTCATTGCGCGGCAGCAATGCTGAAATCTTAAGGCGGTCCAGACCGCCTTCAAACATTGGCCTATTCCAACTCATTGGACCTACCAACACTCTTTCGTTATGTACTAACACATACATATTTTATTCCTTTTATCTTAAATTGTTTGCCGGGCTACAGTAAACAGGCCCTGTCCTATGCTAACTTCACTCCAGGAGCTTGAACTGGATATTTCACGTATAGGCAATAAACTTCTGATTGTAGAGTTGTTACCAAGTTGGCCACAATTGTTATTACCCCACATCCATAAAGTGCTTGCGGTTGTTAAAGCGCCACTTCTGCCAAAGCCGGCAGTGACTTGGCACCAATTGGTTGCACTTGTTGCTTCCTGAATTGGTGAGCTCCTGGATACAGTAGAGTTGTCTCCTAAAGCACCACAAGCGTTGCAACCCCATGCCCATAGTGTGTTAGTTGTTTTTAAGGCAATAGAGTGAGCAAACCCAGCGGAAGTTTGACACCAAGTGGTGGAGCTACTTATCTCTTGAACGGGACTTGATACATTGCTAGTGCTATTATTGCCAAATTTGCCACACTCGTTTGACCCCCATCCCCATAAAGTACCACTTGTTTTGAGTGCTAGGGTACCGTAGAGGCCGGCAGAAACTTGACACCAATTGGTTGAACTGGAAATTTCTCGCACAGGACTAGACCTATTAGACAGATTGCATGTGCCCAGTTGCCCAGTCCCATTATTTCCCCAACCCCAAAGGGTTCCATCTGTTTTTAGTGCAGCAGTATGCGAATATCCAGGTGAGGTTTGGCACCAAGTGGCACTGCTGCTGATTTCACGCACTGGGCTAGATTTGTTAACTATAGTGTTATCACCCACTTGGCCATATGTGTTCTTTCCCCATGCCCACAAACTGCCATCACTTTTAACACCAGACATTGTGTAAAAAGACGTACCTATTTGACACCAAGTTGTGCTGCTGGTGATTTCTCTTACAGGACTTGACTTACTGGTAACAGTGTTGTCTCCCAACTGACCACATACGTTATTGCCCCAAAGCCATAAGGAACTATCCTGTTTTAACCCCATTGAATTTACCGAACCAGCTCTGAGTTGCAGCCAGTTGCAGGAGCTTGTAATCTCTCTGACAGGACTTGATTGATTGGTTGTATTACTTGTGCCCAATTGTCCACAACTGTTTGACCCCCACGCCCAACCTGTGTTAGACTGTGATACAATAGGAATCCAAAATACAGAATTACTGAAAACTACTCTTTGAGCGTCTTCAACCAAATACAATTTACCATTGCTGGCTGATGCAGTAGGTAATAATTGAGAACAGGCTACAACAAACATAGCGCCTGTTCTCAGTTGTTGAATAGCCCGTGTATATGTGAGCAAATCTAGATTGTCGTTGCCTGCTGCGATTTTTTGGCTAAGGGCAAATTCAATTTGATTTAAGTTCATAGTGCTACAAATCCTGAAATTTTACCTTGAATGGCCATTGTTTGCCTTGTACTGCTAGTTACACAACTCCACGACGTGGCTGATGTTATCTCTCTCACAGGACTGGAAACTGATGTAACTGTGTTGTTCCCCAACGCGCCACATGATGCATTTCCCCAGGTCCACAATGTGCCATCTGTTTTTAACGCCGCGGTATGCGCGCATCCACCAGATACTTGACACCAAGTTGTTGATGATGAAATTTCTTGTATAGGACTGCTCCGGCTGGTTGCAGTATTATTTCCCAGCTCTCCACATGTATTTAAACCCCATGCCCACAGAGTGCCATCGGTTTTTATAGCATTTGAATGATACTTGCCAGGCCCAAATGTGCACCAATTTGTAGAGCTGGAAACTTCTCGAACTGGGCTGCTGGCATTTGAGGTAGAGTTGTTACCGAGAACGCCATATCCACCTGAGCCCCAGCTCCAAAGTGTATTGTCTTTTTTCAACGCAACTGCTAGGTTGTAACCGTTTTGTATTCTGCACCAGGAGGTTCCGCTTGTTATTTCTCGCACTGGTGAACTGAAGTTAGTTGTGTTGTTGGTTCCCAGTACTCCACATGTGTTGACTCCCCAGGTCCACAGACTGCCATCAGACTTGACAGCAGCAGAGTGTCGCAGCCCTCCACTGCTGATTGAACACCAATTTGTACTTGATGATACCTCGCGGATTGGAGAACTGCGGGTTGTTTTGGTGCCATCGCCCAAATTACCGCAAAAGTTGTCGCCCCATGCCCACAGTGTGCTATCACATTTTAAAGCCAAAAGATGGAACGCAAATGACCCTACACTTGTCCAGGTTGAAGAACTACTTATTTCACGAACTGGACTACTTTGGTTAGCTGTTGCATTATTGCCCAGTGCACCACAATTGTTGTAACCCCAAGTCCATAGTGAAAGGTCTGATTTTATTCCTGCTGATGTTGTATTGCTAGTGACAGTAACCCAATTGCAGCTTGAGCTTATTTCTCGAACAGGTGAACTCTGGGAAGTTGTTGTATTATTGCCCAAACCTCCACAGAGGTTCCAACCCCACCCAAACACACATGCGCCTGTCCAATTTGTATTGAAGTCATTGGTCCATTGGGTGCCATCACTGTAGCGATAGTCGCCAATGTCCGTTATCCAAATAAACCTGCCTGTATTGTCACATGCTGTTGGCAATGCTGCACAATTTGCTACACAATAGATCCCATTCAAAGCCGCTTGAATACCTGCCAACTGAGCAGTTTGCAGAACATCTTGATTGGCCAAGACAATGCATGCGTTGGCTTGTGTGATGAGTTTGCCAGCAGCCACAGACATGTGATTAAGTCAGTGCCAACAAAGCTAGTGTTCGAGCAGTGTTGTCTTGGCCACCAAAACTGCCCCAAACTGTGCCGTCGTAGCCTTCAAAACTGGCTTGCGTAGTATTGTAACGGATTTGTCCTGTTGCTGCTGTTGGTCTTTCACCATCTGTGCCCACAGGCAATTTTAGTGCAGATGTGCCGCTGAAATTGGCATACCCAGTAATAGTCAAATTTTGGTTATCGGCGATGACTGTAACGCCTGATATTTTTATGGCCATCTTCGCGCTCCTTTTAGAGTACTCGGTTGCACTTATTTATAGAGACGTGAGAACATTACTTAACTTTGATTTAGTCCCAAGTGTTTTTTCAATACTTCAATACTTTCGGCCTGCTCTTGCAATGCCTTCAACAACAGCGGTATCAACTGAATATATGCCACAGTTTTCCCTGACGCGGTTGTACTCACAAGAGATGGTATAACTTGCTCTACTTCTTGAGCCAATAAACCAAAACTGTGTTTGCTGGCATGCTTCCAGTCAAAACTAACGGGATTGAGTTCCTTGAGAATAGCCCAACTGTCGGTAATTGTTGAGATGTTTGTTTTGAACGCAGCATCACTGATGCTGTTGAAGTCAACAGCAGCCACTTCACCAGTGCCAGGATTATAGGTGAATGCTGTTGCAGTGCTGCGTATCCTAGGAGTAGTGCTAGAGCCAGCAGTGTCCACAAAAACCGGATAAAATGTTGAATTTGTTGTGGTATTTGTAGCAGTAATTGAGGTTGAGCTGCCGGCTGTTCCGCTCCATCCACTAGTGCCAGAAAATCCACTTGTGCCCGCACCGCTAAATCCGCTCCATCCACTTGTTCCGCTCCAGCTTTTGAATACACAGCTTATTCCTGCTCGGGGGTTGATTTCAAATGGTTGATTGAGAGCTCAAATTCAAAAATTTCTCTCTTGAGGCAGAAACACAACATCATTGTTGAGCAAAATTATGCGTTGACCTTTGGCTAGCTTGATAGCTAGATTGTTGGCACCACTTTATCCCAAGGGTTGATCACTCCATACAATTTGACAGTGATCAGCCATGCCAACACTGACAAATTGCTGTTGTAGATCTTGTAGATAGTCACATTTGTTGTCTGTGCAACCATTGGCGCTGACTATCAATTCAACGTCAGTCATTTTGTTATGAGAGCAAAGGCTTGTAGTGCAAGGTTCTAACAAGTCATTGCAGTGGTTGTAGGTTGGTATGATAATAGAGTATTTGAATTGTAGAGTCACAACAAAATTATACAAACTTTTTGATAGCACTACAATTTAGAGATTGAAACTACACGTTCATCTCCGGAAGGAATCCCGGAGGATAAGGATTCACTGATTCCACAGGAACAATGTGTAAACTAGGCCAAATAATATTGAAAGGATCTTGTTGTGTTTGAGGTATATCAGCTAGTTCTTGAATATAGCGTTCGAGAGTGAGGATATCATCAATTGGAGTGAGACCCAATCTTAAGTATCGATTACAGCGTTCAACTCTCCATGCAACCGACTGAATAAGTATATCTCTCTGTTGTCGCACATCTTTCCATTTTGTCTGCTTCAGCATTTCAAGTTCTTCCAGGGTATATTCGGTCACTATCCACGCACCTGTGATATCATTCCACAACAATTTCTCATTGTCCTGTAGTTGAGGAGGATCACTTACAGGCACATATCCAGCATCATCAATTTCTTCTGGAGTGAAAGTGCTAGGATCAGTTCGTGTTCTACCATCTAATAGTCTTATCCTGAATGGCAACGACTGAGGCCATTGGTTTTTATAGGAATACAGCATATTATGTCTCCTTAAGTTCCTGAGAATCTTGGCATAGTAGTATTGATGAGACCTCCGAGATAGAGTTTTTGTTGTTGTTATCAAGTGAGATACTATAAGCACTATTTTGCAATAGTGAATGATTGCAATAGTAATTGACTGCGACAGTAGTGATTGTCTTGACAAATATCATCTTGTAATCTACCACTTGCCCAATGGGCATTTGGCGAAATGGAACTTCCATTTCGCTAGCATGATGCATCCGCATTCCTGGCAAGTCTTCATTATAGTAAATCTCGAACATGATTGGCATGAATCCTTCCGTTCATGGTATTTTGAAGGGTCATCCAGCAGCTTGAGGTTTGTCAACAACATCTTATAGATTCCCAGTCTGGGTTGTCGGGAACAGTCTAGTGGTTCCTGGCCATATTATGCGAACGGCCCCATTCCCGCCACTAACGCTACCGCCGCCGTCACTCTGAAGCCCACCGCCGCCATACAATGCACCCACACCTGTACCTGTGTAACCCTTGCCATTTTCGCCACCACTGCCGCCGCCGCCGCCTGCACTGCTACTCGCTCCCCCATTACCCCCTGCTGTTCCATTTGCTCCTTGTCCCAGTATTCCTACGCCGCCCCCAGCTGTTGCATAATAAGAGCTACCTCCACCGCCGCCACCGCCGGAACCAGCGTTGCCAGGTCCTGATGCGCCACTTGTAACGCCCGCAGCACCACCATTACCTGTGTAGCCACCTGCGCCACCACCACCAGAATACGCGCCAGTATTTGAAGCACCACCATTACCTCCGCCGTCTCCAACATAAGTTCCACCTGCACCTGCATAAGTTCCACCTCCACCTTGTACGGTTAAAGCGGATATGAAATAGCTAGCAGCACCATTTGCACCAGCACCGCCACCTGCACCAACAACCACAGTATATAATGTGCCTGGCGTAACACTGATGTTATTTTTATAACCCAAACCACCGCCACCGCCACCTAGATATGTGGTCGCTGTGGCACCTTTTCCGCCCCCTCCCCCAACGCATACTACACTCACGCTATTTACTCCCGCAGGGCATGTCCATGTGTATGTACCGGGAGTGGTATATGCCTGTTGTCCAAGGGAAAGAATTACGGGTGGCCAACGATTATGCTTTACTGCCAAAAAATTTTCTCTCAAAGACCATACTCCTGAAGCTACTGAAGTAGTTGGATCATTTGGTTTGCCTATGATATTGCCTTTGCCCATTTATACGGTCTTTTATCTGCTAGAGTTTTTCAATGAGTACGCTGCCATTTCCGGTGGTGTTTACCCCGGCTGTGTTGGATTGGTTGCTGCCGTTGTTGATGCTGCCACCGCCACCTCCTGGTCCCAAGGCAGGACAGGTACACGCCCCCACACCGCCAGCACCGCCGCCACTGTAGCCACCACCACCACCACCTAGGTAGCTGCTGGCACCGCCTCCACCGCCAAACCCGCCGTTAGCCGCCGTGCCACCGTATTGCACACCTCCGGTCCCCCCCGTGCCGCCATTGAGAAAACTGTTACCGCCGCTTGAAGCGCCTTCACCGCCGCCGCCAGCTGCGCCGTTGCCGCTATAGCCACCACCGCCACCACCAACTGAAACACATCCATTGGTGGCACCACCGCCAGAACCAAGTGTGCCTCCACCTCCTCCGGTATCTCCCCCGGCATTGCCAGAGGTGAGTATGCTGGCATCCTTGTTGGCCCATGTGCCTGCCGAACCTCCGCCGCCTCCGCCAGCTATGATCAGTATGGTGTTGTCCTGTTTAGTCACGAAGCTGCTGCCGCCGCCGCCGCCCTTGCTACCACCGCACGCATTATTACCGGTGACACCCTGTTGTCCTACCAATATCTTGAGTTTTTCGCCCTGGGTAAGGGAGAAGGTGCCTATCATGCGTGCACCGGCACCAACACCGGTAGCACCGCTGCCTCCCCTAGCACCTATTGCTGTTATCCGGTATGACGCTGTCAAAGGAACCGTCCATAGCTGTATCCCGGATGTTACGCTGAAATATGCTGTGTTGGTGTTCCATCCTGACGGTGTAGGCGTGCCGGTCATCCCACCCTGTGCCTGTGCCAGTGTTGGTCCTGAACTGCCGCTAGCAGTGCCAGGTGTAAATGTAGCTGACGTAAATCCGTAGAGTGCTTGCCCAGGCCAGGTATTCCCGTATTTTGCATCAGCTTGTGCTTCTGAGCTCCAGACTCCTTTGGCCGTAGTTGATGTAGGATTATTTTCAATCCCAATAACACCGCCGTTATCAAAGTTAGTATTCACTAACTGATTTCCTCATAGCTACACACAGCTTCCAGATCACTTACAGCACTAGCAGTCAAACGTATGCTGTCGCCTTCTTCAAGATAAATTGAAGTATCTTTGCTGATAACAACTAGCGATGCGTCTGCTGGTACGGAAATGGTATTCGCTAGTCTATACGCTACAGAACTTCTGAACAAATCCACAGTAATGTCTGCATTGTTGGTCCCGTCAACATTTGAAATTACTAGACTGTTGATTTTAAAGACTTTGTTACTTGCTGCTGAATTGGTAACTATTGCTGTAGCACTTGTACCAACTGCTTGTACCGCAGTTTTACCAATAATTGTTGTGACATTTACTATATTAGGGGCTGACATAACTTTTTAAATCCTTATCCAAAAACAATTGCCATCGCAATAGCTTTGCCTGTAGTAACACCTGCTCCGCCACTGAATCCACTAGTTCCGCTAAAGCCGCTGACACCACTACAGCCGCTTGCTCCGCTGAAGCCGCTTGTGCCACTAGTTCCGCTGACACCACTAAAGCCGCTTGTTCCACTGAATCCACTTGTGCCACTGAATCCACTTGTGCCACTGAATCCACTGAACCCAGAGGTGCCACTCCAGCCACTTGTGCCACTCCATCCACTTACGCCACTAGTTCCGCTAGCGCCTGTAGGTCCTGTTACTCCATCAGCGCCATATGCAATTAAATGTGCTGAAAGCCAAGTTCCTGGACCGTCAGCAGTGCCATATTGCACTGTAACATTACTTCCGGTACCGTTAAAGGCAGTAACTTGAGCAGAGTCAGTAGATCCATTGAAGTAAACAACTTTGCTGCCACCAAGTGAAATTCCCGTAGACGTTACAGTTTGAACTTGGGCAATTAATATAGTTCCAGAGTTTTTAAGTATCTGGCCGTTATATTGATTAGTTGCCACAGACGCTGCACTGACCCAAACACCGAAACTTAAATTATAATAACCTGCAACAGTTGGTTTGAATGTATATGTGCTGGCGTTCCACCAGTTTTGTGGATCATAATAATCAGCTAAGGGTAAAACTAACGTACTTGCGCTAGCAACTGTTTGATCACTTGTTAAGATAGCAGTTAAAATGTAAGAACTAGCTGCTAATGTAGACGCAGGACCAACAGGACCTGTTGGTCCTGTTACACCTGTTACACCTGGGGTGCCAGTTGCACCAGTTGCGCCACTACCAGTAGGTCCTATTAAGCCAGTTGCTCCACTGAATCCGCTGACACCACTAAAGCCGCTTGCTCCGCTGACACCACTAAAGCCGCTTGCTCCGCTAGTTCCGCTGAACCCACTAGTTCCGCTGACACCACTAAAGCCGCTTGTTCCGCTCCATCCACTAGTTCCACTTGTGCCACTCCAGCCGCTTGTGCCACTTGTTCCACTAGTTCCACTTGTGCCGCTCCATCCACTGGTTCCACTTGTGCCGCTCCATCCACTAGTTCCACTTGTGCCGCTCCATCCACTAGTTCCACTTGTGCCGCTCCATCCACTTACACCACTAGTTCCACTAGTTCCGCTGCCTCCAGAATATCCGCTCTCTCCTGAATAGCCAGACTCACCTGATGCCCCTGAATAACCACTCTCTCCAGAGTATCCTGAATAGGCAGAATATCCAGAGACACCTGACTCTCCAGAATAGCCTGACTCACCTGATATCCCAGAATAACCACTCTCTCCAGAATAACCTGAATAACCACTCTCTCCAGAATAACCTGAATAACCAGAGTAACCTGAATAACCAGAGTAACCTGAATAACCTGAATAACCACTCTCTCCAGAGTACCCACTCTCTCCAGAGTACCCACTCTCTCCAGAGTACCCACTCTCTCCAGAGTAGCCTGATACTCCACTGCCAGAATAACCACTTTCACCAGAGTAACCTGACCGGCCAGACTCACTTGAATACCCACTGGCACCAGAATACCCACTGGCACCAGAATACCCACTGGCACCAGAATACCCAGATTCTCCAGATTTTCCTGAAGTTCCTGAATAACCACCTTGACCAGAGTAGCCTGATACTCCGCTGCCAGAGTAGCCGCTTGTTCCAGACTCGCCTGAGTAACCTGATATCCCAGAATAACCACTAGCACTGTTGGGCCCAGTTGGTCCAGTTGAGCCAAGGGTGCTTACCCCAGAATAACCACTAATGCCTCTTGCCCCTGTTGGCCCAGTGGGTCCTTGTGCGCCAGTTGTGCCAGTACCCCCTCCACCGCCAGGGGTAAATGGTAACCCACCAGGAGTTACGCCGTCAGAAAAACGTAACTCAACTTCCCCGCTTGCGTAGAATATCTCCCCATCGCGACCAACATACTCATTTATATCATTTGTGAACTTGCTGGTCCAAATTTTACGAATTTGAGTCACAAGAGCTTCAACCCAAAATAGAGGGTTTGATACTTACAGTTGGTATGAAATCTTTTTTTGCTGTAATTTTTGAGATATTGGACTGTTGAGGTGTATGAAAATCATCCTCTGGGTTTATCACAGTGGGATCTTCAGTTGTGGGCCCCACGCTGTCTTTTACAGTGTCAAGGTGTTGTTGGAGTGGTGGACTCCACTTGGCATCGCCCTCTTCACCATAACGCACTCCAGGATTTATCACATCACTGTCAGCTTGCGCTTTCAACACATCGCCCAAGGGGATGTTGATTGTAACAGGCACATTTACAGTAAATTCTCGAATAAATTCTTTAGCTCTCATATTTTACACCACATATGTTTGTCATTTAGACACCAAAACATACCAAACTCCAGAAATAGGCACTTGCCCAGATAAATTCAATTGGCAAGTCATCTCATCAATTAAGGTTATTGTTGTGGGATTTACCAGTTGGTAGTTGGTGTCATATACTTGAACAAACACAAGTCTCTGTGCAAGGCCATGAACAACGGTCAACACATCGGTCACAATATTTTGAGATGAAAACGGCATTTGGAAGCTGGTGACTGGGGCAGACCCAGGAGGGCCAGCAGGACCGGTGGGACCTTGTATGGGGCCTTTGGGGATAAATCCAGGACTCAGGGCACCAAAGTTCAAAAGTATTTCAGAAACACTGCCAACCGTGCTGTCGTCAATAGGTGCTGGAGTCAAATAATCTCTGCTTACAACAGCTCTTACCCAAACATAATTGCCTACAAATGTATATGCAAAGCTGCCGGTGTCCCCACCAAATAGGCCACTGGGATTGAACAAATCTCTAGGGAATTGTACATAAGGCAGGTCTGACTGTAGATAAACAGGAAACCAGTCTTGTTCAACTGGATTATCTGCCAACGAGGCTTGAATTAAAATCCGGCCTGTAAAATTTGTTAACGTTAGGGCTACTGTATGACTACCGCCAAGAAAATTGGTGTAGCCTGCGCCTTTTTGCTTTTCGCCAGTTACATTGACCTTACCGCTAGTAGTTGGTAATAAGACAAGACTTTCCATAATTTCTCAACAATTGATTTGTCGATATTTATGGAAAGGTCAAATAGAGACTTCAATAACCAGTTTACTGTCTTCAAGTAGCTGCTCTACAACACTGGGCAAGCTTTCAAACAATGCCAAAAGCTGCTCAGAAGAGAGCACACTAGCCAGTTGTTCATCATCCTTGATAAGTTTGCTGATGGAAATTGAAATAGTTTGACAGGCTATTTGTGCCATTTATAAGGTCCTTGATTAGAGTATTTATCCTCTGTTTTTTGGCCTTCTGCCACGCTTTTTTCCACGATTGATTTGTAGGCCATTGGCGTCAAGATCTGCATGTTGCAGATAGCGATCTAGCCCCATGCCATCCACTTCCACAATCTTGTTGATATCCAAGTCAAGACTGCTGTTGTTTTGTGTATGCACTCCTGTAATTTTTACACAGGGCGCAAGTATAGCATGTGCAACTACAAATCTATGATAGACTCTAGAGGATGCTGACTCAGCAACCCCTATGACTGTGCCTTTGCTTATCAATCCTTTTTGGCACAAGCTTTGAATAGCTGATGTTTTGTTCATTGCGCAGACACCTCTGAGTTGTTTTCATTAAAGGCCTCATTTGGGCCTGTGGGGAGACTACATACTGTGCCTAAAAATTCCAATTTCAGCTTATGTGCTGCTGCATCAAGTGTAACTAACACTCTTCCTCCTGACTTCAACTTTCCAAATAACATCTGGCGGCTCATGGGCTTTTTGATATGGTTGTCAATTACCCGACTCAAAGGCCTAGCTCCCATCGAAGGGTCAAAACCATTCTTCACCAACCATTCTTGCGCATCAGGATCAACTACTACACACACATTTTTGCTTTGTGAAGCTTGATTCAGTTGTTGAATGAATTTGATAACAACTTTCTGCATGGTTTCTTTGTTCAACGCACCAAATGGCACTACTGCATCCAATCGATTCCTGAACTCTGGACGGAAAAATTGTTTTACAGCTTCTTTGTCTGCATCACTGTTTTTGGTAGCACCAAAGCCAATACTATGCTTTTCCATTTCCACAGCACCAAGATTACTGGTAAAAATCAAGATTGCATTTTTCAAACTCACTGTTTTTTGATTTTGGCTTGTGATGCTGCCTTGATCCATCGCTTGCAGAAAAACATTCAATACATCAGGATGAGCTTTTTCCACTTCGTCACACAGCAGCACACAACTGGGTGTTTGCTCTAGTGCGTTGATAAGAGCACCACTGCCAGCACTGCCGTCGCTGTAACCCACATATCCAGGGGGACTGCCAATAAATCTAGCAACAGAATGTTTTTCTTGAAACTCGCTCATGTCAAAGCGAACAAAACTATAACCCAGTTTGTCTGCTAACATCTTGGCCAGTTCAGTCTTGCCCACACCACTTGGCCCTGTGAACAAGAAGCTTCCCAGTGTTTTGTTTTGTTCTCGTAGTCCACTATAAGCCAAATACACTGCATCAACAAGAGTGTCTACTGCTGTGTCTTGGCCGTAAATTACTTTTTTGAGATCATTATCTAGAGTAGATAATTTATTACTCTCAGATGTTTCCAAGTTTTCAAGGCTGACTTTGGCAATCCTACAAACTTGTTGTTCAATATTCTCTACTTGAACAACCTTTTTGGTTTTTCCTTTGATTTTCACTGTTGCACCAGCTGCATCAATCAAATCAATTGCCTTATCTGGCAGATACTTGTTGAAAATATATTTTACACTGAGATCAACTGCTGCCTCTGCACATCCTGGTGCATAAGTTACATTGTGAAACTTTTCAAAAGTTTTGATCAATCCTTGAATTACTTTTTTAGCATCACTTACACTGGGCTCAACTACATCTTGTTTCTCAAAACGCCGAAGTAGTGCTCGATCCTTTTCAAAATACTTCCGATATTCGTCATATGTTGTGGAACCAATAGTGCGAATTTCTCCCCGACCCAACGCTGGCTTGAGAATATTGGCTGCATCCATTGCATTGCTGCTGTTGCCGCCAGCACCCATAATCATATGAATTTCATCAATGAAAATAATAACATTGGGCAAACTTTTTAACGCCGTAATAATGTTTTTCATTCTGTCTTCAAAGTCGCCACGATATTTGGTCCCAGCAACAATGCTATTGATATCCAAGCTCCAGATTTCTTGATTCAAAAGAACTTTTGGCACGGTTTGTTCCACTATTCTCTTGGCAAGTCCTTCCACAAGTTGTGTTTTGCCTACCCCTGGATGGCCCACAAGTATAACATTGTTCTTGAGTTTTCGGGCCAGCGTTTCAACTAGTTGATCAACATCAGTGTCTCTACCAATAAGTGCAGTGATCTTGCCCTGTTTGGCACGTTGATTTAAATTGGTGGCAAATTGAAACAACACCATTCTTGCATCGTCTTCACTCATGCCCATCTCATCCGTTTCTTGACTATTTTGTGTAAGATACGAGGTGATATTGCTTTTGTTGATGTTGTGTTTTTGTAAAAAATACACAGCCCAACTTTGTTCTGCATTGTAAAGTGCCAGCAACATGTCCACACTGTTCATAACAGTTTTGCCCATGAACAAGCTTTGCGCTTTGGCTTGCTTGATTACACTCATCAGTGTGGAGGTGTATTTGGGTTGATACACTCCGTCAGGCACAATACTATGATATTTGGAATCTTTGAGATAACTGACTACATCAGCTTTGAGCTTTTTTGGAGAACAACCCAAGGCTGTTAACATGGTGTCAATGTCTTGAAATTCCAATAGTGCTATCAGCACATGCTCTACCACCACATATTCGTGATGATGTTTTATTGCAATAGAGTAACTTCGATTTATTACTTGCTCAAAATCATTTTTTGAATTAAAGGGCTCTTTCATATGTGCTGTCCTGGTGAAAGATTTAAGATGTTTGGGGGTGTGCCCATTTTGAAATGGCATCAAGCTGATCTTGATCCAGCTTTTGTGGCAGCTCTACATGGAGTCTGACCATGAGGTCACCACGTGAAGAACTATTACTACTGAGCGGCATGCCCTTGCCTTTGACGTTAAGTAGAGTTTGATCTTTGGACAAAGGCGGGACTTTCATGGAAACTGCACCGCCTTCAATCACACTAACAAGCTTGTCAACCCCCACTAATGTTTCCCAAATGTTGGCCTTCAGTGTAGTCAACAAATGAGGCCCACTCCTCTCGAACACAGAGTGCGGCGTAACAAACACAGTAATATACAAATCTCCAGGTGCTAAATTGGCATGTGTTCGGCTACCGTTGCCAGCATATCGTAACCTATACCCACTATCAATACCTGCAGGTATGTTCACAACTAAATTGATGTTTTGGCCAGCACTATCAGTAAATTGAATTGGTACACTTTTTCCTGTGAACGCTTCTTCCAAGGTTATATTCAACTGAACTTGCGTGTCAGGATTACGACTTGGTCGTTGGCTAAAGTGGTCAAATCCTTGACCTCGGAAGATTTGTTCAAAAATATCACCAAAGGGTGATCCTCCTCCACGGAATTCAAAATGGAATCCACCTGGCTGACTTCCACCAAACTTGCGTTGCTGATCGTAAGCTTGACGCTTGTCTTCGTTACCTAGAGTATCATAAGCCTCATTGATCTCTTTGAATTTACTCTCAGATTCACTGCTTTTGTTACGGTCTGGATGATACTGCATTGCAAGTGTGCGATAAGCCTTTTTCAACTCATCTTGAGTTGCATTTTCTTGCACGGCAAGGATACTATAATAATCTTTCATATGTATATTATATTTTTATATTGCTGCCTTGTCAATGCAGGAAAAACTAGCAACTTATTGAACACACAAAACTTTGTAAATATGTTGATGGGAAAATTACATGTCTGATATTGCTCGCGTCCTAATATCATATTTTCGAACGGTTCATCCCTTGAAGATGCTGTGGCATTTGTTTGTGATTTTCTGCCTGCTGTGCATGATAAGCACCAGCTACATTGTTGCTTTTCATTTTCAACCTGTGATTGATCTTTGGCAACGCAGTAACAGCATGAACAACTTTGCAAGAGAATTACAAGTCAGCGTTGCAGTGGATACAGCAGCCAATCAATCACTAAATCAAATACTTACAACTACCAATTCCAACCGTGCATATATTTTCCGATTTCACAATGGTATTCCTAGCCCCAATAATGTGCCATTTATTTTCCACACAAATACTCACGAAGTAATTAAACCTGGTACCAATAGGATCATGAACTTTGGGCAAAGGCTGCCCAGCAGTTTGATCACCAACATGAGTACTGAATTTCTCAAGAGAAAATGCGTGAGTTTGACCAATATCAATGCTCGACCAGATAGTGCACTCTATTGGTATTATGAATCCAGAGCAGCATTGCACATAACCCGTTGTGCATTTTTCTCAAATAATGGTGACCTTTTGGGCTTTGTTGGTGTTGACTATACAGAGCCCACTCCTGCTGCTCAAGTACGTAATAACGAAGACATTGTGAAACAAACGGCAGATCAACTGGGCCGAATATTTGATAGATAGCTGACATCCACTACAATTTATTTTGTAGATAAGGATCAGTCATGAATATTCTCATACCAATGGCAGGGTTGGGCTCTAGATTTTCCAACATTGGGATACAAGAGCCTAAACCGCTTATTGAGGTTAACTCTCGCACACTGATTGAGCATAGCATCAAAAGCTTTGATGTTGATGGAAAATTTATTTTTGTAACACGCAAATATGAGAACCCAGCATATTCACACCAGCTGAACAGTCTATTGAAGCAACTACGCCCTGAATGTGAGATAATTGAAATAGATCGTGTCACAAATGGTGCCAGCCAAACAGCATTGTGTGCTCGAGAGTTTATCAACAACAATGAGCCGCTAGTGATTTATAATTGCGATCAAATCATCAATTGGGATCCTCGAGAGTTTTTAAAATTTACAAGCGATACCGGAGTTGATGGGGCAGTTGTGCTTCACAAAGAAAGGGATCCCAAGAACAGCTTTGCTGAGATCAAAAACAGTCGAGTAGTACAGGTTGTGGAGAAAAATCCCATCTCAGATGATGCACTAATTGGTTTTCACTATTGGAAACGCGGCTGTGATTTTGTAGAAAGTGCAGAAAAACTCCTGTCAGAATTTACATTTCACGGCCGGCCTGAGTGTTACATAAGCGAAACTTACAACTATCTCATTCAACAAGGCTCAAGCATTTTCCCATATTTTGTTGCTCCAAACATTTATATTCCGTTGGGCACTCCAGAAGATGTGGCACGGTATTTGGGTAAGGTGAAGGAGTTTTACAGCAGCAAGCCCAAAACAATTTTTTGCGACATTGACGGCACCCTTATTCAACATCAGCATTCCATAAGTGAGGCATTGCGAGTTGAGCCAAAAATACTACACGGTGTACGAGAAAAGTTCAACCAATGGGATAGCCAAGGGCACACTATTATACTTGTTACAGCCAGAAAAGAAAGTACTAGAGCTGCCACAGTTGCACAGCTTGAGAGTATTGGTATAGCGTATGATCAACTGTTGATGGGTGTTACAAGTGGTACAAGAGTAATTGTAAATGACAAGCTTAGTGAAGCTGACAGTAATAGAGCACTGGCTGTAAATGTATTAACTGATCAAGGGTTTGGAATTGTGAACTGGGAGTCATTTGGTCTATGAAGTTGTTGAAACACAACAATATGCTACGAGGATGGTTTGTGGGCGATTTTGAGCCCACTGCTTGGCCCACAAAAGACTTTGAAGTTGGTTTTCGCACACACAAATCCAGTGATCCTCCTGATCCGCACTTTCACACAAAAGTTACTGAGATCAATCTCATTACCAGCGGGAGAATGAGAATTCAAGACACTGAGCTCAGCTCTGGAGATATTTTTATTCTGTATCCTTGGGAAATCACCAATCCTGAGTTTCTTGAGGACACAAGTATTATTTGTGTCAAGGTTCCCAGTATGAATGACAAACAACTCTTGACCTTGGGTGACTAGGTGCGTGTGGCACTTTGTTTTTCAGGTTTACCAAGATTTGTAAGGGAAACGCATCGTTACTGGAAACGATGTCTATTAGACGTATATCAACCTGACGTATTCATTCACACTTGGCAAAATCTAGATTTTGACCCCAATAATTTTTGGAGCTTATATCAACCCAAAATCCTGTCCTGGGAACAACCTAAAAAATATGATGTAAGCCTGTACACAGACCGCATTTGGGCATACCGTACTATACCACAAAATCAACTTGCACAATATACTGGAATTCAAAAAGCCATTGGCTTGGCGCTTGACTATCAAACTAATTTTGGGTTTGAGTATGACGTGATTATCCGTGCAAGATTTGATTGGTTCCTTCAAACTGTGGAGCTGGAATTGAACAACGCAGTAAATGTAGCCCATACACCGGGATTATCTGGGCATCGATTCCAGTTCTTGGACCAAGAGTATCTGGGCATAAGTGACCAATTTGCATATGGCAGCAGTACAACTATGAAAACTTACGCACAACTAGTGGATTGGCTTCCTACACTCTATCAAGACTACAAGGTGGATTTTTGTGGCGAGTTGTTTTTGAAAAGCCATCTTTTGTTACACAACATACCAGTCAAAGAACACAACTGGCATAACGGAATAGTAAGACCAACAGGAATTATACCATGAGATTGATTGCACATCGAGGACTTTTGTATGGTCCTGATCCCAAAGCTGAAAACACTCCCCAATCAATCCACACTTGTTTGGAGTTGGGAATTGACGTGGAAATTGATGTTTGGTACACAGACGGCTGGATGTTGGGGCATGATGCTCCATCAATTAGAGTAACAACTGATTTCCTAACACAGCAAAACTTATGGATTCACGCTAAGAATGCAAAAGCTTGCCAAGAGTTGAGCCAGTTACACCACTTGCACCCAATGTTGAACTATTTTTGGCATGAAAATGATGAGCGTGTATTAACAAGCCAAAATTACTGGTGGACATCACCAAACAAACCATTGTTCTCAAATAGTATAGCAGTAATGCCTGAATGGCACACCCCACTTGATAAATTAGCTGAATGCTTGAGCTGGGATGCGTTTGGAATATGCTCTGACTGGATAAGCCTGTTGCATCCTGTAGGTGCACAATGAAAGAAGTAATAGTAGCACACCAACTGGGATTGGGTGATTATTTCATTTGTAATGGCTTAGTCAACTATTTCTCAGAAATATACGATCAGGTATTTGTGCCTGTGAAACCTCACAACTGGCCCACAGTTTCCTGTTTATATCAAGACAATCCCAAAGTAAAACTACTAAAAATAGACGGTATTAGTGAGACTGTTGAAAACAGCTTAGATTGTTTTGGCATACCTATAATCGAAGCTGATGTGTATATGCATCGACCCACAAGTGCACGGTGGTACAGGTGGTACTATGAGCAATTTGGCTTACCTTATGAATACCGATTCTCCCAATTCAAATTACCACAATGTATTCCTGATGTTGACGCAGTGTATGATATGGTTGTGGGAGACTCTACCCCGTATAGATTAGTCCATGACGAGCCCAGCATTGGTGGAAGGGTGCCTTTGAAATGGGTAGATGAAAGTGCTCACGATGTACGTATTGTAAAAGTCTCACATAATGTTACATCAAATCTTCTTTCCTGGATACGTGTAATTGAAAATGCACAAGAGATACACCTCATTGATAGCAGTGTTTTCAACTTCATTCACAGCGTTGGCGAACTGCTAACTCATAAAAAAATCTACTATCACACTACTCGAAACAGTCAGTTCACTTATGAGCAACATGATATTCAAAAATACACTCCTTGGATCAAGGTAGTATAATGAAACTAGCACTGTGCCTGTATGGCCCTTATCGACATTTCAACAATGTTGCAGCTAGCTTGCGAACTCATTTGTTTAGCTGTTTGAACATAGACCTGTTTGCCTGTGTTTACGATGCATCGTCCTTGGGAATGTATCCTGCAGATTCAAACCATCCACGATACACACATAAAAATCCTGGTGGTTTTCCAACACACCAGGATTTTTCAATGTTATCAAGCTTATGTCCTTTACAATCTGAGACATTTAGCTTGGATTCCCAGTGTTTTTCAAACTCACTTGCACAGTTGAAATCAAATATTGGCTCTGTTGAAGATTATCCTCTAGCAATGTGGGCCAATTTATGGGCACAAGAAAGAGTTGTTGAGATGGCAAGCTGTTTTTCTCAAAAATACGATTTTGTCATTGTAAGCCGAGCTGATGTCATCTATCAAAACTCCTTGCCTCAGTGGTGTTTTGATTACAACCAACTTCTGGTTCAACGTAAATTTGGGTGTGGCAGTCCTTGCGATTTTTGGTTTATAGGCAACAGCAGCACAGCAAATCAAGCAGGCAAAAGATTTTCCTGCTTCTCAGACAAAGACTTTCATCCTCACAAAGCGTTTGATACCCATTTAAAACACCATAATATTGAAGTCTGTTTTGCAGATTTGCCGTTAAATGTGGTACAACGTAGATATACAGGATGGTGGTATACTCCATATATTTCTGATCCTGATTCTTTGCCAAAGGTGATTACATGAAACTAGCTGTATATACTATCTCCCTTAACGAAAGACATTTTGTAGAGCGTTGGTGTGACAGTGTCAAAGAAGCTGACTATCTAGTCGTAGCTGACACTGGCAGCACAGATGGCACTGTGGAGGCATTGCGAGAACGTGGTGTACAAGTAAGTGTTATTAAAATCAAACCTTGGAGGTTTGATGATGCACGCAACATGGCACTAGCATTGGTTCCAGAAGATGTTGATGTCTGTATCTCTATGGACATGGATGAGATGATGGCCCCCGGTTGGCGAGAAGAGCTGGAAAAACATTGGTTACCTGGCACAACAAGACTGCGCTATCATTATGTTCACAACTTTGATGCCAATGACCAACCACTTAGTCAATTCCTTGCAGACAAGCTGCATAGTAGATTTGGTTATCGATGGAAGCGTGCAGTGCATGAAACTATTTTTCCCATTGGTGATGAAAAAACCGTCGTAGCCCCCAGTGTTGTTATGTGGCACAAACAAGATCCTAGCAAAAGTCGTGGCCAATATCTACCCTTGCTGGAAACAAGCTACAAAGAGATGCCACGTGACAGTCAATTGTGCTATTGGTTGGCAAGAGAGTATGCTTGGTATAATCAGCCTGAAAATGCTGCTGAACATTTCCAAAAGTATCTTGCCATGCCTGAAAGTGGTTGGGCTGATGAACGGAGCGAGGCTATGAAGTGGTTAGCCAAATGTCTACCCCATGAAGAATTGAAGTGGCTGAGACTAAGTTCTGTTGAAAGTCCCACACGACGAGAAGTTTGGTTAAATCTAGCCGAATATTACTACAACAATGCTGATTGGCCCAATCTCTATGCGGCTGCTAAAGAAGGTTTGAAATGTGCTCACAAGAGCAACAGCTATCTTGATTATTCGCACGCTTGGGGAGGAAGAATGTATGATCTATGCGGATTAGGTGCTTGGAACCTCGGCCTAAAGGACGAAAGCCTCAGAATGTTTGAAGAAGCTGCACGTCTTGAGCCAGAAGATGGCCGCATCAAATCCAATTATGAGTTTGTGAAATCTGTCCTGGAGAACAAAGGATGACAAAATTGAAAATAGGCGTCTATGCTCCGGCATTGAACGAGAACAAAAATGCTGCTGCTTGGGCCCTGTCATGTGCAGATGCTGATTACCGAGTAGTAATAGATACAGGCAGCACAGATGATACAAAACAAATTTTACAAGAGAATAAAGTTTCTGTATATGATACATTGATCAGTCCTTGGCGTTTTGATGATGCATATAATATCGCAATGAGTTTGTTACCAGCTGATTGTGATGTATGCATTTGTCTTCATATGGATGAACGTCTTGATAACGGCTGGCGAGAACTGTTGGAAAAGTCATGGACACCAGAAACCACTAGACTTAGATATACATATATTTGGAATTGGTTGTCACCTGGTGTGCCTGGCCGCATCTGGAATGGAGATCGCATCCATGCGCGACGAGGTTTTCGATGGGTAGGTGCGACTCACGAAGGGTTATGCAGCCGTGTGCCTGAAGTTCAAACCAGTTGCCCCGAGCTGCGTATCCTCCACTACCCTGAATTCAAAAACAAAAACGGCGATCTACCATTGCTTCAGGAAGCAGTGAGAGAATATCCTCACGATGCACGCATGCGAGCTTATCTGGGCAGAGAATATATGTATCGAGGTATGAAGGAAGATTGCATCAAAACTTACAAAGAGTTCTTGACAATGCCTTGCTGGAATGTAGAGCGAGGATTTGCAATGCAAAACTTGGCATCAGTGGATGATGAAAACAAAGAGTTCTGGTTGAAGATGGCTACTATGGAAACTCCAAATCATAGAGAGCCATTGGTTGAGCTAGCTCGATATTATTATACAAAAGCCAATTGGGGTGAATGCTACAAACATGCTGTAAAAGCCCTAGAGATCACTCAACATCCAATGGACTACACTTGTAACGAAGACTCATGGAGTTGGTTACCACATGATCTTGCCAGCATAAGTGCTTGGAATTTGGGGTTAAGAACAGAAAGCTTAGATTACGCTTCCAAGGCGGTTGAACACAATTCAAATGATGGCAGACTAAAAAACAACCTTAAGATTATCCAAGATTGGTTTGACAGCAATGTGGAAAAATCAACAGAAACTGTTGTCTTAGTGCCCAACCTTCAAAATACAGACAATGATGTGGCAGTAGTCCTGAACGATAATGAGGCTACACTGGACTCAACTGAGGTCAATGAGTAGCGTTGGAATTCCGAGGAGGGCGCTTTTGTCGGTAGACAATGCGTCCTTTCGTCAAATCATATGCGCTTAGCTCTACGGTCACATGATCAAGATGATGGACATTGATGTTGTTGATTCTCAATTTGCCAGCCAAGTGAGCTAGTATTGTAAGTCCGTTTTCCAATTGTACTCTGAACAGACTGTTGGGACAAACTTCAATAACTGTGCCGTTGACTGTGATGTAATCTTCTTTGCTCATATAAGGTATTTAGGCAAGTCGTTATGTACCATCCTGATAGCCTTTTTCCTCAACACCATTAAGTGTAATATGAAAGCATTGACAGTTATTTTTGCATAGCTCCAGGGAGTCCAGTAGACTCATCTCAGAAGATGATTTAAGGCTTCAACCTATTATGAACAGCATCCACTACATAAGTTGGCGAACATGGCAAGAAGAGGAAGTTACTACTCCTTGGGTCTGGTATCCCTTACAACAGGGCCACATGTATAAAAAAAGAACATCCTGCAAGAGCTCATTGACTGTAACTGAGGAATTGGTAGCTGATGCGTTTCAAACCAAGAACCAATCACTGCTAGATGAAATCAACCAAAATTATATTCAAGATGTGGAGTTGGCTTCGTTTATTGTTGCCGAGTCAGAAAATCAAGCTGTGACTGAAATCTTGCAGTATTTTCCTGATGCGGAAATCACCCGTTGCCAGCAAATTGAACCTCAAACAAAACAACAGATACTAGAGCTGTTTGATCAAGCCATCAGAAAAAAAGAGCTGGGAAAATAATTCCCAGCTCAGGTAGTATCCAAGTTTTTTGTTTTTGAGGTTAAATCTTAACCTGTTTGGTGGCGCGGATAGCAGCCTCCTTGGTATGAGTAACAGCTACAGCCACCCACTGCTGGGGTACTGCAAGTCCGTTCTTCAGGTACCAATCACGGTCTGCTTCGGGGTGATCAATTTCTGCCCAGACAACAAAACGGTTATCAAAAGCACGCTGAGCGATATCAAAATTACGAGCCATTTTAGTCTTCTCCTATGCCGCAGCATTTTTTGGAGTTAACTTGTGAAAACCACTTTCACAAGATCGAGCACAACGCTCAATTCATTTATAGCGAAATATCTTCGCTACGTCAATACCATTTAAGTGCGCTAACCATCTGACCGCACACAACAGCAAAAGCCATGCTTACATTATGGCTTCGGATGACGCCGGTTTGAGGAATGCTCACAGCTTGGTCTACCATGTCAACATCCTTGAGAATGCTTTGTGGAATGCCGCTGTTCTCAGTGCCCATGATCAAGCACATGGTTCGACCAAGGCTGTTGGCATCTAGTAGGCTCTCATTCCAATCAAACTCATAAACATTGGTGCCTCCCTGCTCAACAAAAACAGGATAGAGCCTCTCCTGGTCCACATAACGCCAAAAGGCATCAGGATCGATAGTAACCCCATCCTCTAGGAGTCCTTGTACCCGGTCCACTTGGGTGTAATTTTGAGCTCCCACTAGGCCTCTGTTGTCAGTGCGTCGGCGACCAAACACATGCACCTTACGAGCCCCAAAAAGGTGACTGCTTCTGATAATGGTGCTAATGTTCAAGTCGCCCAGCACGTTGAGGCACAGAACTTCAAAATTTTTGAGGCTAGCTTGGGTTACATTCTTGAGCTCTTCAACTGTGAGAGTTTTTAGCTCATCATGCACGTTGAAGCCGTTGTTGCTCTCTGCAATAGCAGCATCACGCAGCAGTCGAACGTCAACCATCGTTTGTGCTCCATATCAAGGCAAAATGGGTAGCAGTTTCTTGACTGTCAAACCAAAAATGAGTGACATAACATCGCCAGGTATAGCGTGGCAGATTCTGCTGGCACCACTCTATTTGAGCATCCAACTGTTGTCGGTTACTCTGCACAGTGACAGGCTGGGGCAACAGCAGCTTTCTCTCACTTCACAAGTTCCACAAGGTCACTGTAGGCGCTGGCAATCTGACTGAAGCCCGCGTAGTGACCACGCTCATAGCTCTTCCAGTAGAGCAGCTCTGCTTTGGGATGACCCTTCATGCCATAATACTCTTCGAGATCATCTTGGAAAGGTGCAGCCAACTCGGCACATTGAGCTATGTATAGCTTATAAGCCACCTCGTGTTCGGGTAGAGCTACCTTCTCATAATGCGTGAGCGCATCAGCATATGCCTGAGCCTCTCCTGCACTGGGATTGGGACCCAGAGTAGGGCGTAGCGGGTGAACAGGACACGGGTCCTGATTATCATAAGCCCTAGCGGCAATTTTGTCCCACACTGTCATCTTCAGTTCCCATCTGCGAGAACGGCACCGATAACGATCAGTGCCACTAGAGCGGCAATTCCAAGCCCAATGAATAGGAAAAAGTAGCCTATGATATTAGCTACCATTCCTAGGCCATACACTGCGGCTATCACAGCCATAAGCAGAATAAACCACATTTTTTGCCGATCCTTTTTATCTGAGATCAACATAGCATCTGATATTTTATGATGCAATAGAAGATTTTCATATATTCATGTTCTGGGTGGTGTTGGAAGAGATCATACTCTCCCCAACGGCTAATTGGGGAGGTAAATTGTCTCAAGTGCCTGGTATGGCGCCGTATAGAGAGCATGATTTGGATGAATGTTTGGGAAAACCAAAAACTGGCGGTTGCTCGGTACCAGTATGCATTCACTACCTCGAACACAGGGTTCAGCAGCGGCAAACACAACCAAGGGCATCAGCTACCTTGAATTGCGTCCTGATCGATGAGAATGACCACCTCAGAGCGATCCTTTTTATGCGATGCATCACATCGCAAAGATAATTTTTCAACCTACTTTGTCACTTGGTTGTGTATTCCGGGTTCGCACTGGAGAGCATGTGTCAAGACAAACAGCGGTGCTTCCCGGTCCGGCGTATAGGGGCGCCGAGTTGTTTGCGTTCCTGATGGGTCACCATCCCTTCCGCCCGTGGACACATTACCACGATATCAAAACCTATAATAGTTCGTAGATTATAGGGGAGGTGACGCTAGTAACAACACTTAGAGGGGTGTTAACACTAAAAATTTTTGGAGGTTCCAATTTTCCACAACCAACTGCTCTCCCAGCTTGTGGACGCTGTAGGGCCCCGCTAATGCTTTTTCTAGAACTCTGCATTCGCTACTGCCTGATTCACTCAAATCCACCGGGCCTTGGGGCACAACATTTGTCAAGGTGTCTACCTGAAACGTTTTTCTGTATGCACGTTCAGAGAGAGTTAGTTGCCCATCTGCCCACGATACTTCTTTCAAGCTGCTATGTTTGAAGAACCTTTTGACATTTTGTTCGTCAGTGTTTTTGGTTTCACGTACATTGCAGTTTACAGTTTTTTTCAAATTTTTCTCAGTCAAGGGCACAATTTTGTCCTTGGGTAAGTTCACAGTAGTAAATTGCCAATCATCAATATTACATAGTTTTGTTATATCATTTAACAAGGAAATCAAAGCGTTAGGAAAGTCCAGTGTGCGATTGAGTTCAGCAAAGCATACGTAGTAACCGTCCTTTGTTGGGGCTGGACTTACATCAGTATCCAACACCATGTAAGGCGCTCTCTCAATAAAATTACTTAAATCGTGCGCAGCATCCGCTTCCAATGCATAAAATCCCACAACAACAGCTTCATCATCGCCAATTTTGGACTCATATTCATCCACAGTAACAAGCGGAAGTATCAACCCGTCCAAGTCACCTTTGCGCAGTCCTTCCTTCAGGTTCATGTATTCATCTCCAACCCAGGTGCCTGACCTTGCGCCATCTGGTCTTCAGCATTGTCCATGTCGGTGTCCTCTACCTCTTCATCGTAAATGTCTAGCATTTCAGGATCAAGAGTTTCAACAAAGCGGCGTGGTATTTTCATGTGAATAAGCCAAACCTTTTCTTTTTTCATTCGCGGCTTCTTGGTACCAGGTTCATAGTCATCAGGACTATGGATAGGCACAGGCACCGTTTGAAAAGTTTTTTCATATTGTATTTTGGTGCCATGTTGAGTAAGTCTCAACCCACCTTCAGGATCAGGCATGTGATGGTATGGGTATTTGAAGGTCACTTCAATCCAGTATTTTTTTACCAATGGGCCATTTACAAGCTCACCTTTGAACCAATTGTCAAATACATAGAGATTGTTGTTATCAAAGTAATCCTCAATATCCAGCATAACATCCAATAAGTCTTGTTTGGCTGTAAGCTTTTTGATTACTTCTTCAGCTTGATCTGAAAAATTTTCGAGAATTTTGTGAACCATAATACTAGAAGTGCCCAATTTTCCAGTATTTATGGTTCACAAAAGGTTGTTTAGTTTTCTCCGTACCAGTCCAGTATGGTATTGATTACTGGGTGGCGTTCAACATCTTGTTGTTGAAATTCAACAACAGCCACTCGTTTGTTTGGTTTGTATCGTTGTAAGAAATCTGTGAGACCATTTGATGTTCCCCTATCACTTTGTTTCGTATCTCCAGTCACAATCATCTTGCTGTTCTCACCAATTCGGGTCAGCGCAGAAACCATACTGAGTTTTGTAGTGTTCTGTGCCTCATCGAGGAGAATAATGCTGTTTTTCAATGTTCTGCCTCTTATGAAAGCCATAGGAAGCAGCTCTATCACATTGTTTTCCAGCATTGTAGCAATTTGTTTGGTTGAATAAAACTCTTCAAAAATCTCCAAGATTGGCCTAGTCCAAGGAGCCATTTTGGCAAAAATGTCACCAGGCAAAAAGCCAATGTCTTTGTCATCTAAACTGATATTTGGTCGGGTAATCACAATCTTGCTAACACTGCCATTTTTCAAGCATTGGATGGCATATAGTGTGCCAAGATATGATTTACCAGTACCTGCTGGACCAATGGCAAACACAATGTTTATGTTTGGGTCTTCCAGCTTTTCAATATAAGTTTCTTGACTGAGGTTTTTGGGAATCAACTCAACTTTTTGTTTGAGATGTTTAGTAAATTGCTCAAGTTCGATGATGTTGTTTCGAACATTTTTGTTGTCAAAAATGTTGCGATCTTCTCGAGGATTGGCTCTGTTAGAGCGTTTCAATCTTCTTTGCAAGTGGCGTTCCTCCAGTAGAGAGTTGGGCACCATGAGTATTTAAGCGTGACGCTTGATGACTGTTAAATCATGGATCAAAAACACAAATTGTGCCAACCCATAAATATGAAAAAACGCGATTAGTGTGGATATCCATGACCAGCAACATTAGACCAGACAGTATCAACACCAACTATCCTGTGGCCGGTTCTGACAATGAAAGTCAGGGTTTCAGAGACAATTTTGAGGCAATGAGAGTTCAACTTGCTGTTGCGGCTGCTGAAATCTCCAACCTACAAAATACCACAGTGAGGTTATCTGGACCTGTTCAAAGCAACAAGGTTGTTTTAACAAGCGATCCCAACGGCACCTTGGTTGTAACAAGATTCCAAAACAGCGATTTAGAAAACAGCATCCAATTCCCTGGGACTGGAGCTATCAGGGTTCCAGTGGGCTTGACGGCGCAACGGCCAGCAAGTAACCCACTTGCTCCCTCTACAGGTATGATCAGATTCAATACTGATTATAACAAGTTGGAATATTACAACGGCACAGCTTGGTACCTCTTGTCAGATGGTAGCCCTGGTCAAATTACACAAAATCAAGGTTTATTGAACGCAGTTGCCTTGGTTATCTACAATTTGCCATTTATTCGGGCGCAAGTTAATTCTTGGGTACAAGGCAATTATCCCCTGGGTTATTCTTTAACCCCCTCTCAACTGGAAAAATGCAGCAGAGACTTGACTACTATCCTGTTTGCTGTAATGAATGACACATTGCTGGGCTCTACTTATAACAGTGTTGCAGCTGGCAACGCTTACTGGAACGGTGTTACAAGTGTTTTAATTTATAATACACCTGCGCAGAAACAATTGACTGTTGATGCGTTAACTTATGCATTGAGTTTGGTTCAAAAAATCGTTGCTAATATCGCTATTGTACCAGATTATCCAGCTGTTGTACCACCCAGTCAAGTAATTATACCCAGCTTCAGTGGCGGCGTAGTAGCCTATGCTCCTATTGCCAGCAATATTGCGATTATCAATAATATTATCCTAACTGGACCCAGCACTGAATATGCCAACTTTGTTCCCACCTCGTTGGGAAATTTCAGCGCACAAACACTGGTATATTTGAACCTTGAATTCTTGAGTCAAGAAGTAGTTGGCTGGATCAACAACCAATTTCCAGCCCCTTACTTTTACGATCAAAACAAATGTGCTCGTGATGTGCAACTGATTGCCGCGTGTGTTATGAGCGATGTTTTGAGTGGCATCAATCTCAATAGCTACCTAGCTGGCAACAAATATTATGAGTCTGGGAAAACAGTAATACCTGGACAGGTAGAGGTTACTGTTGCGGCCTTGAACCATCTAAAAACCCTGATGAACGATGTGGTTACAAACACCTCAGTTGCACCTGTTTACAGTTTGGTGCCCCAAGTATTTGACATCGCCTACACTGATGGTGGACTTTGGACAAATGACATTGTTGCACGTATTGATCTTATCATCAACATTTTGGAGACAGGTCCACAACCCATTCCTGCACCGTCAGGCGGCCCTGCTGGTCCTGTTGGTGCAACCGGCCCAACCGGCCCCTTAGGAGGTCCCACCGGCCCAGCCGGACCAGGGGGCACACCTGGTGGACCCACACAAGCTGTTCAATTCAATAATGGGGGAACATTTGCTGGATCAGCAGATCTCAAATGGGACGGATCTAAACTCAACGCCAGTAAGCTGGCTGTAGACCAAGTTTTAATTGATAATGATGTAATCACCAACAGCTTGGCTACAGGTATTTTGAATTTGAATGCCAAAGGGCAAGTTACTAGCTTGAATATCAACAATCCTGGAAGCGGATACACACTTGTTCCAGCTATTACAATTGATCCACCACCACCTGGTGGCGTGCAAGCTGTTGCAGAAGCTGTTATGGGCGCTGTACCTATCGTTGTGCCCTGGGATCGTGGCGCTGGATATACGCCAGGCGACGCCTTGACAGTTCAAGGCGGAGTATTCTCTGCACCCACTTTGTTACAAGTGGAAACAGCTAGAATCAAGAGCATACTTGTTGATGCCAACAATGAAGGACGTGGGTATAAGCCCAATGATATTCTCACTGTCAGTGGTGGTGATGGACCAGCATCAGCTACTATTATTATCACTAGAGTCAAATTGATTGAACCACAAATAATTGCACAAGGTGTGGGATACATCACAGGTGAGGAAATCACTGTTTTTGGTGGTTCAGGCACACCTGCCACATCTATTATCTCAGCTGACCCCATTCAAATATCGGGGAAATATGATACAAACAATTTTGTTACAAATCCAGCAATCAAAACCTATACAGTTCCATTCACTATTGATCCATTGGATTATAGTGGCGTTACTGTTACGTTAAATGGCACGATTATCCTAGGGGCTGTATACAGCTTTGCGCCCAACGGCCTGCAAACAGATATCACATTCTTGCCAGCCTTTTCTCTGCAAGCTGGCGATGTAATTGGTGTATTTTACAATAGTTTCTCAGGTGACGGGGTTGAAACAAACTTTGATCTCAGCCGTGCAATTATACCAGCTGACTATTTTGATTTGTATGTGACTCTTGACAACGTGAAACAAACACTGGGTACAAACTACACAGTAAGTCAGCCCGCTAGTGTGACCAGGCTTACCTTTGTGAACCCTCCTAGTAATGGCTCAGTTATTTCTGTTATTTTGGGCGGACGTGTAACAGACATAACAATCAACAACTCAGGGTCTTATAGAGAACTGCCCAATATTGTGGCTAACCCCGCTGTTGGTGGCAGTGGCCGTGGCCTACTTACTGAATATCAAACAGCAGCCAAATACAGTGTTACTGAGAGCACTTGCCAACTCCAAAATCAAGGACCTTACTACACCCTGCCACCTTTGACCAATAACAAAGCCACTGGCGGCAGCGGTTACGGCGTTCAATTCAATATGGTGAGTGAGATCAACACTCTTATTATTACTGATCCTGGATACTATAGTTTCCTACCCACATTGCTGAACAACCCTGTAGTTGGTGGAACAGGAACTGGCGCTAGGGTAAATCTCAGCTACGGTCTGATTGCTGCCATAGTCAACAGCAGTGGTAGTGGATACACAAATACACCCAAAGCAATTGTGCAACCAAGCCCGTCTGGTAATACGGCTCGTGTAACACCTGTAATGACAGGCGCCAGAGTAAGTGTTGGTGATTTGGTAGTAACTGGCGTTAGCAAAGGTACTGCACCTGCTGTTACTAACGTAATTTGGGTAACAAAAGATGGTGATGACAACAATGATGGTTTGGCTGAAGACCGGGCAAAAAGAACCGTCAAAGCTGCTGCTGCAATCGCAAAACCATTTACAACAATTTTTGTCCGAAGCGGCAACTATTACGAAAACAACCCCATCTATTTGCCTGAGCGAGTGTCAGTTATTGGCGATAACTTGCGTAGAGTAAATCTCTTTTACAATAATCCTACAAAAGACTTCTTTTGGGTCAACAATGCCTGTTACATTGCAGGCGTGAGTTTCAGAGGTGGTAAGGCGCCAGGATTTGCTATCACCTATCCTCCTTTGGCAGGCGATCCCGATCTTCCTCCTGGTGTGCCTGGGGGAGCAGGAGTAATCAGCACAAGTCCTTATGTTCAAAACTGCACATGTTTTAACGAAACTGGCGGTGGGATGAAAGTGGATGGAAACCTTGCCAAAGGTTTGAAGAGTATGGTTTTGGATGGCTTCACTCAATATAACCAAGGCGGTCCTGGCATCTACATTACAAACCAAGGTTACGCACAGTTGGTGTCAATCTTCACTATCTGTACTACAATTGGCACATGGGTAGAAAATGGTGCAACATGCAGCATAAGCAACAGCAATACCAGCTTCGGAGATATTGGTATTTTGGCTGATGGCATAAGTCCCTATCTCTATGGCGGCAGAATCAAAGCTGGCACGGGACGATTCCGTGTTGATACTATTGACATCAAGAATATTATCCAACGTCCATTTGTGGGCCTTGTGGCTACTGTTGGTCCTGAGTTCAGCTATGTGAGCGAAATACAAGTAATTGATCAAGGACAGGGATATACTAGTACACCCCTAGTGCTGTTGGATCCACCAATTGGTTACGCAAGACAGCGTGCTGAATTTCAAGCAGTAGTAACAAGTGGAGCTATTACCGCGTTGAATAATATAGAAAAAGGATCTGGTTATACAGGCGGCGCATACGCAACAATTTACGATCCCAGTGGTACTGGAGCAATTATTGGTGCGGTGATTTACAGTTGCAGAAGCGATATAGCTAGCGGAGTGGCTATTTTGAATGGTGGTCGCGGTTATGCACTTAACGACACCATAACAATTAGTGGAGGAACTTTCCCAAATCTGCAAGTGAATACGCCAGTGTTGCTTCAAGTAGCTGCTGTAGGTTTGGGAGGTGCAGTAACATCAGTTTTTGTGATTGATGAAGGCGAATACACAGACCTCCCTATAGTTTCTGGTGCGGCTACCACTAGCAGCGGCATAGGAACTGGATTCAGTTGCAGTATCAATTTTGGCGTAAACAGTATAAATCTCGCCAGCAGTGGCACAGGTTACACAAGCCCCACTGTTACTATAAGTGGTGGCGGTGGCATCACAGCCAAAGGTCGTGCAGAGTATGACAACACAACTGGCACAATTCGTGAAGTCACACTCATAAGTCAGGGCGGTGGTTATATAGCTCAACCCATTGTCACTATTGAGGGTGGTGGAGGATCAGGTAATGGCGACACTGGTGCAACAGCTATTACTGAGGTAACAGCTGGTGTTGTCACAAATATACGGATTACAAATCCAGGATCAAACTTTGTAATTGACCCCACTGTGCGCTTCTCAGGAGGCGGGGGCGCTGGTGCCAAAGCTGGCCAAATTTGGTATCAAGCTGTTGGTGCTAGCGTAAACAGTGTCTTTACAACCTCAAACAACACCTATTTCAATGGTGGGCAAGGCTATCAAATAAATGACCTGCTCGAGGTGGTTGGAGGAGAAGGCACGGCGAGAACTCGTGTCCGAGTAGTTGCTGTCGCATCAAATGGATTTACGTCTGGTATTGTAACAAGAGTTGTTATTGACACAGCTGGCAAATATTCAAAGATGCCTACACTAAATGGCGTTGAAACTCAGTATGTTCTCAGTGGAAGTGGCACAGGATGCTTACTTGATCTCAGTATGGGCCTTGCAGCTATTGATCTAGCAAGCGGCGGTAACAGTTACAGTGCTGGTCCTCGAGTAAGATTCCAAGGTGGTGATGCTGAAAGCTTCAGCTTTTTGACTGCTAAGGCAGCAGTCAGTCCTATTGACACAGCAAATACATTGCTAGCTATCACATATGCTAGAGACTGGGCATATAATCTGATTGATAACAACCCAACCCCACCTGCCGGATATGTTGGCAGTCCTTATCAAGCTACTGAGCTGCCTGTTGTTGATCCAGCTTTGCCCAACGGATTGGATGCCACAACTGGGGTGACTGCGTTCTTTACAAATACAAGTCAAATAATAAATTACGGGACAAGCCTGAGTCCTTACGACAATGCCAGTAGCTTGCTGCTCCTGAACAAAGCCTTCTTACAAGCAGAGGTATTGGCTTATGTGAATTGGCAGTATCCAGGATTCTTCAACGCATTAGCTGGTGGTAATCCCACAGAGGCAGCTAGACTACAAGCACTATGCAGCAGAGATGTTGGATACATTGTTGATGCTCTCTCAATTGACTGTTCAACTGGCGGCTTTGTAAGAAGTATACGAGCAGGACAATCTTACTGGAATGGGATAGTCAGTAAGCTTCCAGGACAAGCTGCGGAAACTATTGATGCGATCAATTATATCTTGGCATGGGGGTTGAATCTTATCAACAATATATCAACTCCACCAGGTGCGTACCCAGGTGCACCTTTCCAAACAGCAGTGACCGCAAGTGTCAATCCAGTGCTTACAAATGGAGTGTATGCTGCCTCTAACTTAACAGCAGCAGTGAATGTTATCACCAACTTGATCTCCAACGGCCTGCCATTTACAGGATATAATAGTGCAAGTGCTCTTTTGAAAGCCAATTATGCATTCTTACAAGCTGAAGTAACAGCATATGCAAATACTTTGGTGTCTATGACTACAGATGAGAAAGCTAATTTTGCCAAACTCATTGGCCAAGTTATTGACAGCGTCAGTGGTGATATCATTGGGGCTGGGGGTACTCCTGCTATTGCTGAGGCTAAATTGTATCCAAAATACTACACTATAAGTAGTGCCACGCCGTTGGTAATAAATGGGGGCCCTGTAATACCAGCACCATTGGCAGCAAGCCTTAGTTTCAGAAGTGGCCAACGCTATTGGGATGGTGTAACCAGTTTGATACCTGGTCAATCAACACAAACTATTCAGGCCATAAATTTCGCCAAGAGTCTAAGTCAAAACATAGTTCAAAACACTGCTGTTGTTCCGCTGCAAGTTTCTGTAGCACAAGTTACAAATGGAAGTTTGAGTGGTGGAGCAGCTACTTTGAATGGCGTAACAGCATTTTTCGACCATATAACCACATTTATTAACGATGGCTTAAGTGTAGCCAATATAAGATATACCCATGCAGGACTGCTCCTACAGGCCAACAGAGCATTCCTCCAAGCTGAAATTGGTGCATGGGTAAGTATTACCTATCCTGGATTTTTATCACCCGCACAACTGACACTGTGTGAACGAGATGTGGGATTGATTGTAGATGGCATGACACTTGATGCAACAAAAGGTGGAGTAATTGAGGCCTTGCGTAGTGGTAGAAATTACTGGAACGGTGTAACCAGCTTGATTGGTGGGCAAGAAAGTCAAACCATCGCTGCTTTGACCCAACTACGCACGTTGGTTATGGACGTTATCACCAATAGTGCAATTATACCTATCCAGGGGGTTGTGCCACAAGTAGTCAACCCAGCATTAAATTATGGCAGTTATAGCTCACAAAACTTGGAAGCCTCTTTTGATGTATTGATCAGCACAATAAACCCCCTCTATGGTCCCAAAAATCTACGCTGGAATAATTCCAGTCAATTGTTACGATTGAACAAGCAATTTATTCAAGCAGAAGTAACGCAATATGTGTTGAATACTTTTGGTCCAGGGTTCTTAACAGCTGATCAACTGAGCTTGTGTACACGTGACACTGGATTTATTGTGGATGCAGTAGCAGCTGATTTAGTAGGAGCCGGTGGGTCACTGCTCAGCGATACTGTGGAAAACGAAACAACTGTCACACTTGAAGAAGTTACAGACTATGCACCTTTGGATGATGAAACTGTAAACTTTTATCAAGTAAGTGTTGCATCTGCATCCAGTCACACTTTTGAATATGTGGGCGCAGGAACAGATATCAACACCTGCTTGCCTCAGTTAGGTGGTGTACCTATACAGGAAAACGAAGTTGTAATGAGACGCGGTGGGAGAATTTACTACACTAGCACCGATCACAAAGGTGACTTCCGTATTGGCGAAGGATTAGTTATCAATCAGAATACTGGCACACTTAGTGGACGTGTGTTTGCCAAAAGCTTGTTTGGCCTTGTAACACCATTTATTTTGAGTATTGAGTCTAGTGGTTAAGACAAGGTAGTTGACATACCTATAAATACCCAGTCGTATAGCGTTATTTTGTGGAGGTTCCTATGGCTGTTTTGCCGCTGAATACTTTTAGAACTATTACAAGAAGAATCACAGCCGTAGGTCCTGCTTCTTTTGAGGAAATCTATACATGTCCTGTAGGTGTAACAGCAATTGTTCTTTTGGCCCAAATTTCCAATGTGGGTAATGTTACTGCAAAAGTAAGTTTTGCTCATGTGAAAGATATTACAGTTACTTTCTTGGTCCGTAATGCCAAAATTCCCATTGAGGACGCTTTGAGTGTTTTGACTGGCCGCCTCGTGCTTGAAGAAGGACACAGAGTGAGAGTTTTCACAGATGCTGCTGGGGCCAATAATTTAGATGTAGTCCTAAGTATTGTGGAAAGCGCCAACACATAATGAATTTTTCCAGGACTAGATACCAAAAGTCAAAATACCATCTTGCACCTAAATATCCCACTATTGGCACGGTTGTAGAGATAAAGAATGACTAAACTTATAAGTGGGCGAGTCGTTGTAAAAACCCCTCTTGAGGTAGCGAGTGATCTTTCACGGTATGAATTTCTCGGACTGGCTCAAGCTGAGCCCAATCTAGGTATTCCACCTCCTGACGCTGGACAACCAGGGAAAGACTACTTTTTATTCAGCTATCCAGACGGCACTAGAGAATGGAGACTGCCTACCGGGACTACAGGGCCAACAGGCCCTACTGGACCTACTGGTCCCACTGGTCCCACCGGTCCTACTGGACCGACCGGCCCTACGGGCCCTACGGGTCCTACTGGTCCAACAGGCCCCACTGGTCCAACAGGCCCCACTGGGCCAACTGGTCCTACTGGCCCCACTGGGCCAACTGGTCCTACTGGCCCCACTGGGCCAACTGGTCCCACCGGCCCTACGGGTCCTACTGGTCCAACAGGCCCCACTGGTCCAACCGGGCCTACAGGTCCAACTGGGCCCACCGGCCCTACGGGTCCAACTGGACCAACTGGCCCAACTGGTCCCACTGGCCCTACTGGTCCAACAGGCCCCACTGGTCCAACAGGCCCCACTGGGCCGACAGGGCCAACAGGCCCCACTGGTCCCACCGGTCCCACCGGCCCTACGGGTCCTACTGGTCCAACAGGCCCCACTGGTCCAACCGGGCCTACAGGTCCAACTGGGCCTACAGGTCCAACTGGACCAACTGGGCCCACAGGTCCAACTGGAAGTTTTGGTCCAACTGGCCCAACTGGACCAACTGGTCCTACTGGGCCTACAGGGCCTACAGGTCCAACGGGAGGAATTGGACCAACAGGTATAGGAGCTACAGGACCAACTGGTCCACTTGGGGGTCCACCTGGCCCCGTAGGTGATACAGGACCAACTGGTCCACTTGGGGGTCCACCTGGCCCCGTAGGTGATACAGGACCAACTGGTCCTATATCGACTGGTCCTACAGGTGAGACTGGTCCTACAGGCCCAACTGGTGAACAAGGACCAACTGGAGATACTGGTCCTACTGGAGATACTGGTCCTACTGGAGATACTGGTCCTACTGGAGATACTGGTCCTACTGGAGATACTGG